GACGTCACCACCGAACTGGTCAACATGACCGTGAGCATCGTGGACGGCTGGTACGCCGACACCCGCATTGACTGGGAGGACGTCTACGACCGGCTGGAGCGCGGCGCCGGACTCGACGACGGCCGCCGCATCGACCTCGGCGAGGACCTCGGCTCGCCCGCCCTCGAAGCCCTCAAGCGCCGCGTGCGCGCCGCCCGCCGCGACCACGGCTGATCCCTAGGAGCGCACCACATGACCTTGTCCACCGCCTACCTCGCCAGCCAGCCCGCCCGGGGCCCGGGACTCGACCAGGCCACCGCCCGCCGCCGCGCCCGGGAACTGGCTGGCATCGCCGCCGCCGCGCACAAGGACAGCAACGGCCGCTGGAACACCGACGGATGGCCGACCGACCAGACCGCGTGGATCGTCACCAGCCTCGCCGGGCGCATCATCCTCGACGACGGTTCGACGCCCGCCGCCGCCGTGCCCGGCTCGTACGTCGCATGGGCCGAGGGTCCGCAGGAACGGACCGAACACGGCTACCTGGCCGCCGAACACGACGGGCAGGCTCTCGTCCTCGGCCTGGACGGCACGTACCGCCAGATGCCCGCCGACATCCCCGAGCCGGAACCCGATCCCGACCGGCCCGGCCACTCCCCGCACCCTTAGCCTGGACCCGGCCGCGCCCCGCCCGCCGATGCCGGGGCGCGGCCCCTCGACCCGCCACGAGGAGACACCGATGCCCGACCGCCCTGAACAGCACCTCGCCGACCCCGGCCCGGACGCCTCCGTCCGCATCCTCACCGACGACGGATGGACCACCGTGCCCCCGACCACGCCTACCGCCACCGTGAAGCTCCCCGGGAGCTTCGTTGACTGGCTCACCACCACGCTCGCCGACCTCGGCCCGGCCCCGTCCCTGGACGACGTCCGTGCCGCCCTGCACCGCGCCCGGCGCACCGAACGCCGGATCGGCTACTTCCTCACCCTCGACGCCACCGCGCCCGTGCTGGAGATGCTCACCTCCCTCGCCGCCGACTGCATCAACCTCGGCCGCCCCGTCACCGGCCACAACACCCGCGAGGCCGCCCACCGCGCGCGGCTGCGCCTCATCACCGCCCGCGCCGCCCTCCACGCCCAGGAGCAGCAGTGAGCCACACCATCACCCCCGGACAGACCTACCGCGCGTGCGCCCCGTACCCGTACGGCCCGACCCGCATCCGTATCACCGCGTACGAGCCGGGTGCGGCGACCGCCGACGCCGCCGACCGCGACAGCGGCGCCCCGTGCGTCGTCCTCGCCGCCGATCTCCACGCCAGCCCCGCCCACGACGACGGCACGCCCCGCACCGAGGGCTACGCCCTCACCCGCACCCTGATCGCCCTCGCCGCACCCCAGGAGCGCCCGTGACCGACGACGACGAGACCGTCAACGAACAGGCCGTCGTCGCGTACCTGGCCCGCCTGCCCGACGACCCGGCCGCGCTCGCCGCGAAGGCCGCCGAGCAGGAAGCGCGCCTTGCCTACTGGCTGGCCCAGGCCCGCACCTACAGCTACCGCATGGACCGCTGTACCACCATCGAGGCCCGGCGCCGCAACGCCCGCCGCGCCGGGGTCAGTCTTCAGCACGCCCAGACCGCCCGCGAGTGGCTCGAAGCCATCCGCCGCAGGACCGAGGAGCGCTCCTGATGAGCCGACCGCCAAGCGCCGCCGCCCTGCACCGCCTCGCCAAGGGAGCGAGGGCGCTGGGGAGCACTGCTGCGCCCGAGCGGTACCGGCAGGCGACCGGACGGCTTCCTGATGCTGATGCGATCATCCGGTGCAGCCGCGAGGAGCAGCTTTCCGTCTCGGTTCTCGCCCGCGTGTATGAGACCAGCGTGCACGCGGTGTATGCCGTGCTCGATGCGGCCGGGCGGTCTCGCGAGGAGCTGTGGCGGCGCCCGGTTCAGGAGAGCGGGAGGCGCCCTGCCCCGCCTACTCTGCCCGAGTGGCCGGACGCCGTCCGGGACTACGAGGCGGGGGACTCTCCTGGCGTCATCGCTGCCCGCTACGGAATGACCACCCACGCCGTCAACAACTCCGTCAAGGATGCCGTTGGAGGCGCGTGGCGCGAGGCCGCCGAAGCGCGTGCACTGACCACAGAGCAGAACCGCGAGGCCACCGAGGTCCGCTACCGGGCGCGCACCGGCGCTCTGGACGCCGCCGCCGCCGACCTCGGCGTCTCCACCGACCAGCTGCGTGCCGTCCTCGACGCGCACGGTCTACTCCTGCATGACCTGCCCACCACCGAGGAGCAACCGTGAGCACTATCCCCGTCCGCGTGCCCGCCGACACCATGCCGACTGTCCTGGACGCGCCCCGCGTTCTGCCCGAGGGCCATCCCGGGCGCGGTCTGTCCTGCGCCGCGTGCGTCCTGCCGATCCTCGGCCGGGCCATGGTCACCGTGTACGTGGGCACCGACCCCGACCAGCGCCGCCCCGGCGGGGCCATGCGCGGCACCGGGGTCCCCGTGCACGCCGACTGTGCCGGGGTGACCGCCGAGACCGCTTGCGAGCACGTGTGGGTGACCGCCCTCGACGGCGACAACGAAAACGAACCGGCCCGCGACGCCGACGGCCGTACCTGGGTGCACTGCGGGGTGTGCGGTACGCCCCGGGGCGCCTCGCCCCGCCTGGTGACTCTCAGTACGCCGTGCGCCCGGCCCGACTGCCACCACCCCTACAACTGGCACGTCCCCGGCCCGCGCTGCACCGCCGGGCCGGACAGCGCGCCGTGCCCCTGCGCCGCTTTCCAGGCTCCCGCCGACATTCCCGCAACACCCGAGGAGCACTGACGTCATGCCTGTCGACGGGCCGGTGGAGGAGTTGCAGGCGGCGGCTGGTCGGCTGCTGGAGCGGGGGGCGCCGCTGGAGGAGGTGGAGGCGTTCGCCGCTCTGGTGCGGGCGTTCCCGGCCGGGCCGCTGCCGCTGGTCGCCGATCAGCCTGCGGCCCGGGAGCGGGTGTCGTGTGACCGGTGCGGCGGGGGTGAGCTGTTTGACCTGCTGGGGCACGATGCGATGGGGCACCGGGTGGCGAACCGCCTTGCGCAGCAGAGGGTTTCGACGCTGGCCGAGCTGACGTCGCGGTCGGCGGAGTGGCTGCTGGACGAGGCCCGGGTGGGGGCGAAGGGGTTCCAGCGGGTGCGGCTGAAGGTGGGTTTCCAGGCGTGGGACGTGATGGTCGGGAGGAACGCCGCGACCGGGTAGACACGCATATCGATGTGCATTAGTGTGAGGGTCCTCGCGCTGCTCCGGCCGCCACGGAGAGCGGGGACCCTTTCTTTCCGCCTCGACCCGCCACGAGGAGAACAAGTCCATGATCCGTCGTACTTTCGGGTGGATACTGCTCGCCCTGCCGCTCGCGACCCCTCTCGTCTGGTTCGTGCTGGACCGGACGCTGCCAGACACCGTGCAGGCCCGCGCGCTGTGTGACCAGCTCACCTTCGCGTACTTCCTCGGCTGCTTCGTCGTCATCCGGCTGGCCATGAGCTTCGTCCCGGTCCGGCGCTCGCAGGACGGGACTGGCCGGTGAACACTCCGATCACCATGCAGGAGGCCCGGGAGCTGGGCGCGCCGGAGTGCTTCTCCGAGGAGTTCGCGTTCCTGGAGCGCACCGGGGGGCTGCCGCCGTACGCGGGGCCGGTCGAGCCGGACTGGGGCAGCGACGCCTCCTACCTGTACGACGACGAGCCGACCGAGCCGCCCGGCTGGTCGGAGGAGCCCGACCCCGAGTGGGTGCGTGAGCCGGAGCCGGAGCCGTGCCAGGGTCCGGCGCGGACCTTCGAGTTCCTCGGCATGCCCGAGCGCTGGCGCGCGCACGAGGGCGGCTGCTGGGACCTGCACGTCCCGTCCGAGTCCTGCCCGCCGCCGTTCTGATCTTCCTGAACATCTCGTCCGCCCCTGCCTGTTGTACGGGGCCCCGGGGTCGAACCGGGGGCGGACACCATGCGCACACCGCTACTGTGCGCAGTCGTCACACCACATCCCAGGGGGGATCCGACCGTGAAGGTCACCAGACTCAGCCGTCTCCTGTTCCCGGCCGCCGCCGTCGGCGCGCTGCTGCTCGCCACGGCGTGCGACAACGTCACCAAGCCGTCGTCGCAGGGCGCGGCCGTGATGTGCGAGGAGTTCATCAAGAAGGGCGACTACCTGAAGTCGCCCGGCTCGGCGAAGTTCTCCGGTGTCTCGGACACGACGATCAAGACGCTGCGGGCGAAGAAGCCGTGGAAGTACCGGGTCTCGGGCTGGGTCGACAGCCAGAACTCCTTCGGTGCGCTGGTCCGCAACAAGTACGTGTGCGAGATCAGCACGAAGGACGCCGACACCTGGCACCTCGACGTCCTGGACCTCGGCAAGTAGTCCCTGTCATCTCTCATCAGCTTCATCAACACCGTCAAGGACGATTATGAGCAGCATGTACACCCCGCCGCCCGCCGACAAGCCGAAGAAGCCGGTCTACCGGAGGAAGGGCTTCTGGATCGGCATCGGCGCCCTCCTCGTGGTCGGCTCGGTCGCGAACGCCGTCAACGGCGGCGACAGCAGCACCGACGCGAAGCCGGAGCCCGCCGTCACCGTCACCAAGACGGCCACCCCGGCCGCGCCCGCGACGCCCGCCAAGGAGGAGGAGCCCGCCACTCCGGCCGCCGAGGAGACGGTCGAGGAGGAGACGGCCCCGGCCGCCGAGCCGGAGCCGGTGCCGGACGTCGTCGGCATGAACCACGCCGACGCGATGACCGTCCTGCACACGGCCGGATTCCTGGTCGACGAGGAGTCCGTCAGCCCCGGCCACACCTTCATCCTCAACAACAGCAACTGGAAGGTGTGCAGCCAGGACCCGCAGCCCGGCGCCACGGACGTTCTGCGCGTCACGATCAACTCCGTGAAGCTCGACGAGTCCTGCTGACGCGTTCCTGAACTGGCGGCGGCGCCTGTGGGCCGCTCGGCGCCGCCGCCCTCCTTCCTGATCCCGCCAAGGAGAACCATGACCAGCGAGAACGAGTACGCCATCACCGTCACCCGGGCCGACGAGTCCGTCACCCGAATCGGGCCGATCCCCTACCTGCACGTCGCCGAGGCCATGCACCGGTACTTCACCGGCGAGGCCCGCACGCACACGGCCGGGGCCGCCGAGGCCCACGTGGAGATCGCCGCCTACGACCCGGACGCCGAGCACCTGCCGCTCGTCTCCTGCAGCACCGACGCCGTGCTCGTCGCGATGGAGGACCCGGAGCAGAACCCCGACGGCCCGTTCCCGGACCTGTGGTCCCGCTTCCGCGCCCAGCACGGGTACGAGGAAGCCGAGAAGGTGTGGAGCACCGCCGTCGCGCTCATCGACCAACCCGCCGACGAGGACGACGGCATGGTCACCGTCCGCGTGCCGCGCGAGACCGCCGAGGTCCTCGCGGGCATCATCGACGGCCACCTGGAGGAGTACCCCTGCCCCGTCGAGGACATGTGGGGCGTGATCGAGGCCGTCCGGCAGATGGACGCCGAGCGCGGCGCGGAAATGTACCGGGAGCACCGGTACCGGGTCAACGGCGGCACGGTGTACGACGTCGTCGACAGGGTCGAGGTGGAGACCGAGTTCGCCGACAGCGACACCGCCCGCGCCTGGGTGAACAAGCACGGCAAGTCCGCCCCCGGGGAGAAGTGATCATGGGCTGGAGCACGTTTCCCTCTGTCAAGGTCGGCGACCCGCTGATCCTGGTCAGGTCGAGCCGTTACCGGGCCGACGAGCGCGTCACTGTCTCCCGGGTCGGCCGGACGTGGCTGTACGTCAAGAACGACCAGGGCACCGAGAAGAACGCCCGGTTCTCCAAGACGACCGGCCTGGAGGACACCGGCACCGGGGCCAAGGACGCGTTGCAGACCCAGGAGCAGTACGACGAGGCGGCGCAGCGCAGGACGCTGTTCCGCGATCTGCGCGAGGCCGGAATCGAGATCAACAAGTGGTCGGTGCAGGACGACCTGACGACCGAGCAGCTTCGCCAGCTCCTGGCCGTCGTGAAGCCGGAGGGATCGTGAAGACCTCCGAGAAGCTCCTGGAGCGCCTGCGCAGTGAGCTGGACCTGGACATCCCGGAGGGTGCCCGGCTGGAGCGGTCGGCGGGCTCGTACCGGGGCGACAACCGGACGCAGGGCGCGTGGGTGTGGCACGTCGTCTGCGAGGACGGCATCCCTCTGCGTCAGGACTCCGAGGGGCGGCCGTTGGCGATCGGCTCGCAGTGGACCATGAGCGAGCTGGTGGGGGTGCCGCTGGCCGCGCACCCTGATCTGTACGGCGACATCGTCATCGACCCCGCCGATGAGGCTTATGAGGCGATGCACCGTGGCTGAGATCAGGCTGGACGGGCTCCTGAGGGCCATCCTCGACACGGCCGAGAAGAACCGGCGCCGCAACTCCCCGGAGGCGAAGGCGGCCCGCTCCGCCCGGTCGGCGAAGGCGGCCGAGACGCGCAGGGTCCGGCTGGAGGAGCTGCGGAAGGCCGAGGAGTGGATCGAGGCCCGCATTCCCGACGGGCCGGTCTGCAACGCCATGAGCATCGTCATGGACGCGCAGGAGGTCTTCTGCGTTCGCCCTCCGCACCGGAGCGGCAGCCACGAGGATGTGGACGGAACCACCTGGGACGTACTGGAAGAGGAGTTCGAGGACATGCTGAACGTGACCATCGCTGATCTGAGGAAGCTGCTGGACGGTCCGAGTGACAGTCCGGTGCTGTACGTCTCCCGGGACGAGGACACCGGGGAGCCGGTCCGCCTCGACGTGTGGGACGACGCCTACGTGCTGTACGCCGACGTCGTCGCGCGCAAGCACGAGCTGGTCGACGCGCTCGGCGGGCCGGACCACCCGGACGGGATCACCGACGGCGCTCTGAAGAACCTGCTGCCCCTCTACCAGGGGACCGTGGACGGCATCGTGGGCGGGGAGAAGTGATCATGAGCGTTGCCGACACGTCGCTCTCACCCGAGCGTGAGGCGTACATCAAGCAGACCGCCAACGAGAACGCCACGGTGCCCGCCACCTTCGTCAGCGAGCTGCTGTGGGAGATCGAGCGGCTGCGCGTCAACGGCGGCGAGAAGCGCCGCCTGCTGGCCTGCGGCCTGTGCTTCGAGGAGCACGGCGAGGAGGTCCACCCGCACCCCGAGTGCGGGTGGGGCCGGTACCCCGAGCACGACAAGCTGACTCTGGTCAAGGACAAGTCGCAGGCCGTGTTCGACTTCCTGGAGTCCGTCGGCGAGAAGGGCATCGCCCTCGGCAGGACCGTGGTGACGCGCGTGGCCGTGTTCGAGGGGACAGAGGAGTGCACGGCCGTCGAGCCGGTTGAGGAGAGGCGCCTTCAGGAGCTGCTGGCCGGGCACTTCGGGGTCGACCTGGCCAGGCTCGACGAGGAGAAGCAGCAGATGCTCGACGACCTGGTCGCCATGAACGCCCCGAAGGGGGGCTGAGGCGTGGGTTCCCTGCTCTCCCGTCTGTTCCGGCGCGGTCCCCGGCCGTCGCCCGCGCCGGATCTGGCCACGCCGGAGCAGCTGGTCCAGCGCCGACGGGTGGTGGTCTTCCTGCGGAAGAACGGGCGCAGCACGCTGGAGCAGATCAGCGCAGGTACCGGCATCGCCGTCGAGCGCATGCCGAACGTGCTGGCGTTCATGATGATCGACGGCTACGTGGACCTGGTGGTGCGCTCCCGGGGAGCTGGTGGTCAGGACCTGTACGAAGCCACGGCAAAGGAGCTGTGATCATGGCCGAGTCGATTCACCCGCTGCCGGTGGGGGCGAAGGTCTTCCACGCGGGCCAGATGTGGGCGCACAACCTGGTGGGCGGGACGGCGGTGATCGTCGAGGTGGCGGGTCCGTACCGGGACGGGTCGTACGAGTACGTGGTGGACGTCTGCCGGGAGTTCTCCCGGCGGCCGGGGCCGGACAACCCGATGGACCAGCGGTCGCAGTGGGCGTCGTACATGACGCGGCCCGCGCGCGAGCGGTCGCGGATCGAGGACCTCCTGGACCGCTCGCTGCTGATCAGGGACCGGGTGATCCCCACGGACATCGTCGACCGTGACCGGCCCGGGTACGGGGAGGTGCCTGGTGCCTGAGCGGCTGCCGGAGCACGCGGAGCTGTACTTCGTGGAGACGGTCTACTCGGGCACCGTGCACATCGAGGTGCGGGTGCCGGTGTGGTGGCGGGCGACCAGCGAGCCTACTGAGACGATCAAGATGGGTGATGGCACTGGTCGTGCGCTGAAGGCGCTGCTGGAAACGCCGACCGTGGTGCAGTGCGGCCGGGAGACATATCCACACGCGGAGACAAAGCACCAGTTCACCACTCGGTTCCATGACGGCCAGCTGTGTGGGCGCTGCTATCGGACGCTGCACTCGGAGGACCAGGCGCGGGCGTTCGAGCATGAGCAGCCGGGCGATGAGGACGCCGAGTTCGACGAGCTGCTGGAGGTGAGCAGCGTGGGTGCGGCGCAGGTGGAGGCCGCGCGGGAGGAGGTTCCTCCGGAGGTGCAGGAGGAGCTGCGGACGGCGGCGCGGAAGGCGTCGCTGCGGGTCCGGGGGGCGGAGGCGTTCTTGGGGTTCATGGCGGAGCGGGATCCGGCGGAGCTGGAGCGGCTGCGTCAGGACGCCTGGGCTAGCACAAAGAGAAAGTAAAAAAGCATTGAAATGCTGAACGCCTCCTAGGTTTCTGGCATGATTCGAGCACGGCCGCACCCGACCGCCACGGGTCCGCGTCCGTGCTCGTTCTTTCTTCTGACCGCCACGGGAGGACGCCATGCCGGAGATGACCGCGCACGACCTGAAGCTCGTCACGCTGGGCGGCACGATCCGCCTGACCGCCCGGCGCAGCGACGGCTGCACCGTCGAGATCTCCCTGACCGAGGGGGCCGGGCGGGGCAGCGCGACCCGGGCCGTCACCGACGCCGACGGCCGCCTCATCTCCGCCTCCGTTCGCTCCTGGCCGCTGGCCGGACCCGAGCCGGAGGCGGTCGCGCGTACGCGGACGGCACTCGACATCGCCCGAAAGGGCCTCGCCGAGGCCTCCGCACGCTAGCCTCAGAACGTTCCGCCAGTTCCGCCTCGCCGCCAAGGAGGCAGCCTCATGGCCACTCGCCCCGCGCCCCCGTCCATGCCCGCTCCGATCCGCCAGATGCTGATTCACGCCGACCCGGTCTCCGGGCGGGTCATCGGCGCGAGCGCCCAGTTCCCGCTGATGATGACCAGGCGGTACGTGACCCAGAGGGGCTCCGGCTACTACCTCACCCGCCACGGCCGCCGGGTGCGCGACCAAGTGATCGCCACGCGCCGGGAGGTCACCGTCGAGGGCCTGCCGTTCCGGGTGATCGACCACATCACTGAGCTGTACCTGTCCGGCAAGAGCATCCAGGAGATCACCCAGCGCACCAGAGCCTCGGAGAAGGCCGTCTTGGCCGCGCTGGAGTTCCGCAAGGTGCTCGCATGAACATCCGGATCGACCTCGACGCCGCCGCGTTCAACGCCCGGTGGACCGACGAGGAGCCGGACGGCGAGTTCGTCTTCGCCACCCTGAAGGAGGCCAAGGCCCGCGCGCTGAACGGGGCCACCGCCGAACGGGACGCCTGGGCCTCCTGCGTCCGCGACATCCGCTCCTTCACCCTGGATGAGGTCTCCCCCGCCTGGGACTGACCCTGTCCGGCCGGACCGCCAACCGGCCGCCACCACATCCACCACCTCGACCGCCACGAGGAGAACACCCATGTCCACGTACGCCCTCGCGAAGGCCTCCGCCTACCTCCGCGTCAACCACCGCACCAAGCACGCCGAGGTCGTCCACGGCGCCCAGGTGAACTTCGTACTCACCGAGGTCTACGAGGACCAGCAGGTGCGTCAGCAGCCCGGCGGCGGGTTCGTCGTCACGGCCGACGACTGGACCGTCATCCAGTACACGCCGCTGGCCCCGACCCAGGACCTGCGGCAGCTGGCCGACTCGTACAAGCACTGGACGGCGCCGGGCAACGGCCAGAAGTTCCACGAGCAGCCGCCCATGGAGGGCAAGGCGCTGCAGGTCCTGCTCCGGCGCCAGCCCGGGACGTTCCACGTCACGCGGCTCGGCGAGATCGCCCACCTGTACGGCGGGCGGATCCGCAACCAGTACAAGCCGCTGACGGCCGCCGACATGGCGAAGGCCGCCTGAGAGGATGGGCGGCATGGCGAAGGACGTGTCTCCCCAGGAGGAGACGACAGGGAAGCTGTCGGCGGCGTACTACGTGTCGGTGTCGGTCGATGAGAAGGGGCAGATCCCCGGGACGGCCGCCGCGCTGGAGCCGTCGCTGCGCCGGGCTGTCAGAGAGTCGTATCCGGGCGAGGCCGGGTGTGCGGTGCTGCAGGCAGTGATCAACGAGCCGCCGCCCGCTGGCTCGGGTTACATGGGATGGAACGTGGGCGTGACAGCGGTCATCGACCTGACGGCGTGGCGGCGGGATGTGGGCCCCACGAACGGACAGCATGCGGCGGCAACGGTGCGGGACCTGCTGGCCGACGCGGACGTGGCAGCAAGCGGGGCGCGGATCGACGCCGTCGAGTTGCAGCTGCTGATGCACGCGCCGTTGTAGTCCGTACCGTTGGAGCCCCGCCCTGCCGTTTCCGGGGGCGGGGCTTCGCCATGTCGGTCTCTGGCCAGCGGATGACACGCCGTGTCAGTTTTTTGCATATGCCTCATCCACCTGTTCGGCGCGTGTAGAGTGTGGCGAACAGATCCCGCCAAGTCTGTGCATCTGCTCGTCAGTTCGCCTGTCTCCACCCGCCAGGAGATCCACCATGTCTGGACCACGCCCTGCTTCCGAGCGCGCCTCCGTATCCGGGGTCGACATCAGTGCGTGCACCATGCTGCCCGACCAGGCGGCGGAGTGGCTGGGGTGGAGCACCGAGAAGATGGACGACCTGGTCGAGAAGTCCCGGAAGAACGCCGCGCGGGGCATCGTCGGCCCGCTGGAGCTGATTCCCGGGACGCCGAGCATCACCCTGACGTCGCTCTTCGCTTACCGCCGCCGCCTGACGGCCTCCACCCTCTGACTGAACGAAAGGGGGGCAACCCGCCATGCCCCACCCGGACATTCACGCAGTCCGCGACAACGTCGGCCTCCGCGACATGGAGGCCCACCGGTTCGTGGCCTGCCTGGCCCTGGACGACTTCTCCAGCCGTCGTCACACCCGCCTGCAGTGGACCCACCAGAAGGTGGCCCGGACGCTCGGCGTGGTGCCCGCCTTCACGACGCTGGTGACGAACTACCTCGACTACCGCCGTTCCCAGCGGACCATCGGCCTGACCGACCGTGGCATCCGCGTCTGGGGTGCGCAGGGCGCCCAGCTGTTCCTGTTCGAGGACAACACGCCGCTGGACCTGCTGAACCTGAACACCAGCGGGGACCGCACCGAGCAGATGGGCGCCGTCCTGCGCGAGGCCCTCCACCGCAAGATCCGCGTCGACCCGGACACCGCCGCCTCGGCCGAGAAGCTCCTGAGCCGGGCGTGCGGCATGACCTGGGAGACCGTCGTCAACACCTACCAGCGGCAGCTGCGCGCGCAGGCCCCCACCGCCGTGACCGAGGAGAAGGCAGCATGAGCAGCAAGAATGTGGGCCACGTGTCGCTCGTCTACTACCCGCACGGGCAGTTCTTCCCGCAGGAGCGGGTGTTCGACGCGATGACCGACGACGATCTGGCGTTCCTCGTCGCCGGGCTGTACGCCCGCCGGATGCGCACCTCGCAGCGTCACATGGACCTGCAGCAGCTGAAGAAGACCCGCCAGGGGCAGATCGCCTGGTACGCGGACCGGATGATCGAGGCCCTGTACGACGGGCTCGGCGGCTGGCGGCGGCTGCTGCCGATGCGGGTCCGGGTACGGATCGTTCAGGCGCAGATGGACTACCTGCGCGACCTCACGGTCGTGTGGACCGACGAGCTGGTCGCCCTGCACGCCGAGGCCACTCGCGCCGGTGGAGGCGTTCCGCTGGTTTCGCGGCGGATCAGCTCGGCGCCGGAGAACGGGCCCCGGGTCCGCTGCGGCGGCACTCCCACCTCGACGTGCACGGCGGACATGCTCCTCGGCGAACCGCTGCCCGAGGGCTGGACCATGGGGGTCGAGGACGTCCCGCACTGCCCCGAGCACCCGGTCGTCGCGCTGGTGAAGGAGACCGTGGCATGACGCGGTTCCTGATAGGTCTCGTCGCCGGTGCCGCCTGCGGCGGCATCGCCTACGCCGCCTCGGACAACACCCTGCTGGCCGTCATCGTCGGGGCCGGGGTGGCGCTCGCGGTGTGGGCCCGGCTCTTCGACCTGATCGCGGACGGCATCGGCGCGGCCATGATCTGGGCGATGAACGGCGGGGAGTCCGACTGATGTGGCGCACCGCAGGGGGCGCGGCGGCCGGAGTCGCCGCTGGCGCCGCCACCGACTGGTACACCGGCTTCCTCGACAAGGGGATCTTCGTCGGAGGGTTCGTCGCCGTCACGGTGTGGTTCTGGCCATGGGGGCTGCCCGCGCGCCTGGCCCAGACAGGAGGGCGTCGTGGCTGACGAGTTGACGGCGGTGTTCTTCTCGCAGGGCGGCCGGAAGTACCACAGGACGCAGGACTGCCACGCGCTGGAGTCGGCGCAGGTCCTGTGGGACGGCGACAGCCCCGACGACTACCCGCTCGGCGCCCCGTGGTTCGGCGGGTACGCCGTCCGGCGGGCGCCCGAGCACTACGCGTACTACCTGTCCGGGAAGCGGCCGTGCCTGGTGTGCCTGCCCGGCCGGGGCGTGCCGTTCGCGTCGGCCGCCGACTTCGGACACCGGCCGGTGTCCGGGTTCATCGACGGCCGGGCGATCGGCCTGATCTGCAGGCGGTGCCGGATCGTGCACCGCAACACCACGATCGTCCTCGACGGCGACCTGTGGACGATGGGGAGCGTCAGCACGGTGAGATGGCCGTGCGTGTCCGCGATCGTCCTCGGCGTCGCGGACCAGGAGGCGTCCTCGCTTCCCCGGCCGCTGCCGAGGGCGGCGTAGGACCGGGTGGCTGTCCGATGGCTGATCGGCGGGCCTATGGGGTGGAGAAAGGAGCCCACCACATGCTCGCCGACTGGCAGATCACGGAACGCATCACCCAAGGGGACCTGGACATCTCCCCGTTCGACCCGGAGCGGGTCCAGCCCGCTTCGGTCGACCTGCTGCTCGACCAGTACGTACGCACCCTCGCCGGACCGAAGCGGGCCGAGATCGACGTCGCGGACGTTCAGCCCCGGCACACGACGCTCGGCCAGATCGGCGAGGACGGCTGGCTGCTGGAGCCGGGGGACTTCCTCCTGGCCTGCACCGTCGAGCGCGTGACCCTGCCGCCGGACCTGGCGGCCCGGGTCGAAGGCAAGAGTTCCCTGGGCCGCCTGGGGCTCACCGTCCACGTGACGGCGGGCTTCATCGACCCGGGGTTCACCGGACAGATCACGCTGGAGATCGCCAATCTCTCGGGCAAGCCGCTCCGGCTGCGGAAGCTGATGCCGATCGCCCAGCTGTGCCTGATCCCGATGTCGGCCGCCCCCTCGCGGCCGTACGGGAGCGCGGGCAACCACTACCAGGGCCAGTACGGCCCGACGGAGTCTCGCTACCAGATGCGCTGATTCTGTGCTTTGGCGGTGGTTGTCAGTGACTCCCGGCACAATCCGATTACCGCCACAGCAAAGGGAGAACGCCATGGCGAAGCGCAAGGACCAGTTTCTGCCCCGCCCGGACACGGTCTGGTCGACCCGGGGGCGCTCCCGGGTCCCGAACTTCATCCAGTCCATCCAGGCGAGAACAGAGGACCTGCGCCAGCAGTCTCGGATTCTGCAGCTGCGGGAGTTCGATCCCGACGGCGCCGGGGCCTGCCGCGACTGGTGGTGGGGTTTCGACGCCGCCTGGAGGACCGACGACGGCGCCTGCATCCGGGCCCGGCTGCAGATCTCTCCCGACAAGGCCGAGACGGTCCAGGCGAAGGCGACCAAGAAGTCGCTGTCCCAGCCCGGCGCGGCACCGGTCGGCATGGGATGGCTGCTGACGGCCGAGGCCGACCAGCCGTGGCAGGAGCAGTGGCCCTCCCCGCTGGAGATGTTCTTCGACCTGGCGAAGAACTCCTTGAAGGACTCCTTCTTCTCGATGTGCGACTGGGCCTCGGGGCAGTTGACGCTCACCGACTCCACCTTGTCCAGCCAGGACGTCCCCACCAGAGACACCCTGGCCGAACTGACGTCGTACGCGCCCTACATCACGGTGCTGACACACGACTGGCAGCACATGGACGACATCCGGGAGGAAAGCGTCCCGGGCGTGGTGAAACTGCTGCCGCCCAGCCTGACCGGCAGGGTCGTGGAGACCCTGCTGTGGGGCGACCAGGACCAGGAGGTCAACGCGGAGCTGGGAGACCTCAAGGTGCAGGTGCCGTGGGGCGGCGCGGTGATCGTGCCGAACCGGCCCCGGCCCGAGGGGTGGCCGCTCACCGACTGCGTCATCCGTCGGCCGCCGGGCGGCGGGATCGAGCAGCTGCAGAAGGAGGTCGCCGAGGCGGTCGTCCGCTACTCCCGGCTGCCGGTGCACTACGAGCGGGACGTGCGCGCCGAGATCGAGGACTTCCACGCGAACTGGGCACTGCCCGAGGTCGGTCCGGCGTCCACACGGCTGCTGGTGGAGAAGCAGCGCGTGGAGGAGGACAACGAGCGGCTGAACCAGGTGATCAACGGGCTGCGGGACGAGCTGTCCGCCGCGCAGCGGCACGGCCAGGAGATGCTGCGGCTCAAGAACGCGGCCGAGACGGCGGCCACCAGGCTTCTGGAGGAGGCCCAGGCCAGTGATGCCCGGCAGGCGCAGGAGCAGGCCGAACGGGCGTGGGCGGCGTATGAGGCGGCCGAAGCCGAGGTGGAGCGGCTGACCAGTGAGGCGGCGTGGCTGCGGCGGGAGCGGGCCCAGAGCCTCGGCAAGAGCTACTCGGACCCGGCGCCAGAGCCGCTGCCGGGTCCGAAGAGCTGGGACGAGCTGCTGGAGCTGGCGGGAGGACTGCTGACGAAGGTCCGCGTCGGTAACATCGCCAAGGGAGTGGGACTGCTGCGCGGCCACGAGAAGGAGAAGGTGTGGCTGCAGCGAAGCTGGTCCGCCCTGGAGTCCTACCAGGCGTACGCGGAGGCGAAGGCGGAGCACGGCCCGGTTGTACTGCCTCACATGCGGTCCTACCTGCAGTGGCAGAGGGCCACGGTCATCTTCCCCACCACGTGGCATGCCCCTAATGACGCATCGGCCCTGTCGCGCGATCCGAAGTACACCGCCGCGCGGACGTTCACCGTGCCGGATCTCGGCCCGGTGGTCATGGCCGAGCATGTGCGTATCGACCACGGGCGGCCTCCTGCGCCGCGTATGCACGTGTACGACGACACGTGCGGGCCCACGGGCATGGTGCACATCGGGTACATCGGTCCGCACCTGCCCAACGGACGCGACAGCTGAGCTGAGGACCTCTTCCTGTCTCACCCCTTCTTCGGCCCTCCAAGGGGCGGAAGGAGGGGTGACGCATGTACGACACCAGCCGTGACGCGCCGGACGACCTGTGGGTCAGCGATCCGTGGGCCGACGACGAGTCCGTTCGTGAGCCGATGCGTCCTGCTGCGCGTGGTACGCGCCGCAACCCCTCCCGCGAAGACAAGTCCGTACGCCGCCGGATGCGCCGCGCGGGCGCGCAGGAGGAGAACAGCATGCCCAGCACCCAACGCTCCGAGCTGCTGCAGCGGATCGCGAGCGCCACCATGTTCGACGAGCAGATGAAGCTCGTCCAGGCACTCGACGAACTGGACCAGGCCGAACGGCGTACCGCCGCTCTGGACCGGGAGATGGACCTGGCGGACACCTCGATCCGTGAGGCGATGACGCCGGTCATCTCGCGTACCGCGCGGGGTACGTCCGAGTCGGACTGGCTGAGCACCGAGGTCGCCGACGACGAGTTCGACCACGGCCGCATGGTCGCGCAGGCGGCCCTGTGGTACGGCCGCGTGCCGGAGATCGTCCTGCGGGACGAGCAGGAGTTCACCGAGCAGGCCCGGGGCATGGCGCGGCACGTCGCGGCGAGTCTGGGCACGCAGGCCGCCACGGCGGAGTCGGTGTTCGTGGACTACGCGGCGTTCCTGCGGTCCCGGACGGCGGCGTCCGGGATCGACCAGATCCAGCAGACGACCGCGCCGGACGGGGTGACGGAGAAGGCGACGCCGCTGCCGCCGGACGTCTTCGACAACTTCGCGCCGCCGGTCAACGACATGAACGCGGGCATCGTCGGGACGGAGACCTCCGACCGGGCCCCGGCGATCCAGCAGGCCGTCAACGGCGGCGGGAACTCCAGCCCGGAGGTGCCCGGCGGGCACTCGGAGACCGGGAACATGACCGGCCCGGGTGCGGAGCCGTCCCTGGGCGGCAGCACCGGTGGCGGCGAGGGCGGCTCCTCGCTCGCCGGTGAGGGCCCCGCCGGGGGCAGCTCCTCGCCGGAGCGGGCGGGCGGGCACTCCGACTACGCCGACATCCCGGTCGAGGGCGGCCCCGCCAAGCAGCCGGAGGCGGAGCCCGCGCAGGAGGAGACCGAGCAGACCCAGCAGGCGGGCCCGGCGTTCCCCGGCCGGAAGAAGGAGGCCGCGTCCGGGCTGCAGCAGGTCCAGCAGACCACCGACGTCAACAACCAGACGCACACGACTCCGCTGCCGACCACCGTGGCGTTCCCGTGGCTCCTCGACGAGGGCGAGCAGGCCGACGGCATGACCGGCCAGGCCCACTACGACCAGGGCGGGGAAGTCTCCGGCGGCCACCAGGCGCACGCCTCGCGGCGGGTGCAGGCCGACCAGTGGACCCAGCCCCACCAGTTCCCGCAGCCGAACATCGCGAACTCCCCGGCGACCACGCCGCCCCGCAACGTCCAGGAGGCCGGGAGCGGCGCGGCGGATGCGGCCAACCCGGACGCTGCGCCGTCCTTCGGTGACGCCCACGCCGCCCCGGCTTACACCCAGTCCTACACCAACGCGGCGCCGTCCGCGCCCGCGCAGAACGTGCCGGTGTCCATGGGCGGCGACAACGGCACCGGCCGGATGCACCCGGCGTTCGCGTCCCGGAAGGTCGCCTCGAAGCAGGAGATGTCCCACCCGGACTTCCAGCGCGGCTACAAGTACGCGGCCCGCTGGAAGCCCGGCACCCCGGTCGTGCGGCCCGGCTCGCCCGAGCTGGAGGCCGGTATCTACGCCGCGCTGACCGACCTTCCCTCGCAGCGGCTGGCGTGGCTGTCCGTGCACGCGTCGCTGTCCGAGGTGGAGCCGGGCCTGGGCGAGCGGATCGCCCGGCACCGCGAGCTGACCCACAAGGTCGCCGCCGCCGAGGTCCTGCCGACCGACGGCACGTACCTGCACGTCGAGGCCGCCACCGGCATCGACCTGGAGACCACCAACCCGTCCACGTCGCCGTCGCCGACCGGCGACACCCCGATCAACGGTCCCGGCCGCCCCGGCCCGCTCGCGGGGCAGCAGGACGCGGCGGCCCCGGCCGGGGCCGCCCCCTACAACGGGGCCGAGCCGCTCGGCCAGCCGGTCGTCCCGCCCTCGGCGACCGCGCCGCAGGGCACGCCGGTGACCATCCCCGACACCGGCATGGCGTCCGCGACCAACACCGGCTCCGGCCTCTCGCCGACGGCCTCCTCGTTCCGCCGCCGCGTGCAGGCGGGCCTCCTCGCCGAGAAGAAGGGCCAGCGATGAGCGATGTCAAAGAACTCGCCGAACTGTGGACGCAGTACGCGGCGGCCCAGAACGACATCTCGAAGAAGGAGCCGGTGCGCAACCTCCAGCTCCGCAAGGAAGACGGCGGCGACGAGCTGCTCTTCCTGACGGCGGACGGCAGCCTGCTGGACGGAGACGACGCCTGGAGGCAGATCAAGCGTTCCGCCGCCGACGTTGCGTACCAGGTCAAGGCCGTGCAGGACGTCGAGCGCTGCCGGGCGCTCCTTGACGCTGCCCTGCACTCCTACCAGGAACTCAGCACTGTCGGCCTGCTGATGCCCGAGGCGATCGAGGCCATCGGCAGGCACCTGGCCTCTGCAGGTCACACGGACACCGCCGCCGTCTCCGCCTGGGAGTCCTACGGGCCGGTGCAGCAGTACGACACGAAGGGCGCCTGAGCCATGGACACCTCCGACCTGATGTGGGACGGCGCGACCGCCGACCTCGACGCGGAGCGGCGCGAGCTGGCCCGCACGGCCGCGCTCGCCGACACCGAGCGCCTGGTGGGCCAGTTCGTCTACCAGGCGGCCAACGACGTCGACCTCCTCAACCGGCTGGCGCTCGCCGACTCGCAGCTGCAGGCCGTGGCCAGTCTCCGGGGCTACCCGCTCGACGCGCTGACCGACGACCTGACCCGGCGCTGGCGGCTGCTGTCCACCGCGAAGAAGCAGGCCGCGCAGAAGACGGCCGCGCGGCGGACGGTGACGGCGGCTCAGGAGCGGGGCATGGACGCGGCCGTCGCGCACCTCGCGTCGCTGGCCGCCCGGGACAACCCGAGCGTGCCGATGGCCGAGTGCCTGAAGCTGGCCACCGAAGCCGTGCGCAAGCACGCGGACGCCTACCCGCTGGCGTACGAGTCGTGGGGCGGCGCGGCCGACGGGCCGATCACCGACCGGGCCAAGCACTTCAAGCCCGGCGGGATGCCGAAGGCCCTCCCGGAGAGCGCCGGGCGTCCGGCGGCCGACCCGGGGGCCGCCGGTGGCTCCGGCACCTTCGACGAGGTCAACCGGCGCCTGGACGACCTGGAGGGCCGGACCAACCCGGCGGCCGCCACGACCACGACGGCGTCCCTGGAGCCGAGCGTGGCGGGCTTCTACCAGCGACTGAAGGACTGGTGGCGGCACGGGCCCGACGCAGCGCCGAGCACCTTCGCTCCTTCGACGCACCCGGAGCCCCCGGCGCCCTCGCACGAGCTGCTCCACGGCCTCGACGACGCGAAGACCGAGATGGACAAGAAGTGGGACGCCAACGCGGCCTCGCCGGGCGCGTCCCCGGAGTACACCACGCAGCACGCGTCGGACGACCTGCTGCACGGCTTCGACAAGGCGAGGAGCGAGATGAGCGAGAAGTGGGACGCGAACCTGGCCGGGCCGGGCGCCTCCGAGCACTACCGGCCGCCGGTGCCGTCCGGGTTCTCCCACGCCGACACCGGCCACGGCACCGGCCAGGCGCCGCTGCCGACCGACCCGGCCGGGCACGGCTTCTCCCACGCCGAGCCCGCCCACACCTCGCGCGAGCGGCAGGACTGGAACATCCCGACCCACTTCCAGCACGGCGCGAGCCTGTTCGAGTAGGAGCAGCCATGGACCTGGACCCGAACGTCGGCTGGGGCGTCCTCCTGGGCGCCGCGTTCGCCTACGAGATGTACGGGGTGTTCAACAAGGTCGAGGGCGACACGCTCTCCGAGCGCACCCGGGACTGGTTCCGCACGAAGTCCACGCCGGGCAAGGTCGTCTTCACGGCGGCCTGGCTCGGGCTGACGGCCTGGTTCATCCCGCACATCATCAACGGCGGCGGCTGATAGGCTGGGTCCCTGCATTGCACCGCAGCGCCCCTCCGGACTAGGTAGCGGGAGGGGCGTTGTGCTGTCCGGGGCCGGGCCTTCGCCTGTAGGGGGTGGAGGTGAGCGGTATGACGCTGCGGCCCGTAGTGGCGCATCAGTCCGGCGATGGGGTCACCATCGCGCACTGCCCGTTCTGCGGTTCGGGTCAGGTCATCGGCCGCTCGGACGGCAACACGGAGTGTTCGTTCTGCAACCAGGCGTTCCTCGTGCGGGTGCAGCCGATGTTCTCGGCGTTCCCGCAGTCGGTCGACGGGATGCCGGTGCAGATCCCGGGTATGCCGCCTCCGACGGCGCCGGGCCTGCCGCCCGGCGGTGACCCGAACGATCCGAACGCGATGCCGCCGGGCGCGGAGAGCCAGGAGGACAGCGGGGCACCGCCGTTCGGCCAGGACAGCGCCGGAGGCGACTCGGACTCCGGGGACGGGCCGCCGGACTCCGGCGGTGACGACGACGATCCCGGCGGCGGGCCGCCGTTCGGGAAGAAGGAGTCCTCCTACCGTGCGGGCGGCCGACAGCTGGTCCGGGGCGCGTACGTCGACTACCTGGCCGGACTCCTGGGAGGCGCGCGGTGAGCTGCTCCGTGAAGGCGCTCGTGCAGCTGTCGCTGGACGGGAAGACGTACCAGCCGGGTGAGTGGGTGACGCTGCCCGACGGGCAGCAGGAGCGGGCCCGGACGCTGGTCGCCTACGGGATGGCCGAGGAGGCCCCGGCCGCGCCGGTGAAGGCTCCTCGGCGACGCAAGGGCTCCTAGGGCTGGATCCGGTAGGCGGAGGTCCAGCGCTCCAGTTGTCCGTCCCTGGCCAGCCACCGATCGGTGATCGCGGGCCAGCCTCCTGCCTTCTGGGCTGCGCTGTGGAGGATGGAGGCCAGGCCGTCGGCGAGTTCGACCTGGACGGGGCCGGTGGTCCACTTGTAGAGCAGGGCCTGTGCCACCTCCAGGGCCTCCTCGTCCACGCGGGACGTGCTGATGTCCTCGCCCTTCCAGATGATGCTCCTCAGCAGCGCTGCCTCCCACGAGCCGGGGCGCCCCGCCGTGAAGACGGCAGTGGTGGCGCCGTCGTCCATCAGATTGCGGGCGGTGCGGTAGAGGGCGACGAGGAGTGTGGCGAAGCCCTTCTTGCCCGCCTTCGCGATCGCCTCGGAGAGCGCCTGGGAGTCCTCTGAGGTCATGGCTCCCACTGGGCGCAGCGGTCCGCGCTGCTCTTCCAGTTCCTGCCGGGTCAGCTGGCCCAGGCCGACGTCGGGGTACGTCGTGTAGGTGCCGCCGGGTCCGTTGCGGATCCAGCCTTCGCCCTCGCGGTCGGCGCATCGGTAGAAGTCGTCTGCCATGCCCTCATCGTTCCACGTCCGCGCCCTGTCTGCGGCGGTTCCCCCGGGCCCAAGGGGTGAGCCACCACAGGAGGACCCATGGCCCAGAAGCCCCGCCCGGCGCAGCCGAAGAACTTCGATGCCGAGCAGTCGCGGATCGACCGGCTGTTCCGCCGCTTCTCCTCCTCGCCCGGGGAGTCGGGCGAGGAAGCCGAGATGCGGAAGAACCGGCGGGTCAGCCGGAAGGTGGCGGCCGGGGGCGGCGGAGGGGTGGGCTCGAACCCGTCGGTGTCTTTTGCGACGGTTCGCCCGCGTGATCCGCTTTTTTACTGGAGACAGAACAACCTCCCGTTCCAGTTCGACGACCCGGAGCAGATGGCGAAGATGCGGGCGTACTGCCGCCTGCTGTACATCAGCCATCCGATCGTCGGCTCGTGCGTCGACATCTACTCGAAGTACCCGCTGCTCGGGCTGAAGATGTCGTGCAAGGACGACCGGCTCACGGAGTTCTACACCGACCACTTCCTCTCGAAGGACGGCCTGGACTACCGCAAGTTCCTCATCGACCTGGGCCGGGAGTACTGGACGGTCGGCGAGGCGTGGCCGCTGGGCACCTTCAACGAGGACCTCGGCGTCTGGGACGACGAGGAGCTGCTGAACCCCGACGACGTCGAGGTCCAGCCGTCCCCGTTCCTGCGCGAGCCCCGGTTCCTGATCCGGCTCCCGAGCACGATGCGCGAGCTGATCCGCACTCGGCAGCCCGCCTGGGAGTACGAGAAGCTCGTCCAGGCCTACCCGGAGCTGACGTACTACGCCGACGACAACGCGCGGATGCCGGTGTCGAACACCCTGCTGCGGCAGATGAAGTTCGAGGCCGACACGTTCAACAAGCGGGGCGTTCCGCTCCTGTACCGGGCGATGCGTTCACTCATGCAGGAGGAGATGCTGAACGCGGCGGTCGACTCGATCGCCGACCGCCTGTACACGCCGCTGATCCATGCCAAGCTCGGCGCGTCCGCCGCCGACCTGGGCACGCAGGTGCCGTGGATCCCGACACTCGACGACCTCGCGGACTTCGAGGAGGCCGTGGACGCGGCCCTCGCAGGTGACTTCCGGATCATCATGACCCACTTCGCGGTCGAGATGGAGTCCGTGCTGGGCAAGGAGGACATCCCCGACCTCAGCCCGGACTTCGAGCGGATCGAGGGCCGGGTCCTGCAGACGTTCGGCCTGTCCAAGACCATGCTCGCCGGTGCGTCCTCCGGTGAGACGTACGCGGCCGACGCCCTCAACCGCGACCTCGTCACGCAGATGCTGACGAACTACCAGGAGATGATCTCTGCTCACTACCGGGAGCGGGCGCTGGTCGTCGCCGAGGCGCAGGAGCACTTCGACTACGAGGAGCGCGGCGGCAAGCGGTACGTGAAGATGGAGGAGGTCTACGAGATAGACGAAGAGTCCGGTGAGGGCCGGATCGTCGAGCAGCCCAAGCTCCTCATCCCGGACCTGAAATTCCGGACGATGTCGCTGCAGGACGAGGCGGCGCAGAACGAGTTCTTCGAGGCCCTGCGCGAGGCCGGGGTGCCGATCTCGATGAAGACGCGCCTGCACAACGTGGCGATCGACTTCGACGACGAGATCGAGAAGTCCCGCGAGGAGGCCGTCGAGCTGGCGGTCCAGGAGCAGGAGACCCGCAAGGCCATCTACGTCGCCCTCAGGGACAAGGGTCTGCCGATCCCGGACGACCTGAAGAAGGACTTCGAGGCGCGCGCGCTGCCGGAGGCCCAGGACCCGAACCAGGTGCCGACCGCGCCGCTGCGGATCCCGCTGCTGGGCATGGACCCGGTCACCTCCCAGCCGACGCTCGCGCCGACCATGCAGGACCTGCAGAGCACCCCGGCCAACGGCGGCGTCGTCGAGCCGGGCAGCGTGCCGGAGCCGGTCGACGCCGACGGCCAGCGCCCGCCGGAGTCGGACGAGCAGCGCGAGGACATGCCCAAGCAGTCCTCGCTGTCGCCGTACGCGCAGCGGCCCGCGCCGGACGAGCCGACGGGCCTGTTCCAGCGGCACGAGCGGATCCGGTCGCTGGCCAACGCGCACAAGCCCAAGGTCCTGGTGCCCGTGGCCGAGGAGGACGCGGAGATCCCGGAGGCGATCCAGCGCAAGGAGGCCGTCGGCCTCTACCAGGGGCCCCGGCACCTGGGCATGCGCCGCCACCTTCAGGAGGAAGAGATCAACGAGGAGCTGCAGGTATGACGTTCACCCTGGTTCCGGTCACCCGGACCTACCTCGACGACGCGGGCCTGCCCCGCGCAGGGACGGTCCGGCTGCAGCTCGTCGGCGTGCTGTTCAACGGCAGCGAGACCGCCGACCGCAAGCCGTACACCGCGACGCTGGACGCGTCCGGCTCCGTGTCGCTGACCGTCCCGGCCACCAACGACCCGGACACGCTGCCTGCGGGCGGCGGCACGTACGAGGTGACGGAGACCCTGTCGGGTCTGGCGACCTCGACGTACTTCGTCGCGGTACCCTTCGACGCCGGGCCCGTCGACCTGGCCACCGCACCCCGGCTGGCCGAAGCGGTCGCGCCGGGCACGTTCTTCCAGCCGGTCAACCAGCGCAACCTGCCCAACGGGTACGCGGGCCTGGACGGCTCCGGCCGCGTCTCCTACGAGCAGCTGCCCACCGACGTCGGCTCCGGCGGTGAAGGCGGCGGCGCCACCCCGATCAGCGGCGACGACACGGACATCCAGGCCCTGGGCACCCGGGCGGCCGGGGCCAGCGGCAAGGCCGCCGACGCCCGGCACGTCCACGCCATGCCCGCGCTGAACGAGGTCCGCAAGCCGACGGCCGACGTCGACCTGAGCGGCAAGCGGATCACGAACGCCGCGAACGGCGTCAACGCGCAGGACTACGCCACCGTCGCCCAGATCGCCCAGTCCGGACTGGGCTGGCTCAACGTCAGGAACGCCCCGTACGGCGCCAAGGGCGACGGCCTCACAGACGACTGGGCCGCGATCCAGGGCGCCATCGACGCGGCCCCCGACGGCGGCATCGTCTACATCCCGGAGGGCACCTACCGGATCTCGCAGACGCTGGCCCCGCGCCCAGGCGTCACGGTGCGCGGCCCCCGCGCGAACATGATGGCCGCCACCGGACTGACCGACCCGCGCTGCTACATCCAGCCGACCGACGACTTCACCGGCACCGCGCTCATCACGCTGAAGGACAAGGCCTCCGGCGGCTACCCGGACCTCCCGGCCGAGCACCGCATCGAGAACCTGATGCTGGACGCCTCCAACCTGGACGGCACCAAGCCGGTCGACGGCATCTACGCGGCCGGGAACATCCAGAACGTCGTCATGGAGCGGGTCACCCTGCGCCGGATGAGCAACAACGGGCTGGTCACCGGCGGCATCGCCAACGTCTTCCCGTACAGCTGGCGCCTGTACAACGTCATGATCGACAACTGCCGGGCCAACGGCATCCTCTTCAACCGGCTGACCGACCTGACCATGGACGACGTCCAGGTCATCGGCTCCTGGGGCCACGGCATGGTCCTGGAGAACATCGCCAACAGCCAGATGAGCCTGTGCCGCTCCGAGTGGAACGGCAACTACGGCATCCGCATCACCGGCGCGTGGGGCAACGGCACCGGCTCCGGCGGCATGCAGATGGCCAACTGCAGCACCGACCGCAACGGCTACCACGGCGTCATGATCGACGCCACCGGCAACGCCCCGATCAGCATCACCAACCTCAGCACCCGCCGTGACGGCCGCAACGGCGGCACGGGCGGCGGCGGGTACGCGGGCCTGGCGATCGTCAACTGCACCATGCCGGTCCTCGCCAACACGATCGCCTGCTACCCCGGGGTCGACGACGACGGCACCAGCGTCAACTCCCCGCAGTACGGCGTCTACGTCTCCGGTTCCTCCAGCGTCCAGCTCGACGGCATGCACCTGCACGCCGCGACCGAGGGACTCCACGACGACGGCACCAATGCGATCCTGTCCGTCGGCCCGACCCTGGTCACCAACACCGGCGCGACGACGTCCACGGCCCGCACCGTCGACTCCCGCTACGCCGCCGCGCTGCGCCTCACCGGCGCCCCCGGCGTCACCTACGTCGCCTCCGCGCAGGCCGAGCCCGAAGAGCAGGCCCGCGCGGACTACGTCTGCGACGGCACCGCCGACGACGTGCAGATCCAGGCCGCCCTGGACGCCGTCCTCGCGGCCGGGCGCGGCGAGGTCCTGCTGTCGGCCGGAACGTTCAACCTGGCCGCCCCCGTCCGCGTCGAGGGCAGCGACGACGTGGACGCCGAGGCCGACGTCCGGCTGCGCGGCATGGGCCCGCGCAACACCACCCTCGCGGTCGGCACCGGCGTCGCCTCCGGCCTGAGCCTGGGCAAGGTCGTGCGCACGCACATCTCCGACCTCGGACTGACCGTGAAGGGCGCCAGCCACGGCATCGCCTCCGCGACGACCAACGGCCCCGACTCCGGCCACCGCAGCTTCTGGCACTCCACCTTCAAGAATCTCCAGGTCACCGGACCGTGGAACGGCACCCACACCGGCTGGGCACTGCACCTGGGCTCCCCCTTCCGGTCCGTCTTCGAAAACGTGGAGATCGGCGGCGTCGGCAGCGGCATCCGCCAGTTCTCCGAGCACGCCGACTTCAACCCCGGCGACTGCCAGTGGACCCGCGTCTTCATCGAACTCGTCGGTGACAACGGCTGCGCCTACGAGGTCGACTCGCCCGTCTCCGGAGGTTCGATGAACCAGATCGAATTCTCCATGGTCGAGGCCATCGCCAACGGCACCGGCTGCACCGGCATCCGCCTCAAGGGCGTCTCCCAGGTCGCGCACTGCCACTTCCGTGGCGTGAACCTGGAGCAGTTCGACAAGCTCCTCGACGTCGCCAACGGCGTCTCCAACACCTTCCGCTTCAACTACATCGAGCTGCGCGCCGAGACCCCCGGGCTGACCGCGTTCACCTTCGGCGCGACCTCGTACAACAACGCGGTCCTGAGCACCGGCATGCTGTACGCGTCGGCGTCCTGCCGCCTGTACGCCGACGGCAACACCTCCCAGCCCGGCCAGCCCAACCGCGTCGAGGGCGCCCGGGTCTACGCCGTCCCCGGCGCCGTGGTCACCGGCAGCGAGAACCCGGCCTACACCACCGTGCGCCGGGCGATCGGCGGGACGGCCGGTGTGGGCACCCCGCCCGCGCGCGGGATCTACGTCCCGGACGGCTGGGGGCAGTTCTGGCGGGCCAAGCGGAACGCCGCCGCTTCCGGCGGCAAGGCCCGCGTCGTCGTCGTCGGCGGCACCACCGCCCAGGGCTACTACGCGTCCAACCTGGCCACCGGCGGCTGGGTCGGCGCCATGCGGACGTCCCTGCAGGCCCGGTACGGCAACGGCGGCTCCGGCATGTTTTCCTCGTCCCGGTCGGCCGTGAAGCTGAACGGCGCCGGAGAGGCGGCGGCCGTGGCCGCGTGGACGACCGCCGGGTGCCTGGCCTCGACCACCGGCACCTGGACGCTGGGCGGCAACCCGACCGGGCCGGGCTTCACCTACATCTACTCGGACGCCGCTGCCTCGGTCACCTTCAAGGTCACCGGCACCACCGTGAAGATCTACACCGTGTCCGGCAGCACCCCCCGGGTCGGCTACTCCTACACCATCGACGGCGGCGCGCCGGTGGCCGTCGCCGACAGCGGCATCTCGACCACGAACATCCAGGTCACCACCGTCACCGGCCTGGCCAGCGCCGAGCACACCGTCACCGTCAGCCGGGACGCCACGGCGGGCACCCTGAGCGTGTGCGGCGTGGCGGGCGAGAACACCTCCGGCATCGTCGTCGACAACAACGCCCGGGGCGGTGCCGGATCCGGGAACTTCGTCACCGGTGCCGTCACCGGCGCCAGCACCGCGCTGGGCGCCGGGTGGAACGGCGGCGAGTCCAACCCGTGCGACCTGCTCGTCTACACGGTCAGCCCGAGCGACGCCGCCGCGAACATCACGGCCGACGCCTGGTCGGCGAACGTCGCCAAGTACCTGAAGGCCGTCAAGGACACCGGCGCACAGGCCGGGGACACGGACGTCCTGATCGTGCTGCCCCACCTGGGCACGCTCGACGTGACGAACTTCGTCTACCAGGAGTATGCCAACCGGGCCCGTGCCCTCGCCGACACCTACGGCGCGGCCGTGATCAACCTGTGGGCGCTCGGCAGGAACTCCTGGAAGTACTGGGACGGCCTCGGCTACTGGGGCGACGTGAACGCTGTCGGAGCCGGTGGCCACGACGTCGTCAACCTCAGCAACGCCGGACACGCTCTCGTTGCAGGGCACGTCCTGTCCGTCGTCGACTCCTGACCCTGCTGTCGGCACGTCTTTGACCCTCCCCAAGGGGTGAGAATTCCGACCCCTGGGGAGGGACCCATGACTACGCCCGACTGGCGCCGCCTGACCGACATCGTGATGGCCGTGCCCGAGAAGGTCTACGAGGGCTACAACTCCCACGTCGGCTACAACAACCTGACGATCTTCGGCAAGCAGTACGGCTGGGACGGCGTCGCCTGGTGCGTCATGTTCGACTGGTGCATGTACGACGACGCCGGGCTGGAGAAGATCGTCCCCAAGGTCGCCTCCGTCTCCGTCTTCACCGAGTGGGCGAAGAAGCACGGCCAGTGGTCCGAGTACCCCTCGGTCGGCTCCTGGGTGAACTTCTCCAACGGCGGCCACACCGAGCTGGTCGTCGGCTTCGACGAGACGTACGTCTACACCAAGGGCGGCAACTCGATCAAGGCCGGGGCCACCGACAGCGGCCAGGGCAACGGCGTGTGGCAGCACAAGACCGAGCGGCGGGCCGCCAAGGTCGTCGGCTACTTCGCGCCCCACTTCCCGGACGGTGTATGCCCGCCCACGGCCGACCCGAAGGACCCGCGCGGAGGCAAGGCCGTCAAGTCCTGGCGGTACAGCAAGCCGACCACGGCCGCCCCGTCCACCGGCCCGGCCGACAAGCCGAAGTGCCCGCCCTTCCCCGGCCGCTCGTACTTCCTGCTCGGCGCGAAGAACAAGTACGCCAAGCAGCTGCAGACCTGGCTCCACAAGGGCAACTGGGGCCCGAAGTACAAGGTCGGCCCGTCGGAGACCATGACCCAGATGGACTTCGACAAGGTCAAGGCTCTGCAGCGGCACTACCTCTCGGCGCTCGGCCCGGCCGACGGCCTCACCGGCCCGAAGACCTGGCAGTACGCCTTCGAAGTCGCCAACGGTCTGCGCAAGAAGTAGCACCCTGAGTGAAGGCCCGGATTGTGATCTCCACGATCCGGGCCTTCGCCCTGTCTGGCATGTGCGCGCCCGCTGCCAAGAGGTGAAGACCACCCCCACCTAGGAGTTACGCGCATGGCCAGTGAGAGCCCCGAGAACGTCGGGCAGCTGTGGCGCCTGATTGAGCGCGAACTCACCGACGTGAAGAGCCGCCTCGACAGCTACGTCACCAAGGACCAGTTCGACGCGGAGAAGCGCCTCCTGGAAGCCCGGATCCGCACGGCCGAGGAGAAGCTGGACGAACTGGGCCGTGCCGCCCGGGAGGATCGTTCCACCAGAGCCCAGGGCCTGCGCGAGTTCATCTACAAGGGCATCATCCCGACCCTCGCTCTCGTCGTCGCCGTGGTGTCCGTCGTCCTCGCCTCCCGCTGAGCCCTTTGCTGTCGCCGCACCGGCGGTCACCCCCAAGGGCTGAGAAGGCTCGGTCGTTGAGGGAGGCGCCGGTGGGCGGCAGGTTTGAGCGCGTCGAGCGCCTGGAGCACCAGACACTGGGCGCGCAGAAGCTGGCCGTGCGCTCCGAGGACTACTGGGAGTACAAGCCCGAGCAGCGGGTGCACACCACGGACGGCCTGCCCGGCGTGGTCAGCCACGTTGAGGACGGCCCTTTCCCGGGCTCGGAGGCGTACCACGTCGTCCTGGACCGGGGCATGGGCGGTGGCCAGTACACGGCCTCCCAGCTCCGCCCGGCGCCGATCACCACCGAGGCCATGGAGCAGACGGCGGCGGCCGACTACCCCGAGCTGGCCGAGGTCCTCGTCGCCCGGCCCGACCCGGCGATGCAGCAGGTGTTCGCGGCGAAGAAGGACAACCCCTTCGCGGACGACGACAGCGACGACGACTCCGACGACGACCAGGGCGACTCCCAAGACGACGCCCATGACGACTCCCATGACGAGGACGACGACTCCGACGAGGGCGACTCCGAGGACTCGGACGACGACGACTCCGACGACGCGCCGCCGTGGGTGAAGAAGGCGTCCTCGCTGTTCTCCGACCTGGTCGTGACGGCCGCCACGAACACGGACTTCCGGTTCCACGTCACGGCCGCCTGGCGCGACGTCGTCGCCAAGGCCAAGCGGATCCGCACCGAGGGCCGCCTGCGCGTCACCATGGCCTCTGACGGCCTGGTCTACGCCGAGGTCAGGGGCGACCACGAGGTCTACGAGACCGGCCTGCAGCGCATGCCCGGCAAGATGGCCGCGCACGCCTGGTCCTGCGGCTGCAAGTGGGGCGCCTACCACTGGGGCGCCAGCGACGACTTCAGCCGGTTCGCCGGGCGCATGTGCTCCCACGCGCTCGCCCTGCAGTACGAGGCCCAGTCCCGGGGCATGTTCGGCCGCGACGTCCACGTGGACGAGCACAAGCCGTCCTGGGTGCCGCGCAAGGTCGTCGTCCGCTACGACATCGACGCCGACCAGCACCGGCTCGCACCCTCGACCGCCGCAGCCCGGCCGGATGACTCGGGCGCCCCGCTTGCCGTCGTCGCGCGCGCGGCCGTGGCCGCCGGTGAGAACCGCGCCGAGGTCGAGCTGGCGCTGCGTACGGTCAACGCGTCCTGGGACTCCTGGGATGACGACGAGGGGGAGGACAACACCCACCGCACGGACTGGGACCGGGTGCACCCGCACCTCAACGGCGTGCACCGGGGCATGAACATCGCACTGCCGGACGATGTCCACTCCCACGTGCACGACCCCACCAAGCCGACGGCCGAACGGGCGCACGCTCTGGTGAAGGAGGTCACCGGCAGCGACAAGGGCCTCGGCATGCACTGGTCAGGTAACCCGGAGCAGGCCAACCACTACGCACACGTCTCCCACCCCACGCCCACGAGCAGCGGTTCGGGCCGCGCGGGTACGCACGTGATCCTGCACGCCAAGACCCCGGACCGGGCGTCGATCGAGACCGACGACGACACCCTGCGCGACCGCCAGGTCATCGGCTACGACCACCATGAAGACCAGGAGGTGCCGATCTCCGAGGGCGAGCCGGTGCACATCGCCGGTGTGTCGTGGAAGGAGCCGCACAAGCACGAGTGGACGCGGCACGACTTCGAGAAGCCGCTGCAGCACACCGCGAACGCCAACGCGCCGTTCGGGGAGCCGTCGGGCACCTCGTACCAGCTGCCGAAGGCTCCGGGGTCTACGTCGCCGATGCGGCCGTGGGAGAACCCGGCGTCGGCCGGGCCGCTGGCGGGCGCGGACCCGGTGGGCTGGAACCGGCAGCTGCCGCTGCAGTCGTACGCGACGGCCGAGCACTCGCTGTTCGAGCCGGGCGGTACGGAGGCGCTGCTGCACGACGAGCCGGAGGCCGCGCTGCCGTCCACGGACGGGGTGCAGCTGCCGTCGGCCGACGACAGCCTGTCGCCGACGTACATGACGGCGGGCCTTCGTCGTCAGGCGCTGAAGGACTTCACCCTCGCCGAGCAGCAGGCGCTGATCAACGAGGGCGAGGGCGTGCGGGCGGCCAACCTGGACCGCCTGGACATCAAGGGGACCCACTACGCCGACCTGGAGCAGGTTCTGGCAGGGCAGGAGGACGACATCACATGGCTGGCCTGAGCAAGGACATGGAGCCGACGCCGGAGGCGGACGGCAGCAGTGACCCGGTGGACCCCTTCCGGGGGGACAGCTACCGCTTCACCTGGACCCGCCAGGTCGAGGTCGGTCAGCTGCAGGCGGAGGTGACCGAGACGCTCGGCCCGTCCGTCCAGGTGGCCGCCGTCATCCCGATCGACGAGGACGGGATGCCGGGGCCGGTGAGCGCCGAGGACCCGATCACCTTCTACGTCACGCCGTCGTCGGTCGACCTGGCGGCGGTGCGCCGGGTGCTGGCTGAGCACCGGCCGGACCCGTACTACGGGATGTCGGACGAGGAGCGTGCGCAGGCCCAGCTGCGGGAGAAGATCGCGGCTGGCGGTCAGCTGACGCCGGACGAGATGCAGATGGCGCTGCGCATGCTGGTCGCCTGAAAAAGCATCGAACTGCCGAAGTGCCGGGCCCCTTTCGAGGGGCCCGGCGTCGTTACAGGCCGAGGAGGAAGACCGGCCCGGCGACGACGGCGCCGAGGACTGCTCCGGCCACGGTCTGGGCCGGGGTGTGGTCCTTGAGCTGCGCGCGGGACCAGGCGACCAGCGGCACGAGGGTGGCGGAGAAGATCCACCAGGGGCCGTAGAGCAGGCCGAGCATGGCCAGGGCGCCGGTGAGGACGGCCGTGTGGAAGCTGATCTTGGTGTACTTCGTGACGGGCCACAGGACGGCCAGCGTGGCCAGCATGGCGCCGACCATGGACAGGATCGGCGCCGGGGCTCCGCCGACGACCATGAGGGTCAGGCAGGTCAGCACCGACAGCACGATGACGGGGATGACGATCATCCGCCGGGCCCGGTCGGGGACGTGCCGGTTGGCCCAGGTCCTCTCCTTCTCGGTGAGGATGATGAACGCGATCGGTATGGCCGCGCAGAAGACGATGGCGGCCAGTCCCCAGCCGACGCCCGTCCAGCCGTAGTGGGCTCCTATGAGCAGGCACAGGGCGGTGATGACGTTCTTGGGGTCGACGAGGTCTGTGAGGAGCCGGGCCGTCTTGATGCGGGTCACGCGTTCACTCCGGCCTTGATGCTGCGGTCCAGACGGTTCATCAGGTCGTTGTCCCTCATGGCCTTGCCGACGGGAAGGAACTTGGCTGTGGTGCCGAAGAGGTCCTTGTCGGCCACGAGGATGGCCGCGTCCGGCCGCTCGGCGAACGGCGGCTCCCCGGCAGCCTTGCGCTTCATGGCGGTACGCAGAAGGTAGGCGGGAACCGTGTGCCGGGGCAGGCCGAGGTCCTGCACGACCGTTCCGGCACGCTCGTGCAGGTGCGGGGGGACGTACGGGCTCAGGTGCATGGAGACGTCGCAGATCTCGGTGATCCGCCTGCTGAGGCGCACGTCGAGGCGCTTCCAGTTCCAGAAGTCACGCAGGCGCCCGGCCAGCGGGACGAGGGGCGCGGGGAGCGTGCGCTGGCGGGGCTTGGTGTCGGCGTCCTCGTAGATGACCGAGGGGACGGCGGTGGTCAGCCGGTTCCACATGGGCCAGAGGTCGTTGACGGCGCCGTGGGCCTTCACCCGCTGCTCCATGCGCTCCCACTTCGGTGCATTGGCGCCGCCGAGGACGAGGAGGAGGCACCCTGCGAGGCAGAAGTTGGAGGCCATGTCCACGAAGCCTTCGCCGCCGAGGAAGGGCCTGTTGAACAAGCGGGCGATCAGGTAGCCGGAGCGGACGAAGCCGTACATCGAGCCGACGACGCACCCGAGGGACAGGACCTGCATGCCGTACCTGAAGGCTCCCCCGGAGGAGGGCTCACGGGAGGCCGCCGCGCACATCATGGAGGCGCAGAGCAGGCCGAAGATCAGGTACGTGTAGAAGAGGAGGAGGTGCAGGCTCCCCCAGAAGTGCCCTGCCTGGACGAAGATGAAGTCGCCGTCCTCGGCGCTGCCCTGGCGGCGCTGGGACTGCCAGAACGTGAAGAAGATGACGGCGACGGCGACCCAGGTGACGATGCGCCGGGGCCTGCTGCTGATGGCGCGCCGGTAGCTGGGTTCGCGCCTGCCGTCCTCTCGGCCGGGGACGACGCTGGTGACCCAGCGCAGGAGTCCGGCGACGGCGGCCACGCCCATGAGGTGCTTGACGAGGGTGGCGATGTCGTTCCAGCCGGTGAGGTGGTGGAGGAAGTCGCCGACCCCCTGGATCTTCTGGGCCATGGACACGTCGAGGGCGAAGAAGACCAGCCACAGGGTCCGGCCGCGCGGGTTGCGGATCGCGGCGGGGGCCCGTCGCAGGACCTCCAGCGTGAGGGCGATGACGATGGCCCAGGCGAACAGATCAGGTGTGGCGGTCACCGGTACTCCAGGTCAGGGTTCGAGGCTCTGCCTCATGTTCGATACGAGCAGCGTGGCTCCGCGCGGGCTGTGGCGGGCTACCCAGCGTTCGGTGAAGTAGCCGAAGTCCTCGGCCTTCTGCTCGCGCTTGTCGGTGCTGGTGCTGTCGGCGCGGCACCGCCAGCCTCCCAGAGCGGCACGGGCGAGGCCGGATGTGTGGCTCAGCTGGAGGAGACGCACGGCGTCGCGGAGGTCGCGCTTCTCGGGCTCGTCTCCGTTCACCATGTGCCCGAGTTCGTGCCCCAGCACGTGGTCGAGCTGGACGCCTGTCGCGGCGGGGTGAGCCCAGACGATGTCCGTTTTGAGGCTGTCGAGGGGGATCCATGCTCCGCTCGGTCCCTCCGGTGAGGCCATGAAGGACTCACGACTCAGGACGAGTTGGTGCCCCCGGACCTGTTCCACGTACGCCCGCAGCAGCGCTTCCACGGTCCAAGGGGACGCGGGGAGCACCAGGGCCGACAGGGCCTGGTCCCACACATCCTTCAGACCGCCCCGGCGCAGCCTCATTCTCATCTACTGCCCCCTGTGATCACTAACCTGTTCGAGTACGCCACTCAGCGTAATGCAAGGGGCTGACAACCGGACTACGAGGACCGGTCTTTCCTGGGGTTCATCTTCATCGCGGCCAGGGTCATGCGGAGTACACCCATCACTGCCTGGGGGTCTTCCTCCTTCGCCCCTCGAAAGATGGCGGCGAGCAACTCGGTACCCTCCTCACTCGCTTCGTCACCCTCTGTGTCTAGTTTTTCCTTCAACTCCCGCAAATCTGCGATGAGTTGTACCTCATTCTCCGCTGCACGGGTCTCTTCCGTCACCTCCGCACCGATGGCGAAGTACGCGGGAGACACCTCGAAGAAGAGGCTCAGCGCCTCGATCTTGTCGAAAGGAGGGTTCGTCCTCTTCCCGCTCAGCAGCTCACTGAGGAACTGGCGGTTGAGGACGTCCTTCTCCTCTCCGCCGCCCTCATCGTTCGCCAGAAGATTCTTCTTGGCCCGGTACAACCTTGAGGCCTCCCGAGCGATCTCAGCTAGGGGGTACTCACTCCCGTCGGGCTGGCGCTTCAGGTCGATCAGCCGCCGGATCTTGGTGGCGAGCGGCATGGGGTCACCTCCTCCTGGATGTGATGTTGAAAAATCTTCGCTCATGCAGGGCATCCTAACGCGAGCGTCGACAATGTAGACGCGCGGAACCTTAAATCGGTCTCAAGCGTCGATTAAGTTGACACCATGGGTACTGAGCGTCATACGATCGGCGTAGCAACGTAACCAGGGTGACGACGGGAGGTGACCGGCATGACTGCAGCCCAGGCGGCAGTGGTGCTGTCGGCCCGCGCGGAGTCACTGTCCAGGGCGGGAGTTCCGGCGGCAAGGGGCGAGAAGTCCCCGGCCCTAGGAGTCCAGGTGCCCAGTCCCGCTCTTCCCCGTACGGTCGTCCCGGCCGTCGTCGGTTACATCCTCGCGGCGCTCGCGTCGCACGGCGTCCAGGTGGACGGCACGGCGGAGAACCTTCTGACCGCTGGCCTCACCGGCATCCTGGGCGGTACGTACTACATCGTCGTCACGGCCGTGCAGTCGCGCTGGCCGCTGGCGGGAGTCCTCCTCGGCTCCACCGCCGTCCCGACCTACGAAGGTCGGCATCGCAAGAAGACCATCCCCGGTCCGGCGACCGCCACGTCGGACTCCCCTCCGGAGGACCGGCTGTAGACCGCCAACTGCAGCTGACGTAGACCGGAGCAGACCCCGGCCGACCCACTTCCCTACCACAGGAAGGTCGGCCGGGGTCTCTGTGTTATGCGGTCTCAGGAACGCCCCCGCCTCTACAACGACGTTCTGCCTGAACGGTAGCGGCAAAATCTTTTCAAGTCTATTTGTCGGCAAAGGGAGAAACGCACTCCGGTTCAGAGCGCCCCCGCCGCCGGGATTCTGCCTCACCTTCACCACCCTGCTGCCCTCCTTCATCAGCTCCACACATCCCTGACGCCCAACCGTTGCCACCGCACCCTGAAAGGTTGCCGCCCACCCCTCCCTTCCTGTTCACCGCACCCCCTCCCTGCCCCAAGAGGCGAGGGCGCACCACGCGCCGCCGCCCGACAGGAGGACCCGGTGTGCTGAAGTTCGCCACGGCCCAGATCATCGCCGCGTCGCTCGGCGACCAGCAGCAGCGCTTCTCCAAGGCGGCCCACCGCGCGGTCTTCCAGTACGAGGCGCGCCCCGGCTACCTGTACGTGCGCAGCAGGGCCATCAGCTCACGCACGAACGACAACCACGACGAGTTCCCCTCCGCCGAGATCGAGGCCGCGTACAAGACCTTCGTCGGCAAGCCGGTCTTCGTGAACCACGTCAACGACAACCACCGGCGCGCGCGCGGAGTCATCATCGACGCCGCCCTCCACCAGGACAAGAACCCCGACGGCACCCCGGACACCTGGGCCGAAGTCCTCATGGAGATCGACGCCGTCCGCTTCCCGAAGCTGGCCAAGGCCATCCTCGCAGGCGAAGTCGACCGGACCTCCATGGGCTGCGACGTCGAGCGCTCCGTATGCTCCGCCTGCGGCAACGAGGCCCGCACCCCCGCCGAGTACTGCGCCCACATCCCCACCCTCAAGGGCAAGCGCATCTACCGGCGCACCGCGTCCGGCAAGAAGATCGGCGAGCTGGTCCGCGAGACCTGCTACGGCCTGTCCTTCTTCGAGAACAGCGTCCTCGTCGAACCCCCGGCGGACCCGACGGCTCATTTTCTTGGCGTGGACGCCACCGGCATCGGCAAGGCCGCCTCCCAGCAGAAGGTGACCGTCGACCTCACCCCCAGCGCGCGCGACCTCCTGAACGTGGCCGCCGCGAAGACCGCCGAGTTCAACCCTGCCGACTTCGACTCCGACGACCCCGAAGCGGACGACGACGAGGACGGCAAGGACGGCGCCGCGCCCAAGCTCGCCGAGCCCGCCCGGCACCAGGCCCCGGCCGCACCCGCCGTACCCAAGGACGGCGCCCCCGCCGACCGCCAGCGCCGCCAGGACGCCGTCACCAAGACCAAGCCCTACACGCCGCTCAAGCCCAGCCTCAACAGCCTCCAGACCACGGCCAACGGCGACCTGCCCGTCGGCAGCCCCTTCTGCCGCACCTGCAACCAGGACCTGGAGCTGGTCCGCAACGGCCACAACGCGGCCTGGCAGCACGCGGGCGGTACCGCCACCGGTCACGAGCCGGTCCCGCACGACGGCCGCACCTTCAACCAGGAGGCGCACCGGCAGGACGAGGCGGCCATGTGGACGCGGCAGTACCCGATGTCCAGCACCGCGCAGCCGCCGCACACGGCCAGCCTCATCGACTCCGTGCTCATCAACGCCGACGGCACGATCAGCGCCGTCGCCTACGGCGAGATCAAGGCACCCGCCGACGTTGACACTCTCCGCGAGCCGAACTGCCCCGTCTGCGGCGACATGGACACCTTCGACGGGCTCGCCTGCCAGGTCTGCGGCTTCATCTCCCCGCCCGAGCAGTTCCGCGACCCCGACCTCGACAAGGCCAAGACCAACGACCTGCGCAAGCAGATCGTCGACCCCACCCTGATCGACGACAACGGCGAACTCCAGCGCGTCGACCAGGACGGCACGGCCATGCCGCAGGACGGCCAGCCCGGCGACCCGGCACAGGACCCGAACGCGCCGCAGGACCCGTCCCAGCAGATGGTCGATCCCGACCAGCTCGACGACAACGGGCTCCCCCCGTCCCCGTACGGCGACCAGGCCCTCGACGGCACCCAGACCGACGGCCCGGCCGTGTCCGACCGCAACGGCGACGGCATGATCCAGCCCAACGAGATCGACCCCGAGGGCAACGTCCCCGTCCAGCAGCAGGACATGGCCGACCCCGAACAGGGCGGCCAGGTCGGCCCGCGCGAACTGCCCGGCTGGGGCAAGGACCGTACCGGCGACCCGTTCACCCCCGGCCCCGACATGCCCTACCGGCCCGACCAGCCCGACGGCCCGGAAGAAAAGCTCGACCAGGACGACGCCGACTCTCCCTACGGCATGGCCCCCGCCCCGATGCAGGGCCAGCCCGGCGACGGCCTCCCCGACCTGTTCTGCCCGTCCTGCGGCTACGGCGCCGACGCCACACCGCCCCAGACCCAGGACATGGGCAACCCGGACGGCGCCACCGACGGCATCGTCTCCGGCGACGTCTGCCCCAGCTGCCAGCGCGCCCAGCTCCTCACCCCGGGCGAGATCAACTCCAACTACTCCAAGGCACCTGCTGTCGAAAAGCCCGCCTGGAGCTGACAAGAGACGAACACCGCCCACGGCAACCGTCGTGAGCGCCGAGGCTTTGAAGGAGTGCCCAGTATGAGCCGACCGCTCATGACCGCCATGGCCGCGCAGCAGGCCGTCATCAACGACCAGCGCGAACAGCTGGCAAAGCAGGCCACCCAGCTGAAGGTGCAGGGCGAGCAGATCGCCCTGATCGCCCGCCTGGCCGGTGTCACCGACGAAGTCGCCGCCCTCGCCAAGACCGCCGACATCGCCAACCCGGCCCAGCCCATCCCGGACCCCGCCCCGCAGGCCCCGTCCGAGACCACCGAGCAGGCCGCCACCCCCGAGACCAACGACGACCCCCGCTCCCCGGGCCAGACTGGCAACTCCACCGCCGGAGTCCCGGCGGCCGCCACCGACACCGCCCTCACCCCGGGCGCCACCATCCCCACCCCGCCCTACAACAACCTCGCCGACGTCACCGCGCCGGTCTCCGGCCACCTCGACGAGGCCCACACCCCGCCGGAGTCCCTCCGCATCGAGACCGACGTCCGCGTCGGCGACCCGATGCAGCCCGAGGTCGCCTTCCCCTGGACCATCAGCGACAACCAGTCCAACTCGGCCCCGCCGAAGGACGGCGAGATGTCCCAGACCGGCGGCGGCTCCGCTCCCAGCCCCAGCCGCACCCACGCCTGCCTGCGCCTGGCCCGCCTCCAGGTCCAGGCCGGACTGGCCAAGGGCGACGACCTCACCGTCGCCGCCAGCCTGGAGGCCGACACCAAGCTCAGCGACGCCATGATCAACTACGAGATCGGCGTCCTGGAGCGCGTCAAGACCGCCTCCCGCACCACCGCACCCACCGGCAACGCCCGCGTCGCCTCGCGCGGCACCGAGCGCGTCGCCCCGTCCCTGGCCTCCCAGGTCACCGCCTCCGCCGCCTCCACGGCACCGGCGGGCAGCGAGCAGGAACTGACCGACCTGTTCGACTGACACACCCCCGCAGACGAAGGGCCCGGACCTCCCCGCCGGGCCCTTCGTCACACCCACCAGAAAAATTCCTTGCCACCAGTCCCTGTCCCACTACCAGTTGCCCGCTCCTAGGGGGTGAAGAAGGCCCGCCGGGATCGGCGGCCAGCCGAGACCCCAATGGAGGGCGGAACACATGATCCGCGTGCGGGCCAACCTGGCGCACATCAAGAGGACCCTCCGTCCTCTCTACGCATGGACTCAGGCGACGCCCAAGTCCGTGTTCCTCGACCCGTCCTGGAACCGCAGCGTCCCGATCTACCCGGGCATGGTCCTCGCCCGTACCAGCGGCGAGCTGGTCACCCTCATCGGCCCCAACCAGGTCCCCTACGGCTTCGCGGCCGACTACGTCGGCGGCGACGGCTTCGACCCGCTCCTCGACGTCGGCGTCAACGCCACCGCCGTCTGGGTCCCCGGCGCCGACGCCGAGTTCGAGGTCCTCGCCCCCGCCTTCGACGACACCCAGGCCTGGGTCGACCCGGGCGACGGCACCGAGAAGCTCGTCTACGCAATCACCGCCGGAACCGGCCGGGGCAAGCTCGCCCTCGCCACCAACGGCTCCGTCGCCACCGCCATCTCCACCCAGGCTGTCGGCCGCCTGCTCAAGGTCAACAGCGCTTCCAAGATCACCGTCGGCGGCCTGCGCTAAGCGCGCCCGAGCCGAGCGAGAGGAACAAGGACCCACACCATGACCGCAACGCTCACCACCGGGCACAAGGGCGGCGTCACCGCGAAGAAGTCGGACGACTACGTCTCCGAGATCCTCGCCCGCCGCGAGGCCCGTGGCGGCCAGCCGCTGACCTTCGAAGCCAAGCAGCAGCGCCTCCAGGCCGTCGCCTCCGACCAGGTCAACGGCATCAAGCGCCTCGGCGTCGGCATGATCGGCCCGATCCAGCTGAAGCTGCGCTACCAGGGCATCACCCGCAACGTCCTCGTCGAGGACCCCTGCACCCCCGGCACGCCGGTCGAGTACGACGTCTGGGACGACCTCGGACAGGCGTACATCATGTCCGGGACCGACGGCGAGGTCCGCATCACCCCCTTCGAGGGCAAGCGGATCCAGGTGCGGTTCTTCCGCATCGCCTCCCGCCCGGCCATCCGCAAGGAAGACTTGCTCTACCTGCGGATCAACGCGGTCGAGCAGGCCCAGGACGAGACCAAGCAGGCCATCCTCAAGCAGGAGGACTCCCGCCTCGTCACCATCCTGCAGGCCGCGATCTCCGACTACGCGGGCCGCGCCGACCACACGGTCACCCCGAACCACGTGATCACGGAAGCGAGCGGCTACCTCACCCCGGGCTCGCTCTACAGCGCGGTCTCCATGACCGACATGCACGAGCTGCAGTCCAGCCGGATCCTCATCAACCCGATGGACTACCGGGACATGTACAGGTGGGACATCAACCAAACCGGTTGGGCGTTCAAGGACCGCGTCGTCGCCGGTGAGACCATCACCAGCTTCGGCGAGTTCCAGCTGCAGCGCTCCATCGTCATCCCGCAGGGCCAGACCTTCCTGACGCCGGACCCGCAGTTCCTCGGCGTCTTCCCCGTCCTGTACAGCCTCGACGTGGAAGAGAACCACCGCGTCGAGAGCTTCTGGAAGGGCTGGGTCTTCGACGAGATGATCAGCATGCTGATCCTCAACCCGCGTGGGCTCGCACGGATCGACAAGTCGTAGGGCGTGGCTGGGGATACCCCAGCCCTTCCCTTCTGGCATGATCGTCGAAGGCCCTCCCCATGTCGTCTGGGGAGGGCCTTCGCGCTGCCCACGCTTCGGGAACTACCGCCAGGCGGCTCATGGCCTCGCTCGGTCGCGTGGGCTGGCGACCGGGGCCTGCGTGAGCCCTCGCCCCCGAAGGGGAACGAGGGTCACTGCCGCTGGCGTTCTCGGGTCATCTTGGCGGGTGACATATTCTCACCTTGGCAGAGTCTCAGCCCGGTGTGAAGTCGGTTCGGTGATTTTCCGGGTGCGGAGAGTAAATTCGGCCACTGCTGCTGTCCCCTGTCCCCACCCCGCCTGTAGGGGGTGAGGGTTTGTGGTGGGCCCTCGTGCGGCTCCGTTCTCCGGCCGCCAGCTCGACCCCCGGGTTCCCCTTCCCGGGGGTCGAGTGCTGTCTGGGGTGCGCCTGGCCTCCTCAAGGGGTGACGGAAGCTCCGTCCCCCTTTCTGAGGAGGCATCATGCCGGTCCAGCAGCTCCAGGTTTCCAACCCGTCGAGCGGTGTCGTGGTCGTCACTCCGGACGCCGACCGTCCGAAGTCGTACCTGCGCTTCGAGGCGAAGGGCGACGCGACGGGCGAGGACGTCAAGATCATCTCCCGCGAGACCGCGTTCCAGGCTCCGCTGGTCAAGGCGGTCAAGCGCGGCGTGCTGGTGATCGACGACGACATCTCGGGCGACGAGGAGCTGCAGCGCGTTCTGGGGACCGTGCAGAAGCGGCAGCCGGTCGGCGAGAAGCCGCTGACGGCGGTGCGGGTGGACTACGTGTACGACGAGGAGTCGAACTCCTACAACAAGGTGGACCGCGACGTGCGCGTGGTCATCGACCCGCTGCAGAAGGGCTGATTCTCCAGTGTCCATGAGCGAGCACGAGCGGCGTCTGCTGCTCACCGGGACCCTCGACACCTCGGGTGTCGGCGGCAGCCCGTACGAGAGCCTCCACAACGTGGCGGTGGCCTTCGGGGCGCCGGTGGCGGAGGCCGTCGAGCCCGAGCCGGTTCCGGAGCCCGAGCCGGAGCCGGAGAAGGTGGCCGAAACCGATCCCTCGGTGGCCGAACAGGCGCCCGAGGAGAAGGCACCCCCGCGTAAGCGCGCGGCGAAGAAGACGCAGGCGTCCGCGCCTGCCGAGAAGTAGGGAGACGGGCTGCGATGGCCGCTACGGATGTGACCGGCACGTACGAGACCGACGCGGCGGTCGGCACCAAGGGTGAGCCGGGTTCGGGACCCGTGGCGGTCACGCAGCCCGACACCAGCGGTGCGGGCCTGGTGGACGCTCAGGGGTGGGAGCCGACGCCGACGCCGATCCTGGGGACGCGGGACACGCTGGCGGGCACCGTCAACGACGTGTACCCGGCGTACAAGCCGCCGTCGGGGCCGCCCCCGGCGAGCAACAAGGACACGACACTGACGGACTCGCCGGTCGGCAACGGCCTGGAAGAGCTGATCAACCCGGACCTGTGGATGGACGGCACGCTGGACACGTCGAACCTCGGCGCGGAGCCGGTCGGCAACACGGCCGTGCCGCTGAAGCCTGCCGCTCCGACGGCGGCGGCGGGCGACCGGTACATCCTGGTGTCCTGGACGCCGGTGCCGGATCCGTCCGACGCGGAAGTCCTCCAGTACGTGGTCGAGTCGGACACGGGCGGCCACTTCTACGCGGGGGCGGACAAGACCAGCCTGCGCTTCGAGAACGTGACGGGCGGCCTGGGCTACAGGTTCCGTGTGCGGGCGGGCAACGAGAACGGCACGGGGCCGTACTCGGACTGGTCGGCGGCCGTCAAGCCGTCGAACGAGGACCTGATCCGTCCGACGTCGCTGGCGCCGGACAACGCCGTCAACCCGATCTACCGGCAGGACGGCACGCTCGTGCCGGGCTCGTACGGTGCGCCGACGGCGCCGGGGAAGCCGACGGTGGCCGCCGAGGGGACGGCGGGGACGGCGAAGGTCACCTGGACGGCCCCTTCGTCGGGTCAGCCGTCGGGCGGCTATGACGTCAAGGCGTCGTCCGGGCAGAAGGTCCACGTCGGTCCGGCCGTGCTCACCGCGAACGTGCCGGGCCTGACGGTCGGTGCGAACGTGACCTTCACGGTCACCGCGATCGGCCAGCTGCAGAACGCCACTTCGCCCGCGTCCAACGCGTACACCGTGGTCTGAGTTCAGCTGGTCCAGCAGCCCCGTCCCGCGACTTCGGGACGGGGCTGCTTGCTGTTCGTGCCCGGTCATCGGCCGCCAAGGGGCGAAGGCGACCGAGGAGAGGGCATCCGATGAGCGGTACGACACCACGGCTGGGGCTGAAGACTTTCGACCAGTCCGACCCCTTCCTGCGTGGCGACTTCAACGACAACAACGCGCGTCTGGACGCCTATCCGGGGCACTTCATCTGCACGTCGCAGTCGCGGCCCGCGTGGGGTCCGGCGCAGTCCGGGATGCGGATCTACGAGACGGACACGCGGCGGGAGCTGGAGTGGCGGGGGACGCAGTGGCGTGAGGTGCTGAGTGCGCCGCCGGTGTTCCCGGGGTACGCGCGGCCGAACATCACGCTGGGCCTGGACTCCCACGTCTACTACAAGCTGGGCACGTTCAACCTGAACCGGCCGGGGTCGCTGATGGTGAACCTGGCGGTCGAGGTCGCCGTCCAGTCGCTGTACACGATGAACCTCTACTTCCGCACGCAGATCGACGGCGCGGACGCGCTGCTGGGTGACGGCGGCTCCTACATCCGCGTGGAGCAGGTGCACACGTCGGGGTCCGGCTGGCAGAGGACGTACATGGTGCCGGTGATGGGCATGCGCTCGGTCAGCGCGGGCTCCCACAACTTCGGCATCCACATGTGGACCCAGCTGGGGTCGACGACGAAGACGGGGTCCGCGCGACTGGTGACGGCGCGCGGCACGGCGCTGCTCGTGAACTCGACGGACACCTGATGGCGGCCGACGAGTACACGGACCGGGCCTACGTTTCCCGGTACGGGGCGGCGGAGTTCGGGCTGCAGGTCATGCGTCAGGGCTCGCCGGGGGATGCGGACGGCCCGGTCACGGCGGCGCTGCTGCACGACGACGACGCGGCCACGCAGGTGTTCTCGCGGGCTGCGGACCATCCGGGGGCCGGGAAGTACTCGGTGCGTCTGTCGTCGAAGGAGACGGCCACTCCGGGCCCGTACGTGCTGGTGTGGACGTACACCGTGGGCGGGTCGGACGAGGAGTGGCGGGTCTGGCTGGAGGTCGGGAAGACCGCGCCGGAGTACGACGTCCTGGCGGACCCGATGAAGGGGATCATCGAGCAGACGTGGAACCGGTTCTCGGACCTGTTCGACTACGCCACCGAGGGCCCTCACCTACAGACCTACATCCAGTCGAACTTCGGGCGGAACCGGCTGGCGCAGCTGCTCAGGATCGCTGTCGGCCGCCTGAACACGATGGCGCAGCCGTACCAGACCTACACGATCGACGGTGACGGCGGGGCTTCTTTCCCGGTGGCCAAGTGGGGGTCGCTGCTGGAGTCGGCGCTGTACGTGGAGTGCCTGCGGCACCTGATCCGCTCGTACGTCGAGCAGCCGGAAGTGCAGTCGGGCTCGGGTGTGTCGCGGCTGGACCGGCGGGACTACAAGGACCGCTGGGAGGAGGTCCTGGCGGTCGAGGAGCCGGTGCTGAAGCAGCAGCTCGACGTTTTCAAGATCTCTCACCTGGGCCTGGGGACCGCCCGGGTTCTGGTGAGTGGGGGCGCCTATGGCAGATACGGCCCAACTCGCCTACCTTTGTCCGAAGCTGCGCGACCTAGGTGGCTTACTCGTTTCCATTGATTACTAGCCTGACCAGTGGATACCATTCCTCTGTGGCAGACAAGAAGATCAAAGGCGGGCGTCCTCCAGTCGAAGATCCAGTGGCCCACTTCTGGGCCCACGTGGACTCGTCGGGGGGCGCCGACGCATGCTGGCCGTGGACTCTCTCCGTCGTCAAGACGACTGGGTACGGCCAGTTCAACAACAGGGCGGCCGGACGCAATTCGTGCCACGTCTTCGCCTTCAAACTCGCCTATGGCCCTGTCCCTGACGGGCACGTCGTAGACCACACCTGCCACAACCGAGACACGACATGCCCTGGCGGCAAGACGTGTCTCCACCGGCGGTGTTGCAACCCCGCTCATCTTGAGGCCGTGGACTCGCATCGCGAGAACGCCCGTAGGGCCAATGAGCCCCGCAAGCGGGCGGAGTTCGCTGAGTGCTGCGCGAATGGCCACCCCTGGAAGCCGGACAACGAGAAGTGGGTGACCAGCACCAGCGGCTACCGGACTCGCCAGTGCCGGGCGTGCAATCGCGACCGGATGTACAAGAAGAGGACCGGTAGGGACCGCCCCGCACCCACTGACGTGTCGCTCTCCAGAGCAGGGTGCGAAACGTGCCGCCGGGGCCATAAGTACACGCCCGAGAACACGAAGTACGACTCGACCACAGGGAAGCGTCGCTGCCGCGCCTGCGAGCGGATCAACGACCAGAACGCCAAGGCTCGCGCAAGAGCAAGAAAGGCTGCTGCCAAGTAGCGGTTCAGCAACGCCAAGGGGTGACCGGAAGGAGCCCCCCTTTGGCTGCGAACAAGATGCCGCTGGGCAGTGCGGGCCAGACCCTCGCAGCGGGCCCCGTGTCGACGCTGATGCCAGGGGTGACCTACCAGGAACTCACCCAGGGGTACGCGTCGAACGTGTGGTCCGTGTGGGCCTGGCGTGTCGGCGGTCCTGAGACGTACGGCAATCAGGCGACCGCCCAGGCCCTGGTGACGGAGCTGAGCGGCCTGGGATTCGCCAGCCGTCTGGATACCCTCACCGCGTTCGCGGCTGCGGACACGGCGGGCGGCGTGATCGGCTACGCCGTCCGGGTGGGCAGTTTCGCCCCTCAGCAGATGAACGAGGCGGTCACGCTTCAGGCGTCGCTGGTCAGTGCGGGATACCAGGGCCGGGTGATCTACACGGCCGAGGACGGCGTTCCGTCGGAAGGACCCTGGGAGGTCCGGGTCGTACGTGTGGACGCCGACGCTAAGGTGCGGCTCAAGGCGGTCCACGGCGCGCAGGTCAGCACGTCGAAGACGGTGCGTTCCATGGCCGTCGCGAGCAGGGCTCTGGTCGCGGTCAACGGCGGCGAGTTCGACATCAAGACCATGGCCGGGCACTCCGGCTACGAGGTCCCGCAGGGCCTGTACGTGCAGGACAACACGCTGCTCAGCGCCGCCAACAACGGGCGGACCGCCTTGCTGCTGGAGGGCGTCGGGCAGCGGGTCCGGGTCACAGAGGCGTCCTCGTCCTTGCGTATCAAGACCGTTGACGGGGCCGAGAGGGCCGTGGACGGTATCAACCGGGTGCCCAGCCGTGTCCTGGGCTGCGGCGGCGTCGGCGGCGACACGCTTGTGGTCGACGGTGTTGCCACTCCCACGCTGAAGCCGTGGCGCAACCTGATCTGTACGGACCCCGACGAGGTCGTCATCTTCCGCCCGGAGTGGGGCGCCGCGACTCCTGCCCCCTGGCAGGGGGTGACCAACAGCGTCGATGTCGTCATGAACGGCAACTGGGTGGTGCAGGAGCTGCGTTCTCCGGCTGGCGGAGCCATCCCCACGGGCGGCCGGGTTCTGCAGGGGATCGGGACGGGCGCGGACTGGCTGCGGACGCACGCCAAGGTCGGGGAGATGGTCACGCCTACGGCGAGCATCACCGACGCGGCGGGGGCGGCGGTCACAAGTCCCACGCTGTCGGGTGTGGCCGGAGGCGGCCCGGCTCTGGTCCGGGGAGGAGCGAAGTCGGTCAACATCGGTGCGAACGGCATGACGTCCTTCACCGGTGCCCCAAACCTGTCGTCTGTCCAGCGGCATCCGCGCACTCTGGCCGGGGTGACCGCGTCCGGTCAGTTCCTGCTGGTGACGGTCGACGGCCGCAATCCAGGGCGCAGTGTGGGGCTCACCTGGTCGGAGGCTGCCGACCTGATGCTCTGGCTCGGCGCGACGGAGGCTGTCGGGCTGGGCAGCGGCGGGGACACCGCCATGGTCGTCAGTAACGCGCTGAGCAACAGCCCCAGAGACACCTGGAACACGCAGGACACGATCCCGTACGAGCGGTCGGTGGCCACGGCTGTCGTCGTCGTCCCTGACGATGTGCAGCCCGCCCCGGTCTCCACGATCCCGGCCGGAATCTCGGGCTGGGACGCACCGCTCAACGAAGCCCTGGTCGGCCTGCAGACGCAGATCAGCTACCTGACGGCGGCAACGGCTGCTGTGGTCGAGCAGCTCGGTGACGGGACCGGGCTGCCGCTGCAGAACGTCGCGGCCACCCCGGCCACCACGCCCACGGGCGGGGTCCTGTACGTCGAGGCCGGGGTGCTGAAGTACCGGGGCGGCAAGGGAACCGTCACAACTCTGGGACCAGCGTAAGGAGGAGCCATGTCCGGTTGCGCCCACGAAGGCCCTGCACCATCCCGGGAGTTCGACCTGACGAACATCGAGGCGAACCAGGTGGTCTGCACGCATCGCGTCTGCAGCCACGGCCAGACCGTCGTCTCCCTCTACGAGGCCGAGAAGTTCCGCATCCTGCACATCTGCCCCACCACCTGACAAGGAGTCACCCATGGCGTACACCGTCACACTCAAGGCCGGTCTGCAGGACGTCGTACTGCCGAACGGCAGCCGATACCAGGGAGAGGACGTCGTCGTGCTCAGCGACGAGCACTACGGCGTCATCCCGGCCTCCACCCGGGCGGCCGTCTTCTCCGCCGAGGCTGTCGTCCCGGTCCCGGCTCCGGCGGCCTGATGAGCACCGTCCGGGGCGAGTACGTCCGCTCGAAGCAGTCCTGGGCCGTCGACCAGGAACGGCTCAGGCACAGCCAGGCCCTGCACATGCTGGGTGAGAACGTCATGTTCTGCCTGCTGTGGACGGCGCGGGACTACGAGAACCAGTTGGTCGGTCTGTGCACGGTGTGCGCCAGCGACCGTATCTCGAAGGCGTACGGGCAGGCGTCGCGGAACAAGTGCCCGTCCTGCTTCGGCACCCGCTTCGAGGGCGGCTACCGGGCGCTGATCGTGCGCCCGGCCATCTTCACGGACGCCGACGACTCCCAGTCCTTCACCGCGCGCGGCGTCGTCACCCCGCAGGAGGTCCACCTGGAGACGACCAGCGACTTCCGGGTGCACAGCGGCGACTACGCGATGCGCGCCACGGGCGAGCGCCTGCAGCTGCGCGTGCCGCAGCGGACCACGCTGCGCACCGGCTTCGGTACGCCGTACCAGCGTGAGGCCGCCACGGCGTACAACCTGGCGCGCGCGGCCGTCGAGGACGAGGACTCGGTGGCCTACCTGATTCCTCCGGCCACTGAGCCGCTGATCGAGATCCTGTCCCGGACCGGGCACACGCCGCCGTCGTTCGATGACGTGGAAATAATTCGCGCTCCGCTGATCCCGCTGTACGAGCAAGACTGACCTCGCCCGCCAAGACCACCACCCAGGGGTACCGCCATGCCCGATAAGATCCTGCCACCCGACGAGACCACGCCGTTCACCATCCGTAACGACGTCACTGTCGAGCTGGTCAAGCACGACGCGGCCGACTCCGACGTGGCCACTGCCGCCCGTGTATCCACCGTCGGAGAGAGCCACGAGCGGATCGTTGACCTGGCCAAGGACTCCGGCCTGATCAACTACCTCATGCGGGACCGGCACGGCAGCCCGTTCGAGCACAACTCGATGACCTTCTTCGTCAGCGCCCCGATCTTCGTCTTCCGCGAGATGATGCGCCACAGGGTCGGCTGGTCGTACAACGAGGAGTCCGGCCGATACAAGGAGCTGGAGCCGGTCTTCTACGTGCCCGCATCGGACCGCAAGCTGGTCCAACAAGGGCGCCCTGGAAAGTACGAGTTCGTCGAGGGCACCGACGAGCAGATGAACCTCACCAGGAACCTACTGGCGAGGAGCGCGCTGGAGTCATACGAGGTCTACCAGACCCTCCTGGAACAGGGCATCGCCCGCGAGGTGGCCCGCACGGTCCTGCCGCTGAACATCTACTCGTCGCTGTACGCCACCTGCAACGCGCGCTCGCTGATGCACTTCCTCGGGCTGCGCACGACGCACCCGGACGCCAAGGTGCCCTCCTTCCCGCAGCGGGAGATCGAGATGGTCGGCGAGAAGATGGAGGCGGAGTGGGCCCGGCTCATGCCGCTCACCTACGCTGCCTTCAACGCCAACGGCCGCGTCGCACCGTAGCCAGGCGCACAGCAGCCCGCCACCAGTCCAGACGGTGGCGGGCTGCTGTGCGCTCAGGCGGGCCCAGGGACGAAGATCTCGTGCCCGCCGACCCGGCGCCAGACGACGTGCGGCTCACCTTCCCGGACCATCGGCCCGAACTGCCAGGTGGCCCGGCCGTCGGGGGCCCAGGTCATTTCCATGATGGGACTCTCGCCCGCAGGGATGTTGACTCCCTGTACGGGCTTGACCCGGAGGCCGGGCCGGAACTGCCCTACCGCAACATCCGGAACGAACTTGTTCTGAATGATGTCCTCGAAGCGCTTCTTGTCCTCGGGGCTGAGCCTCTTGAAGTCGCGCTTGAAGTGGGCAGCGGTCTCGAACGTTGGCAATAGGGCCTCCGGATGCTAGGGGTCAGTCGTCTGCGTTGAGGTGCGCGAACATGTCGTCGGCACTCTCGTGGACGGTGGTGCGTCCGGCCGCGATGTCCTCGCTTGCCTGGCGCTCCCCCTCCTGCCACTCCTTGGTCCAGAACCAGGTCTGGTCGGAGCGGATCTTCTTCAGTCCGTGGACCTCGACGACACCTGCGTCGCTGACCTCGAACTCAAGCTCATCTCCTGGGGAGACCCCCAGTGCCTCACGCACGCGTACAGGCAGCGTCAGCTGGCCCTTTTCACGCACGCGAGTCCTGGACGTAGCCGTAGCCATGGATGTCCTCCCACTGTCACCTTCCATGTTTCCGTGCTACCAAGCTACCCCAGAACTAGTAACTATCAAACTCTCCTACATTCCAACTTTCTCACATTCTACCATCGTCCTTAGTAGTCACCGGGGCTGTCCGCGCCTCCTCCGCCGCCCTCAAGGGGTGAACAGAGGAGGCACGCGTGCAGGCCGAGGTCCCCGAGGTCCACCTGGTCGCCACCCCCGACCGGATGATCATGATCGAGAAGGGCCTGTCCCCGAAGCGGGCCCAGGCCGCCGCCCGGGAGGCGGTGCGGCAGGCCCGGCGCCGGATGCCGAAGATGAGCGGCGCGGCGGCGCGCGGGATGCAGCCGATCTACGGCAAGGGGTACTTCGGGATCTCGTGGGCGACGCAGGTGGTCTGGTACCAGGACCACGGCACGAAGGCCTTCACCATGCGGAACCTGGCTGGCAAGACGATCCCCATGTGGATCGACGACCCGACGGGCCAGGAGCGGCGGGACAACCCGAAGGCGAAGACCCGGGTCACGGAGTCCGGCAAGGTGCAGGTGCTGATCTTCCGGCGGGCGGCGAAGATCGGGCAGCGCAAGAAGGTCTACCGGCGGGACCCGAAGACGGGCCTGAAGGTCGTCGTCTCCGACACCCCCGCGCACTACCCGGGCGCCCCGGGCCGGATCGGGTGGCGTGAGGCGAAGCAGCCGTGGACGCGGCCGGGCAAGCGCCCTGGAGCCATCCACCCCGGGAACATCGGCGTCTGGTGGCGGCACCCGGGCCTGAAGCCGCGCTCGTTCCTGAACACCTCCATGACCCTGGCAGCGCAGAAGCACGGCCTGCTGGCCGGGCGGGTCTACGTGGCAGACAAGGGGTGGAGAAACTACGTACGCTTGCACGGCGAGGAGTTCAAATGACACTGGTCTGGTCGGAGATCAACAAGTTGGGTAAGTGGGCGCCGGTCGACTCCGAGGAGCACATCGACCCCTCGGAACTGAATGTGGGTCACGCGTATGACCGGCTGGACGACAGGCACGTGCGCAGGCTGACCGACTCGATCAGCCAGCACGGCTACAGTCCGGAGCAGCACGGCCAGCTTGGGCTGAACATCACCGACCACGGCGAGAACATCTACCACCACGCCGACGGCTCGGAGACGCATCCCGAGGACCATCTGCACCATGCCCACTTGCTGAAGGCGTTGCAGAACATGGGTCACGGCCCGGTGCCGGTGCACCTCCACGACCAGGCGTCCGACCCCGAGGGTGAGCCCGCGCCGAGGTACTGGCATGGCACCACGGTCAAGGACTTGGAGCAGGTACATCCGAACCACGGGACCAAGGGCAACTTCGGCAACAACCTCGGCGTCCACGAGCCCGGCTACGCGTACGCCACCAGCCGGAGAAGCGCGGAGCACTACGCCGACCAGGCCGCGTTGACCCACGGCGGGCGCCCTCGCGTCTACGAAGTCCACCCCAACGGCCCGGTCGAGAAGGACCCGCAGTACGACGGCAACGGCAACCACCGGGGCAACAACGACGACGACGTCCGGTCCCGGCACGGCTTCACCGTGGTCGGTGAAGAGGACCTCGGACATCATGACAAAGACGACGACTGGCACTGACTCCGGGACAGCGGTCCATGCAGCCCTTCATCAGTGACTCTTTGCCCGGAGCCTGATGTCGAACTGCATGGACCATTTGTGAGAGAGCGCCTCACACTTATAGGACGGCTGTCGGGGCGAAAGTACTTACTCTCTCCCCGGATCTTCTTCTGACACAGAGGGCCTGTCCGCCCCTCCTGCCGCGCCCTCAAGGGGTGACGGAGGAGGGGCGTACGTGTACATCACCAGGGTCAAGGCGCTCGCGGTCGAGGCGCTGCAGGCGGTGTTCGACGACCAGTACCCCGTGACGGAGTTCCGGGGGCTGCGGTGCTCGCTGGAGTACCCGGTCGAGCAGATCCGGCTGCCGCAGGTGTGGGTGCGCTACTCGGACACGGGCCCGCTGAAGCAGGCCGGTGTGAAGCACACTGAGGACGTCGACCCGGTGACCGGCGGCCGGACGCACCCGTACACGCGCTTCAAATTCGAGGGGTCCTGGGAGTTCGTCATCGTCGCGCTGTCGAGCGTCGAGCGGGACCGGGTCTACGACGAGCTGATCGCGACGATCGCGTTCTCCGGGTTCGACACGGTGCGCAGCCGGTTCAGGGTCTACCTGGAGGCCAACGACCTGATCGACCTGACGCTGCGCACGGACGAGATCGAGTCGACCGGGGAGTCGGCCGAGCCGGGGACGCCGTGGGGCACGGACGAGGTGCTGTACGAGCGGACGCTGGCCGTGGACCTGATTGGGGACTTCGCGGCCGACCCGGAGACCGGTGTCATCGTGCCGCTGTCGAAGATCCAGATCACGCCCACGGTCGACCTCACCCTGGACAACGAGGCGCGCGGCGAGGGCTTCGACGTCTGGCACTAGGGCCAGAAAGTGCGCACGTTGTCGGCCAGTTCGCGCTTGAGGGCCGGGTTGACGATGGAGACGATCATCTCGACGTCCAGCTGGCCGACGGCGGGCCAGAGGAGTTCCCGGGCCTTGGAGTACTTCTCGGCGAGGCGCTGTCGCTTGTCCTCGGGAAGCTGGGCGGCACGGTCGGGACGGCTGTTGTGCGCGTTGTCGGCGACCTTGACCAGGGCGGCGGAGCGCTGCTTGGTGATGCGCCGGATCTTCTCCTCGTAGGGCACGCCGGGCTGGTTGGTGACGGCCTCGACGATGCGGACGACATGCTCGGGAACTCCGGCCTTCACGAGGGCCTCGGCCGTCCAGTCCGTGTCCTCAATGATGTCGTGGAGCAGTCCTGCCCGCTCCAGGTCCTTGCCGAACGGCGCGAGCCCTTCGGCCACGGCCTCGACGTGCTCGATGTACGGGACGCCGATCTTGTCGGCCTGGCCTGCGTGGGCGTCTCGGGCGAGGCGGTAGGTCTGAATGACGGTCAGCTCCATGGGGCCAATCCCACCACGAACTCCTACTGGAACTACTAGTTGACCTACTAATTTCTCCCAGATTAGTAGTTCGTGCGGTCTCGCTGTCCGTCGGCCTGCTGTCGCCCTCAAGGGGTGACAACTGGCCGACGCGACTGGTGGGTGGCATGCCCGATATCTCTTCTGCGACGTACACGCCGCCTGGCGTCTACGTCTCCGACGAATCGACTCCTACGGTCACCCCGCGTTCGGTGTCGACCTCGACCGTGACGCTGATCGGGCCCGCGCTGGGCTACGAGACGTTCTCCGAGGTGGTGACGGTCTACTCCGGCTCGGCGACGCCGCTGACGCAGAAGGGCGTCTACACGACGGCGGTGGTGGGGCCGCCCGCGATCGCGGCGCCGGTCGTCACGTCCCTGGCGGGCGTGGTGATGGAGTACAGCACCGACTACACCTTCGAGGTCGTGGCCGGGTCCGGCGGCGCGCCGACGGCGATCACGCAGATCCGGCGACTGTCTGCGGACGAGGGCGACCTGACGCAGCCCAGTCCGAAGGGGCTGAAGGACGGCGACCAGGTCCGGGTCACGTACGCCTTCACGTCGGCGACGTACTACGAGCCGACGGTCTTCGAGGACTTCGACCAGGTGGTGGCCACGTACGGCCCATCGCTGGTATCGGTCGCGCCGACGGACCCGACGGCCTCGCAGGTGGCGTCGCCGCTGACGCTGGCGGCGAAGATCGCCCTGGAGAACGGCGCGTCGAGCGTGCTGTGCGTGGCGACGGACCCGACGGCCGGGGACTTCCAGGCGCAGCTGAAGGCGGCGTACAAGAAGCTGGAGACGGACTACCGGGCTCAGCTCCTGGTGCCGCTGCTCGTGGACGGTGCGTACGACGCCCACACGCCGACGAACGTGGCGAACCTGCTGACGGACGTGAAGCTGCATTGCGAGACGGCGGCGGCCGAGGGCTACGGCCGGATCGCCTTCACGGGCGTGGCGACCACGTACGACAACACGACCGGGCACGACCAGCTGGCGGTCCAGCAGAGCAGCAAGCGTCTCGCGCTGGTGTATCCGAACCGGCTGCTGGCGTTCAACTCGGCGGTCAACGCCTCCACCGAGATCGACGGGTTCTACCTGGCGGCCGCGATGGCCGGACGGCTGGCCCGCAACCCCGTCGCGCGCGGGCTGACGAACCAGTCGCTGACGTCGTTCACCGGCCTGCCCGCGACGATCGCCCAGGGCATGACCCGGACGTTCAAGAACAACCTGTCGAAGTCCGGCGTGGCGGTGGCGGAGATCAACCAGGCGTCGCAGCTGATCGTGCGGCACGGGGTGTCGACGCTGATGACGTCGGTGCTCACGCAGGAGATCTCGATGACCCGGGTCGGCGACACCCTGCTGCAGATGCTGCAGACGGGCATGCAGAACTCGGGGCTGATCGGTGAGCCGATCACGACGGAGATGACAATCAGCGTGAAGTCGTCGCTGATCGGTCTGCTGGAGCAGGCGGTGTCGGACGAGGTGATCGTCTCGTACGCCAACGTGCAGGTGCGGCAGCTGTCGGCGGACCCGTCGATCATCGAGGGGACGTTCTCGTACAAGCCGCCGATCCCGATGAACTACATCGTGATCAAGTTCGCGGTCGACCTGTCGACCGGCGACACGACCACGGAGGCGACGGAGGAGGCGGCCTGAGCCCGCGCGGCAGGCGTCGTGACGGGCCCCTGCCGCGCTTTATGGAGGACCCCTGGTGTGAGGGCGCCGGGGGTCCTCTGCTGTCAGTCCTTCAGGAGTCCGATCCGGGTGAACAGCTCGCGGTCGGCCAGGACCGCCGCACGGTCGGCGTAGTTCGCCGGGCGGCTGCGGGACCGCTTCCTGGCGACGTCGGCGAGGATGGCGAGGATGGCAGCACTGCCCTCGTCTGGAGCCTCGTCGTGCACCGCCTTGGCACGTTGATAGGCCGCTTCCAGACGTCTGCCTTCTTCCGACGGGACTCCTGGAAAGTGCTCGACGGCGCCCCAGGACCTCGCTGCCAGGTCTTGTGCTCTGACCATGGTTGTACGCATGGCCTCACGGTAGCGCGGCCCGCTGCTGTCCGTCGCCGCCCATCCCGCCCCAGTGGGTGAGACCTACGGATGGGGTGGTGAGCGTGCCTGCAGGAAAGGTCCGCGTAACTGGAAGTGGATATTCCACTTTCGTCTATGCCGGTAAGCCGATCGCGTTCCTCAACTCGGTGGAGGACGCCGGGCAGCGCGCCTGGTCGGACAAGGGCCAGCCCTACGCATTCATCCAGCCCCTCGGCGCGCGGACGCCGGTGGAGATCGCGACGTCCCGGGTTCTCGGTGGCGCCACCCTGCAGCTCACGATCCAGGAGCTGTGGAACCAGGCGCACTGGGAGCAGATGGCCGGGATGGCCGGGACCAACAACATCGTCGAGATTTTCGACCGGCTGTCCCGGACGGCGAACTACGTCACCGCGCAGACGATCATCAAGCCGCCGGGCACCGAGTCCAACCCCTCGCGCTGGCGCGGCAAGATCTACCACAACGTCACGATCGTCGACATCATGGACGGCGACACCCTGACGGTCGGCGGCCTGGACGTCGCCAAGCCCGTGGTCTGCGCGTACACCCACTCCACCCGCCTGCGCTGACCAGGAGCACGACGATGACGGACACCACCTACGGCACCTACGACCCCGCCGACCGGCCGGGCCGCAAGGCCACCACGCCGGAGCCGTCGGCCCCGCTGAAGGGCGCGGACGGCACGGACCTGCCGTCCTTCGACCAGGGCTACGCCGAGCCCTTCAAGGGCCTCACCTACCTGGGCGCGCTGACCAAGGAGTTCTCCTGGCTCGGCCACACCTTCGTCATCCGCACCCTGGGCCTGGACGACCAGCTCGCGATCGCCCAGGTCGCGGCGAAGTACAAGGACGGCGGCGAGCAGCTCGCGTACACCACGGCGGTCGTCGCGATGTGCGTGGACTCGGTCGACGGCGAGTCGCTGCCGTCCCCGTACGGCGAGGACCAGGACCTGGCCGAGTGGGCGCACCGGCGGTTCGGGTACGTCAAGGCGAACTGGTACCAGCCGACGATCAACCGCGTCTGGCAGGAGTACCTGGAGCTGGAGGACAAGGTGGCCGAGGTCGTCGAGGCCATGGGAAAAGCCTTCGGCCCGGCCGCGTAGACCCGTGGCTGGAACGCCATCTGCGGATCGCTGAGCGGCGGGGCCTGCTCTCGGGGCGGCGCCTGTCCAGGGTGCAGCAGTTCGGCCTGGAGCTGCTCATCCTCGCGGACGGCTGGGCCGCCGGTGAGGACCAGGAGGAGCGGCTGCGGCTGGCGCTCGTCTCGGCCGGTCGCGACCCGCTGGAGGTTATCGAGCGGGAGCCGGACTCCGACGACGACTTCGATCCGGCGGCCGACGAGGACAGGGACTTCGACTACTCCGCCGTCGACTGGCAGAGCGATGCGTCTGCAGACGACTGGGAGCGCATGCAGGAGGTCCTGTCCTCCTCGCGGGTCACGGTGTCTGGGGCCGGGCGCGCGGGTGCTGACGCCCCGCCGGTGCCGGACATGAGCGACGGATTCGATCGGGAGTGGCAGTAATGGCGACGCCTCCGCCGCCCTCTGGGGACGGCAGCGCACCGCAGGGGCTCACGGGCTCCCTGCAGCGGCTGGTCATGCAGCTGCAGGCGCTCATGCACCAGAACCAGAGCCAGCAGAACCTGCCGTCGAGCGCGGCGACCGCGTTGCGTCAGGCCCGCCAGAACATCCTGAGCCCGCAGGCGCTCCTGGGCGGTCAGGTGCCGCCTGCGGTGGCCCCGACCGGGCAGTGGCTGCAGCAGCAGGCGGCGTCCTTCCTGAGCCAGGTCATCCTCGGCCAGCCCCAGCACCGGAGCGGCAACCCCGCTGGCCAGCCTCCGGCGCCGTCCGGGCCGACCTCTCCAGCCCCCGCGCCGGGTCCTCCGGCTGTTCCGCCGCCCGTTCCCGGCATGCCGTATCCGTACCCGTACGGCATGCCCTATGGCTCTCCCTACGGCACCCCGTACGGGCCCACGCCGTACAACGGTCCCCAGCCCGGCCCGTACCCGGGGCCGATCGTCGCGCCCTCGCACCCTGGCGGAGGCGGAGGTGGCTCATCGACCGGCGCGGGGTCCTGGACGCGGGCCATGCTGCCCGCCGTCGGCAGGCTGGCGTTCGGTCCGTGGGGCGCTGTGGCGGGCACCGCGCTGTCGGCCGCGACCCAGATCCCGGCCGAGATCCGTTCCCAGCGCGATAAGAACGCCTACTACCAGTCCATCGAGGGCGGCTCGAACGTTGACGGCTTCGCCGAGCGGGCTCACGAGGAGCTGTACCGCTGGTCGACGCCGATGGTGTTCTCGTCGGAGGAGGCCCGGAAGGCGTTCAAGGGCGTGACCAAGCTGGGCTACAACTCCAAGGTCGAGGACGGCATCGGCCGCCAGGACGCGCTGAACTTCCTGTACCACGGCAAGACCCGGCGCGGGCAGACTGTGGACGAGGGCCTGCAGCAGCTCCAGGTCAACTCGAAGAACGCCCTGGGCAGCCTCAACGACCTCAACGACGCCCTGAACGCAGTCTCCGACAGCGCGGGCAAGGCCGGGATCAACGCTCAGATGCAGCGCGCCGAGTTCACCCAGCTCATGAACACGGCCATCAAGAACGGCTACGGCTCCTCCGCGACCGACGTGGCCTCGGCCGAGCAGCAGATCAAGATCGGGTACGGGCGGTCGTTCCAGGACGTGGATGTCTCCCAGCGTCTGGGCCTGAACCGGGCCTATATGGCCTCCTCCACGACCGGCATGAGCGTGTCCGACTACCTGACGGCCGGGGTGACGGGGAAGCTCGCGGCCGACGCGAAGCTGGACCAGACGATCGCCCGGACCGTGCTGAAGGCGGGCGTCGAGGCGTGGATCAAGGAGGAGATCTCCAAGGCGGGCGGCGCGGGCAACCTCTCCGAGGACGTTGTCCAGCAGATCGCCGAGGAGATGATCCGGAAGTTCTACCCGAACGACTCTCCGGCGCTCGCGCAGGCCGTCGCGACGCTCTCCGGTCTCCCGGACCTGGGCAGCGACCCGGTGAAGGCGGCCATGTGGCTGGTGCAGCAGTACAACGAGAAGGGCGCCGCCGCACAGTCGGAGAAGACGTCGGCCGAGGACAAGAAGAAGCAGAAGGAGACCAGCAAGAAGAACCAGGTCGCCACCGGCGTCGGCGAGCTGATGCGGGCGCCGCAGAACGACCGGGGGCCGGGCGCTGGCAAGAACGCGCTCGGCGGCGACCTGGACCGCGAGCACGAGGGCGGCTTCCTCGGCTTCGGCGGCCACAACTCCGACGCCTACAACGCCTACCAGGCCTGGCACGACAAGAAGGGTGGCCAGGAGGACCCGGTCATCTACCACCTGCTGAACAAGATCAAGGGCGACAACGACTCGAAGGTCGCTGTGTCGACAAAGGACGGCAAGAAGGTCATCCCGCTGGCCGACGCGATCAAGCGACACCGCAACGAGCTGGCGTCCGGCAAGGCCGTCGTCGTCGAGGGCGACCAGGCGGGCAAGACCGTCGAGGAGATCGTCGGTAAGGACAAGGTCGACCCGCTGCGGGACTTCTCCAAGGAGGCCAAGGCCACGGAGAAGGAGGGCGAGTCGTACGCCCAGTGGGAGAAGAAGCACACCGAGAAGGACAAGAAGGGCCGGGAGAAGCTGGAGATCACGCTGTCGGCGGAGGCCCGGCGTCTGCTGACCGTCATGGACTCCACGGGTGTCAGCGGCTCGGCCGCGACCGCGCAGCCTCCGCTGAGCCCGTGGCCGTCGAACCCCAGCTACCAGGAGTAGGCCATGGCGCTGGCATCCCTGGGCTTCGCCGGAGGCCCCCAGGTGACCTTCCGGATCAACCCCGACTCGATCGACTGGGGATTCGACATCCACACCACCGTCACGCAGACGGTCGGCGGCCGGGTCGTGCACGTCACCGGTGCGACCCTGCGCGACATCACGGTGGCCGGGCACCTCGGCGAGAACCGCAAGGCGGGACCGTCTCCCGACGGGAACACGGACCACGCCGGGGTCAGCTGGCGCCTGCACGAGGCGTTCGTCGCCAAGTGCCGGGCCATCATGGACTACCAGTCCAGGGACTCCCGGACCCTGGGGAAGATGCACGCCCCGGCCGTCTTCAACTACCCGCCGCACAACTGGCGCTGGAAGGTCTACCTGACCGAGGTCGCCGACCTCGACGGCCAGGCCAGCATCGAGCACCGGACGGGCAAGTTCTCCCACGGCTACCGCATCCAGCTGTTCATCGTGCAGGCCGGAAGCGACTCGCTGGTCAAGGCGGGCTCGTCGAACAATGCGGTCGACGCCGCGCAGGAGAAGGCGATCTCCTCGTACATCGCCCGCATCAGCGAGGGCATCGGCTGGAAGCAGACCGAGTACAACGGCGGCCTCATCGACGGAAAGCCCGGCGAGGAGACCGACAAGGGGCAGGAGGAGTAGATGGCGAACCAGTGGGGCTCCGACGTACCCGTGTCCATGCCGCAGCCGCTCCCAGGCGACCTGAAGGGCATCGTGGACATGGGCGGCTTCACCATGACCGTGGACGGCCTCTTCCCGGACCTGTCGGCCGCCGACCACGAGCGGCTGGCCACGCCCACCTACGCGCCCTTCAACCCGCTGGACCGGCGCGTGGAGACCGTCCCCGACCCCGAGGAGGACGAGTCGTGGCAGACGGACGCAAGGGCCTGAACTGCACCCTCACCTACCCCCGGGGCGGCGCCAACCAGGTCTTCCGGGCCCGGGTCGACGCCGTCGGCCACGGCATGGTGATGGTCGCCGACAGCTCCAGCGGCCGGAACTCCCGCGCCTACTACCCGCACCGCGCGACCCCGTCCCGCTTCTACCTGCGGGTCCTGCTCAAGGGGTACAGCGAGCGGAAGGCGTTCGCCGACTGGATGCAGCGCTACGCCGACTACGTCATGGACCCGGGCCTGCCCGCAGGAGACCGGTTCCCCGACATGCGAGTCCTGATCCCGGCGCGGAACTTCGACCGCGAGGGCGTGCCGCTGACGGGCTTCGAGTGGGGCGACCAGATCGGCGCGATGCTCTGGACGCCGACCATCACCTTCGAGACCACCCGCGAGCCGCAGGACACCGAGAAGTGGGCCGCCAGCTCGTTCGTGGCGGCCGAGGACCCCGACATGAAGTACTTCTGGCCGATGGGCACCCAGCTCGGCGGCAACGCGGTGCCCTCCGGGAACTACCAGAACATCATCGATGGCAGCGACGGCGGCTCCGACCCGGGCCAGACACCGCCGAACATCGGGATGAACGAGGGCACCCTGCCGAGCGAGCGGTACGACTACGGGGAATGAGCGAAGCCGCCCCCTGAGTCTCTGGCCGGAGCGCGGGAGCGGCTTCTCTTCCAACAACGCGACCAGCTGGGCCGGTCCTGGGGGCAAGGCTACGGGGTCTCGTACTGGTCTGTCAGCAGAATGACGCGGGGCCAGGCTCCCGGTCTGCCCCGGGTCACCTGGCCCCACTTGCAGCCGCCCACGGCAGCTGCCTCTGCTCTCATGGTAGCGGCCCGCCCTACGTTCTTCGGCACGGGCGGGCCGCTCAGCCGGACGAAGGCCGACTCCCAACGACGGGAAGCGCCCTCAGCGTAGCGGGGCTCGTGTCTCCTCGTCCGCCATTCGCCCCAAGGGGCGGAGGTGGTCCTGATTCCGAACTTCGTGAGTGCGCCGGGCGTGAAGGTCTACATCGCGACGGAGAAGCACGGGATCATCGACGTCTCCGACGACCTGGTCGACGGTGAGCTGGTCCGTCGCTCCGACGGCGTCTCCACGTTCCGGTTCGCCCTGCAGAACGCGCGCCGGAAGTACGACGGGGTGCTCACGCCGAACGACCGCATCAGCGTGCAGATGAAGCGGCTGAAGTGGGTCCAGGTCTTCACCGGCTACCTCAACAAAGTGCCGCTGGTGACCGCGTGGCCGCGCGTCGTCCACGTGACCGCCTCGTGCAGCCTCAAGCGCCTGCAGTACTGGTTCTGGGACTCTCACGCCGAGGCCTCGCAGGCCATGGTCCGCCAGGCCCTCTCGGACGCGGCCAAGGACAACACCATCTCCGACGGCGGCATGACCAACGTCGTCCTGACGATCCTGAAGAAGGTCGTCGGCTGGCCGGAGTCGAAGGTGCACATCGCCCGGATCCCCGGGAACTGGTACTCGGTCATCGAGGCCCTGGCCAAGCAGATCAACGCCGAGCTGGACGAGGCCGACGAGGTCGCGCGGACCCTCCTCGAATCGCTGGGCACCGCGTCCGTGGGAGCGGGGGGCGCCGACGCGTCCGCCCTGACGGGGACGTACGGCGGGTTCAACAGCTCCGAGCAGAAGTCGAACGCGGCGACGATCTACTCCGTCGGCAAGCAGCGCGGGGCGTCGACCCGGGACTGCATCATCGCGATCATGACGGCGATGCAGGAGTCCGGCCTGAACAACCTCACCCACGGCGACCGGGACTCCGTCGGCCTGTTCCAGCAGCGCCCGAGCCAGGGCTGGGGCACCCGGGAGCAGATCATGAACCCCGAGTACGCGGCGGGGAAGTTCTACGAGACACTCTTCAAGCTCAAGGGCCGCGACCGGCTGGAGATGTGGGAGGTCTGCCAGAAGGTCCAGCGCTCTGCCTTCCCCCGCGCGTACGAGAAGCATGAGAAGCCCGCGACCGCGATGGTCCGCGACCTGGAGAAGGGCGGCGGGTCGAAGGACGCCCTTGACTCGAAGCCGCAGGGCACCATCAGCGGTGTGGCCCTCGCGCAGCTCGCGGTGAACTTCTGCAAGAAGTACCCGTCGATCCCGTACACCCAGCAGTACGGCGGCACCCAGATGAGCATCCTGAAGGCCGAGCCGCCGCCCGGCCTGGACTGCTCCAGCTTCATCCAGGCCATGTACCTGCGCGGGCTGGGGGCGCTGTACAACGTGCCGCGCGTCGCCTCCGCCCAGTACGCCTTCTGCAAAAAAATCTCGGTCAAGACGGCTCTGGACACGCCGGGCGCGCTCCTCTTCAAGGGCTCCAGCCCGAGCGGGATCCACCACGTCGAGATGAGCCTGGGCAACGGCAAGGACACGATCGGCGCGCACAGCAGGCGGGCCAACCCGAACGTCGGTGTCGGTCCGACCCTGCCTGCCTCGTACTGGGACTACGGCGGCTTCCTGCCGCGCATCTCCTACACCACCGGCGCGGGCGGGGTCATCTTCGGGGAGAACGACGGCGGCACCGAGATCCCGGAGCCGACCGACCCGGGCGTCGAGCTGGTCACCGGCGCCGACGCGCCCGGCTACAACCCGGACGACCCCTTCGACAAGATGTTCGGCGACAACGCGTGGCTGCCGATCAGCACCGCCGAGAACGACCCGAACTACTTCATCGCGCAGGCCCTGGTCGGTCCGCGCGCGCTCCTCAACGACCAGCCGCTGCTGCCGTACCTGAAGAACCTCTTCAACTCGACGATGCGCTCGTTCTGCTCGGCCCCGAACGGCGACCTGATCGCCTGGTACCCGGACTACTACGGGATGTGGGGCACGGCCGCGAAGATGGTGATCGAGCCGATCGAGGTCCAGGACTTCGAGGTGTCCTGGAGCGACGACTACATGGTCACGCACCAGTTCGCCGTGACGGCACCGCTGGGCGGCAACCTCTTCGACCCGGCGACCGGCACGGTGCAGAGTTCCGTCGGCGAGAGCTACCTGGCCCAGGCCGCCATCCTCACCAGCGGTGTGGTGACGATCGACTTCCCGGGCGTGTGGAAGGCCCTCTTCGGGATGGACATGTCCGAGAAGGAGGCGGAGGAGTACGCGAACTGGATCAAGCAGCGGTTCGGCGCCCGGCCGGACTACCAGCAGCTGCCCGGCCTGGTCGGCCCGAAGGCCCAGTTCTTCTCCGCCATCTTCCTGTTCCTGCGCCAGTTCGCCTACCAGTACAGCGCGTCGATCCCGCTGACGTGGATGCCGGAGGTGTGGCCGGGGATGCTGCTGCAGTTCCCCGCCTTCAACTTCCAGGCGTACGTGACGACGGTGACGCACTCCTTCAAGTTCGGCGAGAGCGGCTACTTCAACACCTCGGTCCAGGTGGCCGCTCCGGCCCGGCTCACGGGCGGCAAGAAGCTCCTCGGCCTGCCGATGGCGGGAGGCAACTGATGATGCCGATGCGCGGCCCCGGCAACGCGGCCTCCTACGGCCTGGGCTGGACCATCAAGCAGGTCAAGGTGAAGGAGATCCTCCCCGAGAAGCGGATGGCCATCTGCATCGACACCGAGGGCCAGTACCTGGAGGCCACCACGGCCATCCACCGCACCGGCATCGAGCTGGAGGTCGGCCAGACCTGGGTCGTCGACCGGACCTACGGGGTCTGGTCCTTCGCCGCGAGGCTGGAGTTCGGGGCATAAGGAGGGGCGGCCGAATTCTGTGACATGCATGTCACAGTTTCCGACCGCCCCAGATCTGTGACATGCATGTCACAGAATCAGGTCAGCCTCCGAGCAGCCCTTCGGCCTCGGCCACCCGCTTCTTCATCTCGTCCACGTACTCCTGCGCGGACTGCCGGTCGCCGACCTTCACCAGCTCCTTGAGCAGCCCCAAGTCGATCTTTCCTGCGGCGCGGGCCTCCCTGAGGCGTTCCGAGACGGGGCGCGGCTGGCGTCCTTCAATCGCCTTTGGCTCCTGAGCAGCGAGAGCAGTAGCGTCCATGAGGCGACGCAGGCTCTTCACGGCTCCCACGGTCACTGGCCCCTTGGCTGCCAACTCGACGTATTTCTCCCGCAGGAGGGCCGGGTCGTCCTTGCCCAGGGTGTAGAGCTGCTCCACGACCAGCTGGGCCAGAGGAGACTCAACAAGGCCTTCGAGTGCCGAGTAGACGACGTGATGCCGAATCGCGCGGTAGTAGATGTGCCGCTCGAACCCGATGGACTTGGCGAACTTCTCGACGGACTTGTGACCGCCCGCCTTGTAGCTCCCCTTCTTCTGGACCTCGGAGAACCAGCGCCCCGTGATGATCCAGTAGTTGGCCTCCAGCCGGGCAAACCTGTCTCCGGCTGCCTCACCGACCTTGCGGATCTGACGTTCCGCATAGGCAAGGTGCTGAAGGTCACTGATGTCCTTCGGCGCCGGAACGTACGTGAAGGGGTCCTCCGGCTCGGGATCGTGCACGATACCTTCGATCGGCGCCGGAGCAGCCGGGTTGGGCACCTGGGGCTCCTCGGCCGTGGCACCTGTTCCGGCGGTTTCGGAAGGCGCCTCTTCTCCACGCCGGGCGACCGGCTTTCCTGCGGCTCTGCGGGCGGCTGCGGCCTGGGCTCCCCGGCCGCCGAACTTGGCTGCGGCGGGACTCTTCCCGCCGCTCTTGGCTGCGGTACTCACGCGACCTCGTCCTCCTCTTCGATGATGCCCTTCATGGCGTGACGGACCAGAAGTCCCCACTCCTCCAGATCGCCCCTCTTCGGCATAACGTTCCAGGACCGACCGTGGTGGGGGGCCTTGCTGATGTCGAAGTAGGGGTCGAGGAAGGGCGGAGGCACGAAGTCCTCGTCCTCGTCACTGAGGTCCTCCGCCATCGCCTCACGCTCCTCCTCGGCGAGGGTGGAGGTGAAATCACACCTCGTGAAGAAGTTGTAGACCGAGAGGCCCTCCTGGTTGAGGATCGCCGCGCTGGCGGCCGTCTGCAGGGTCGCCTGAATGCGGTCGGTCTCCCACCCAGACGGCGCGCTGGGCATGAGCAGCAGGCGTGCCTGCGCGCACAGGTCGATGAAGGTCTCCTTGTCGCCTCCTCCGAGGTCGACAATGACCACGTCGTGCTTCTCCCGGAGCGGCCGGAGTCGCTTCTTCAGGGAGATGGCATCCGGCCCCGTGGAAGGGTGCACCACCAGCTTGAACGGGATCTTGTCGCCCATCCTCTTGTGCATGGCGTACCAGCGGGCGATGGACTGCGAGTTGTCGTCGGTGTCGACCACGACCACGTCGAGGCCCAGCACCAGGGAGAAGTAGAGGGCGAGGTAGAGCACAGTGGTGCTCTTGCCAGTGCCGCCCTTCAAGATTCCGACGCCGATGACGAAGCCTCGGCGGGTCTTCACCCACTTCACGATGGCCTGGATGGGGGCGATGAGTCGGCGCAGTTCCTTCTCACTGTCCGGCTTGTGTCTCCAGTTGGACATGTTTTCAACTCCTAGGCGGGATGACGCCCCACATCTTGCCGTACGGCACTGCGTCCGTGGGCCAGGAGGCCGTGTTTCGGGCCGGATCGGCGCCAGAAAGGGGTGAGGAGGTGGCCCATGAAGACGCTGGCGCTCGTTGGCGGAGACCTGGCCCTCGGTGAGGGCGGCTACCGGACGGTCACGGGTGCGCCCCGGATCCGGCAGGACCTGGGCCTGGCGCTTGCCGAGCCGTTCGGGCACGACCCGTACCACCCGGAGTTCGGCTCGGTGCTGGCCTCGCACATCGGTGAGCCGCTGACGGCCGAGCTGGAGCTGCTCGTGCGGTCGGAGATCGTGCGGGTCATCCAGCAGTACGTGGACGCGCAGCAGGCGCAGATCGCGGCCGACGCGCTGTCCCGGTCACGGTCCCGGTTCAGCTACCAGGACGTGGTCAAGGAGGTCACGTCGATCAACACGGAGCTGCAGTACGACACGCTCAAGGTGACGATCGCGCTCAAGACCCAGTCCGGTGCGACGGTCAAGGTGCTTCGGACGGTCACGACGTAGCCATGTCTCGCGCGAACCGCTCCAGCTCCTGCTCGGTGATCGGTTCGGGCCGGGGGCGGGCGATCACGTTCAGGGAGCCTGCCTGTTCCCCGCCGAGGATGTAGCCGTAGGCGACGAGGGCTGTGTCACGGGTCTCGTAGTGGCCGGGCAGGTACCCGTACCAGTCGCACGCCATGGTGAAGCTGTCGATCATGTCGCGGACACGGAGCTGGCCAAGGCGCGAAGAGGAAGCCGGGGAGTCCTCGTCGTCGCGCAGGTCTGGGCGCAGGAGGTCCTCCAGGTCGGCGACAGTGAGGGCCTCGCCGACGTAGGCGTCCAACGTGGCGCCTCCGCCTCCGAGACGGATACCGTGAGCGACCTTCTCGGCGTCGAAGTCTGCGTAGTCGGGCATGCTGCTGCTCCTTGTGAGGGGGGTCGGCGGGGACTCGAACCCCAGCTTGGTTTGATGCCATCGCCCGTATCTCCAGACCCCACGGTGGCGACCCGCAGGCGACCCATGAGCAACGTACGCGGCATCGGCCGCGTGGTCACGGAATTGCTGTGAGGAGCCTCCCGCTCGTCCTCAAGGGGTGACGAGAGGGAGGGCGCCGCGCATGGGTGTTTCACGGGAGGACATCGTCACGCAGATGCGTGACGCGCTGCTGGTCTCCGACCCGGAGCTGGACACGTCCATCGGCACTCCGGCCCGGAAGATCCTGGACGCGGTCGCGGCCAGCCTGGCGGACGCCTACGTCGAGAACCACCTGCTGTCGTACGCCTACGACATCGACAGCAAGGTGGACCAGGACTTGGACTCGTTCTGCCAGCTGTTCGGCATCGCCCGGATCCCGGCCCGGCGCGCGGTCGGCACGGTCACGTTCTCCCGGACCGGCGACCTGACCGCCACGGTGTTCATCCCCGTGGGCACGGAGATCTCGTCGGCGGCGGACTCGGCGATCGTGGTCACCACGGTCACCGGCGGCACGCTCATGCCTGGGGTCACGTCGGTCACGGTGCCGGTCCAGGCGGTCACGGCCGGGCCGGAGGGCAACCTGGGGGCGGGGACGGCGACCCTGATCACGTCGCCGATCCAGGGGGTCAACTCGGTGGTCAACACGGCCGCCTTCACCGGGGGCACCTCGCGGGAGACCGACTCGGAGCTGCGGACCCGCTGGAAGTCCACGGTCTTCCGGTCGCTGGCCGGGACCGAGCAGATGTACCGGGGCGTGGCCCTGGATGACACGGACTGCTACGCGGTGTCCGTGGTCGGCTCCTCCCGGACGCGGTCGGAGATCCTCCAGGTCCCGGTCAGCGGGGACGTGGTCTGCGAGATCGAGGACGCCCGGTACGTCTACTCGTCGCCGGTGCAGGTGACGAAGGCCGACGGCATCCCGCTGCTGAAGGACTACGACTACGAGTGGATCCCGGCGAACCCGCCGCAGATCCGTGGGCTGTCGTCCACGTTCCCGGCGGCCGGTGAGCTGCTGACCGTGGACTACCAGTACCTGCCGGTGGTGAGCCGGAACGATCCGGACCAGAACATCACCAACCGGATCGACCTCTTCACCGGCGGCATCCGCGCGCAGGGGGCGCAGGCCAGCCTGGTCTTCCAGACCGAGAAGAAGTTCCAGACGGTGTCGACGCTGGACCTGTTCACCGGGGACTGGCTGCGCGCGGACCAGACGCGGCCGACGGCGGCCAACATCTTCGTGCCGCTGCCGTTCGGACCGATCCTGACGGTGCCGTCCACGCTGGTGGTCGGGGCGACGACGTACGGGCTGGCCACGAAGGCGAACCCGCTCGGGACGATCGCGAACGGGGTGACGTACGCCTACCAGGTCGTGCACGAGGACACGGTGGAGGGCTGGACGCCGACGAGCCGGTTCGGTCTGGAGTGGCACCGTACCTACCTGCCCGCCGACGGCACGCCGCTGGCGGTGGGCAACGCGGGCGACTACACGTACAACGAGGTGCCCGCCTCGGTCCAGGACGCGGTCAACCGGTGGCGGCTGGTCGGGATCGACGCGAAGGTCCACCAGGCGAAGCAGCGGTGGCTCAGGTTCTCGCTCGGCGTGATGTACGCGGCGTCCTCCACGGGGGCGGTTGACTCGGTCCAGGACTCGATCAGGACGGCCTTGAGTGACTACCTGAACCGGATGGACTTCAACTCCAGCATCCAGATCTCCGACGTCCTCGCGGTCATCCACCAGGTGCCCGGGGTGGACAACGTCCGGCTGCTCCACGGCGGCGACGTGACCGGGTACAACCCGGCCAACCCGAACGCCTCGGTCGTCGGGATCCAGGAGATCGTGCCGAACTCCTCCCCGGACTCGGCCGCGCTCAAGTCTCACGTCGAGGCGTCGACCGGCCGGGCCAAGGACGTCTACTTCCGCGACGACGAGCTGCCGGTCCTGGGCGGTATCGCCTTCAAGACCCTGGCCCGCAACAGCTTCGGAGTCCTGTGATGGCGACCGACGACCAGCTCCACCAGGGGCAGGGGAACTACGGCAGGGACGTGATCCCGGGCGGCCTGATCCCGCTCCAGGCCGACATCACCGTGCCGCAGTCCACGGCGCTGGCCAGCGGCACGGGCATGCTGGTGGCGGACCTGGCCGTGTCCGAGCAGCTGCGGCACTTCCCGGAGGAGATCTACGACCTCCGGCCCACCTCGCACCTGGTGCGGCTGATGCAGGCCCTGCTCGGCGACTCCGGTGTCGGGCAGCTCCGCAAGAGGCTTCTGATCGCGCAGCTGGAGAGCCTGTCGTCGTCCGGGGCCAGATTCTTTGATCTCGACCGGTTCTACGGTGCGCTGTTCGGTGCCACCAGGACCGGTGCTGAGCAGCTGCCGATCAACCCGATGGAGACGTCGACCGCCACGGCGGCGGAGTGGGACTCGATCGAGGCGGCCGACGCGAGCTTCCGGGACCGGATGACGGCGCTCGCGCACTCGATCGCCATGGGCGGGACGCTGCCGGGCCTGCAGGCGGCGGCCGAGGCCGTCACCGGTGTCGAGGCGGACATCTACGAGTCCTGGGCGCTGCTGGACGCTGCCGGGGACCCGGACGAGGCCGGGCACACCTGGGAGTGGATGGAGGGCGGCACCTGGGGCGAGTACGACGGCCAGATCTGGGGGACGCTGGAGGGCACGCCGTTCTACGGCCGGTCCGGTGTCCTGACCCGGTCGGAGGTCCTGGTCCGGGTCAACCGTGACTACGCGGCCACCCCGGCCGGACGGGCGCAGCGAGCGAGTGACGAGTCGGCCCTGGTGCGGGTCCTTGAGCGGGTCAAGCCCGCTCATGTCCTGCTCACGGTCGACACTGACGGGGCTTCGGCGCTGGCGGCGCGGGGGATCGCCGGGGTGCGGGCCGACAGCGAGAACTGGGAGATCGTCACCCAGGTCACGCCCGGTCAAGTCCCCTTGGGCACGAACCCCTACCCGCTGTCGGCGGTGCAGGAGCAGGAGGGGGTTGACCCGGCCTCCGCGCGGGCGCTGCCGCGTCCGCCGCTGACGACGCGGCTGGGTGACGAGTGGTCGTACGGCTCGCAGATGCCAACCTGCCGTTCGTACGCGGTCAACCCTGATGACCCGACGAACTTCACCGAACCTGGAGCGGTCCCGGACCTCGGTCTTGACTCGCTTGACCAGACGGTGGTCTGGCGTGACGGGACGTCGACCGTCTACCGGGCGTCGCTGGGGGCCCTTGACCCGCTGCTGAGCCAGGCCGCGCGGGCGGGTGCCGACGGGGTGCTCGTCGCCAACGCCTACAGCGGCGACCGCCGCACTGTCCTTCCCACCGAGTAAGCCGTAGGGGATCTCATGGCCGACCTGTATCCGGACTACGCCGCGCTGGCCGCCGCGCGGCAGATCGGCGTGGACTACCGGCTGCTGGTGCGTACTCCTCCGGGCTCCCGGCTGGCTCACATCGCAATCCACGGCGGCGGCATCGAGCCGGGCACGCTGGAGATCGCCGACTACCTGGCCGGGTCGGCCAGCCGCTTCTACGCGTTCGACGGCATGCTGACGTCGGGCAACTCCGACCTGTACATCACCTCGACCAACTACGACGAGCCGCAGGTCCTGGACCTCGTCGCGGCCAGCGACTACGTCATTTCCTGGCACGGAACGGCCGGGGACGAACAGGTGACGTACGTCGGGGGCCTGGACACCGAGATCGCGTCCCGGCTGCAGGACGAGCTGGCGCGGGCCGGGTTCGCGGTCGAGGCGGGCGACACGGAGCTGAACAGCTCGGACCCTGCGAACGTCGTGAACAAGGGCTCGCGCGCCAAGGGCGTGCAGCTGGAGCTGACGGCCGCGCTGCGTGAGGCGTTCTTCGAGGACTTCAGCCGAGACGGCCGGGACAGCGGTCCCCGGACCGCCCTGTTCTACGCCTACGTCACGGCGGTCCAGACCGCGCTCAACGGACTGGACGTGCCGGTCAAGGCAGTGGGCACGTCGGCGCGCACCTCGGCTCGGCCGGTCAGTGCGACGGGCTCGGTCTCGGGCGACTACGGAATCCCGGCGCTGGCGCCCTTGACCGTGGACGGCATGCCCCTTGACTCGCTCAAGGACGCGGTCAGGCTCGCCAGCAAGCGGCAGGTCAGCGCGGACAATGAGCGGTTCTGGTCCAGCGCGCCCCGGCCCAACGGGGATCCGGTGCGGGAGGTCTTCGAGTTCGCTCTGGCCTCGGACCGGCCGGTCAACAGGGTGGCGTTCTCTCTGGCACGGTTCCCGCAGCGGGCCTGGGTGCAGTACCGGGACCGGGACGGCCTGTGGCACCCCCTGCTCCAGAAGGGCGGCGGTCCGGTCCAGATCAGCATCATGGACTCGGTCCCGGCGGTCATCCCGACCGGTGTGGCCGACGAGGTGAAGCTGCACCCGCAGCACTTCGGGGCCGGGCACTGGATGCCCCAGCTGGTCGACGTGGAGCCGGTGACCGCGAGCCGGTTCCGGATCGTCATGACCCGGCTGCCGTCGTCGTCGGCGCCGCGCGCCCTGGACGGGCAGACGGTGCCCTACTCGCTCGGGGTCAAGGATGCTCTGGTGTCCTACCGGGCCGCGTCCCTGGCCGACCTGCCGTGGCTTCCCCAGGTCGACGCCGAGAACACGGTGCCGATCGCCGGGTCGACCGACATCCTCGGCTCGCAGGTCGACTACGTCCTGCGCCGGAACCGGGCGGCGAACCTGGTGCCGCCCGCGACCGGTATCTGGCGGTGTGCTCCGCAGCCGGTACCGAACGCCGTGGTGAGCCTGTACCTGGATCTGAGGACGTCCGAGGGCGCCGGTCAGGTCGTGGACCGGCTGTACGTTGACCCGGTCACCTCCGGGCCGTCGGTGAACCTGTACTACACGGACGAGACGGTGGTGCCGGACCGGTTCGTCCCGAGCGACACCCCGCTGACCCTGCCCCTGGTCCGGGCCGCGTCCGAGATGCCGACGGCGGACTCCGAGGGGCTGCTGTTCGAGACGTCCCGCTCGTACCTGGACATCGACAACCGGGCCTGCCAGTTCGATCCGGGTGAGCCGTTCCTGCTGGCCATGACGGTCCAGCCGCAGTTCACCTCGGACGAGACCGGTCAATGGACCATCCTGGACACGCCTGCACTCACGGTCATGATCAGCGATGGCGTGCTGACCGTACGCCTGGGCGAGCGGACGGTGGAGCTGGACCGGGCCCTCTTCGGCTTCAATGCCCGCATCCCGCTTGCCGTCGCCTACGACGGCTCGACGCTGACCGTGCGCACCCCGTGGGACACGCGGATCCAGGAGCACACCCACGTCCAGGGCATGGCGCCGCCGAACATCATCCGCCTCGGCGGGCCGCTGCAGGGCGAAGGCGGTGCCATGCGGCTGGTCAACCTCTTCCTCGCGCGCGGCCGGGCCGCCGATGTCACCACGATCGAGGAGTACTGGGATAGCCCGGCCGCCTACGCGCTGCCGCCGGGACACAACGTGGACCCCACCACGCACACCAGCGCCAGCGCGCTGCTGCGGATGGATCCGGTGCTCATCACCCCGGGCGCCGACTCGGTGTGTCCGTGGGGGCTGATCGGTGGCCCTCCGGTCGCCACCGACGAGCTGGTGTGGACGCCGGTCCCGGGCGACTACACCTTGCGCAAGGGGTTGCTGAAGTTCCGGCCGGTCAAGGCCCGGCACCTGAAGATGGAGTTCACCAACCTGCAGCCGATGGTGCTCACCCCGTCGCAGGCCTCGCCGCTGGTGGAGACGCAGCTGTTTCCTCCCGACAGCGGGCAGCCGTCCGGGGTGATGGCCACGGGCACGTCGGTGTCGGGTGCGGCCCCGGCCGGGGCGCGGGTGGCGACCGAGCAGGGGGCGGTCTACCAGTACATCGACGCGAACCGCATCGTCGGCGGCGCCGCCAGCGATGTGCCGTACAAGTCGACTGAGGCGCTGTACGCGCCGGACCCGCTCGCCGCCCAGCAGCTGCGGCGCTCGGGCCAGCGGTTCCCGTACATGCCGCTGCCGGGCACCCGCTCACCCCGGTTCACCAGCACCGGCCGTCACCGGTACCAGACGATGCAGCTGGCCATGGATACGAAGGTCGGCTACACCGTGGCGATCAGCCAGGTGCTGGCCTACCTCGCCGACCCGGTCGCCCAGCGGGACACCGAGCAGTACGTGGAGCTTTTCCACGACACCACGTACCTGACTGGGTACACCGACAGCGAGCAGGGCGGCTGGAAGCACACCGGGTCCGCGATGGTCACGACTGGCCAGCCGCCGTGGACGGGCACCCGGATGACGTCGAAGGCGTTCATCTCCAAGCGCCGGGTGCTGGCGGTGCAGTTCGCGGCGCAGACCTCGGAGGCCCAGCAGCTGGTCGCCGACCCGGACTTCGACGACCCGAGCCTGCGGTACTGGCGGCCGGTCGGGGACGCCACCATCAAGTCCTCGGACCGGTACGCGTCCACCATCGGCCGGATGGCCGAGGTCGCGCGCGGGCACTCCGTGTCGTCCTGGGGAGCCCTGGAGTCCCGGTTCCCGACCTGGGGCGACTTCGAGGAGTCCAACCCCCTGCCCAACCGGCCTCTGTGGTGGGAGGTGGAGAACTCCACCAGCGAGGCGGACCTGGGCGGAATCGAGTCGCTGCAGCCCGTCCAGCCCGCGCCGGGCGGACGCCTGTACGGGGCAGCCCGCGTCTACACCACGGGGCCGCTGCAGCAGCCTCTCCTCCTGCAGCTGGTCAACGGGGACGGCCGGGTCCTCGCGCAGGCATCCCAGACCATCAACGCCGCCCAGATCGCGGAGTGGTACGTCGGCGTGACCGTCCGCACCAGCGCTCCGTCCGGCTCGGTCACCTGGGACACGGTCTCCGCCAGCGGCACCCGCACCTGGGGCGGGGTGGAGGCCCTCGGCATGTGGGGCGACGTCACCCAGGACTGGGACGTCGACAACATCCATGACGTCCGGGTCCGGGTCATCCAGCAGGGAGAGGCGGGAACGGACGCCTGGCACACCGACAGCCTGGCCGTGTTCAACGACCCCATCATCTGGGAGATCTCCCGCGACGGAGGCATCACCTGGTACGAGATGCTGAACATCCGCAACAACCCGCGCGGCGTGTTCCAGTTCCCCGAACTGCCCGCCGTCGACCGCTCCGGCGGCACCCAGCTCCGGTGGCGGGCCACCGGCTACGCCCCCGATCTGTCGGTGTCGTCGGTCGTCCTGCGCCCCTGGTACGCCACGCTGTCCGGCGCCGTCCCCTACCTCGACACGCTGCAGGCGGCGGGCTCGCCGTCGTCGCTCGCCGACTACTACCCGCCGGTGGAGGCCGACCCGCTGTTCCAGGGCTGGCAGCACCCCATCCCGCAGGACTGGTGGCTGGCCTCGCGCCAGTGGCTGCGGCAGACCGCCCCGAAGACCGACCCGCTGCCCGCAATCACCCTGCCCGAGGCCGTCGCCGAGGGAACAGACGAGGGCAACCCGCCGTCCCCGGCGAAGCGCTCCCTCACCGACGCGTTCGTCCTCAACCGCTAAGGAGCCCCCGTGCGCGCCCACTTCAACCGTGCCCTCCTGGACAGGGAGGGCAACCAGGTCGACACGGCCACGATCCGGCTCCGCGTCGCCGGGAGCACCGACCTGCTCACCGACACCGTCTACACCAACGCCACCGGCGGCGCCACGTACACCAACCCGTGGGAGGCCGTCGGCGGCGAGGTCGACTTCTACCTCGACTCGCCGACCCGGCTGCAGATCGGTATCACGGTCGGCGCCGACCCCGAGCAGCTCTGGGACGACGTCGATGTCCTCGCGGTCGGCGCGGACTCCTCCCACCCGGGCACCGGAGCGGACTCCACCCAGGTCGGCGCGGACTCCCTGTCGTCCGGCCAGGGATCGACGTCCCTGGGCACCGGCGCGCAGGCCACTGCCGACCTCTCCACGGCTCTCGGATACCAGACGGCGACCAGCGAGGCCGGAAGCATCGCCGTAGGCTCCCAGGCGGCCGCCTCGCAGGCCGGGGCCATTGCGGTGGGCCAGTCGGCTCTGTCGTCCGGCGCCCAGGCCACCACGCTCGGCGATGCCGCCCAGGCCGTCTACGACCACTCCACGGCTATCGGCGCGGGCGCTGCGACCGACCGGCCCAACCAGGTCCGGCTCGGCACGGAGCAGGACCAGGTCGACATCCCCGGTACGGTCACCCTGCGCAGCCCAGGCGGAATCCCGTTCCTCCTCGGTGTCACCGACACGGGCATGCTGTTCACGCAGAAGCTGCCCCCGTACGTTCCGCCGACACCGCCCGACGAGGGCGGCGGAGAGTAGACCGGTTGCTGTGTGCCTCCCCCTGTTCGCCCTCCAAGGAGTGAGCAGAGGGAGGCATCGTGGCGCGAGCACACGTAATGCGGCCGATCATCGGCGAGAACGGAGACCTGCTGTACGGCGCGCAGATCACGGTGCGCGAGGCGGGGCTGTCCGTGAAGCTCGCCCAGCCGATGTACAAGGGCCCCACCGGTGACGAGCGCCTGACCAATCCGTACGTCACGGCCAACGGCACGATCGACTTCTGGGTGGACACCCCTCAGCGGGTCTCCGTGCTCGTGGAGAGCGAGCAGCACTCCGACGTCCTGGTCTACCTCGACGCGGCTCCGCCGCCGGAGGAGACGACGCGCTCCGACTCTCCTCTGCTGATCACCGGCTCCCAGGTCCCAGGCAACGTGCTGCTGGCGGGCAACAGTCCAGGGGTCGCAGTCTGGGGCCCGGTGCCGTCGAACTCCGGCGTCACCCCGCAGGTCACCGTCATCGCCGAGGACTTCGCTCTGGGCCGGGACCCGGCGGGCTGGTCCTTCACCCAGGCGGCGACCAGCAAGCGGGGCTACGTCGCCGACGTACCCGCCGACCGGGGCTACACCTATGCACTGGAGGCCACACACACAGGGAATGCGGGCAGTCTTGTCCTCGTCTCCCCGGGCTTCACGTTCATCGAGCCAGGCTTCGTGTCGCTGTGGCTGCGCCCCACCCTGGCCGCTGGCGAGAGCGTCGTCGTCGCGGTCACCAAGGACGGCACGAAGACCGTCCTGGAGACGCTGACCGCGACCCGGGGCTGGGGCTTCTACCGCTATCCGCTGGCCGCTGGCACCTACCAGTCCCTCTCGGTGGAATCCAAAGGGGCGGCCGTCTTCAGCGGCAGCACCGGCCACCAGGTCCGCATGACCGGGCTCAAGGCGATGTACGGCGGCCAGGTCCCCGCGCACACCCACTCCGGTGCCGGAGCCCAGTCCGTCCTCCTGGGGGCCGCAGCCGACGCCTCGGGCGTTGCCTCGGTCGCCATGGGGGCCACGGCCAAGGCAACCGGTGGTGACGCAATCGCCATCGGACGCAGAGCCCAGGCCCTGGCCGACGACGCAATCGCCATCGGCGAGAACGCGAATTCGCCTTCGCAGGAGGCCATCTCCATCGGCGCCCGCTCCGGCGGTTCCCTGGCCGCAACCGGCTGGGCCGCTCTCGGGGCCGACGCCTATGTCGACTCCACCGACGGCACGGCCATCGGGCGGTCGGCCCAGGTCTACGGCGCCAACGGCACGGCCATCGGCTCCGCCGCCTACGTCGGGACCGGCGCGGCCAATGCCCTCGCGCTGGGCCGCAACGCGCAGGCCCTGGCACCGGGCGCCACGGCGCTGGGGCCGGACTCCGTGGTGGCGGCCACCCACTCCGGGTCCACGGCGGTCGGCAGCGGGACCAGGACAACCGGAGCCGAGCAGGTCATGATCGGCGACGCCGACTCTCCGATGCGTTCGGTCGTCATCGCGAACCGCCTGTACGCGCTGGCAGCCGTGAACCTGGGGACCGACGCCAGCAGCAGGCTGGGCTTCTTCGGCGCGGAAGGCACTGTGCGGCCGGTCGTCACCGGGTCGGACGGAGGCGTCCTCGCTCTGAGGAATCTGCTCGGCGCGCTGGCCGGGCTGGGTCTCATCACCAACAACACCACGAACTGAGCAGCCCATGCCTCTGACTTCTGTACCGGGCCAGGTCGCGGCAGGCCCCATCGACGGATTCCTCCGCGACGACACCGAGGACGGCACGCTCGGCCTGCCCGACTATTCTCTCGTGCCGTACACCTATGCCCCGCTGCTGGGTGACACCGGGTCCTCGCCGCAGTGGGTCATCGACCAGTTCCGGTCCGACCAGTTTGCAGCGATCAAGGGCAGTCCTGACGGGTACGGCGTCCTGCGGTCGACCGGCGCAGACCGTGGCTCGGTCGGGCTCAGCGTCACCCTGCAGGAGTCCGGGACCCTGGCCGCGAACCCGGAGGGCGGCCGGAGCCCGGACTCCACCTGGGCGCCGCGCGACTTCGTCGTCCCGGTGCGGCATTCAGGCAGCGACGCCTGGACGGCTACCGACGTACGGTCGTACGTCGCATTCACCCAGGCGGGGAACTCCGTCGGCATGCGGCTCACGACTCCGGCCGCCGAGGGCCCGTGGGATGCCGAGCGCGCCGACTCGGCTGCCGTCCCGCTGCCTGCCGCCGTGAACCTGTGGGACGGAAACCCGCACTCGGTCGCGGTCGCAGCCTTCGGCCAGAACGTCTTCTGCCTGGTGGACGGCACTGTCGGAATTCCGTTCCGGGCACCGCGCGCCTACCGCCGCGACCCTGCGGGCTGGATCGATACCTCGGTCTCCTCGAACCTGCCTGGCACCGGCCCATACATGGGCTACGACTGCCGGGGATCGGGGAACTGCCTCAACTCCTGGACGGCACTGCAGCCCGCCAGCGGCGACTTCTTCTACTACGACATGGGTGCCCTGACGATCCAGACCCCACCGGCGACCACGTACACCCCGACCACCACCCCGTCAGGGGAGACGTGGGTGAAGACCGGGACGGTCACCGCCAGCAAGAACGGGCTGGCGATCACCGCCAGCGGGTCGGCAACGTTCGACGTGACCTGGCCCTACGGAGTGCTGTGCACCCGCTGGACCGGCGCCAGCGGAGCCGTGGTCTTCCGCCGCGTGGACGCCAACAACTACTACCAGCTGTCATCGGCTGGCATCTACAAAAATGTCGCCGGGGTCCTCACCCGGTTCCATGTCTTCACCACGCCCCCTGCCGTCGGCGACCACATCGCCATACGCAACTGGGCCGACAGGATCCAGGTGTTCATCAACGGAGTGTCGGTCGCGTACTACAGCGTCGACTCGCACGCGGGCGGCAAGGGCATCGGCTTCCGCAGCTCCTCCGCCGGTTCCACGCAGTGGTCCTACATCGCCTTCCAGCCGATGGCATCCGACGCCGTCCTGCCCGCCGCCTGAGAGGTAACCGTGGACCGCTGCCACCTGTACCTGCCGCTGATCGACTCCTCCGGTGCCACCTATCCGTACGCGGAGGTGACGCTGCTGGATGCCGAGACCGGGGCTCCGGTCGACGATCCGGTGTACCTGCAGCCGACCGGTGGCGCTCCGCAGAAGTGGCCGCTCCTGATCAACCCGGCAGTCATCAACCTGTGGACCGAGACGCCCATGCGGATCACCGTGCAGGCGCTGCTGCCAGGTGGCACCACCTTCACCCGCACCGGCGTGGACATTGCACCGGCGCCGGTGGACACGGTCCGCACGACGAGGCCCGTGCACATCAGCTCCTCCGCCGGACTCGACAGCTCGGCCATGCTCGTCGTGTCCCCTGGCGGCAAGGCGATCTGGCAGGTTCTCGACGCGCTCCGGTACCACCGGCACGAGGGCGACGCGCCGGAGTCGACGATGCTGGGGATGACGAATCTGACCGACATCTACCCCGGCCAGACCTGGCTCGGCTCGGCCTTCGCCGGAGCCCAGGGCGAGGGCGCCACGGCGATCGCACGGAACGCCGTACCCAACGGGCCCGGCGCAGCCGCCGTGGGCTCCGGTGCCGACGCGGCGGAGAACGGCGTCTCGGTCGGCAACTCCTCTGGCGCAGGAGGGTCCTCTGTAGCGCTTGGCGCTCGGGCCAAGGCGACTGCGACGGATCAGGTGGCCCTGGGCTCCGATGCCAGCGCCGCTGCGGCGCCCAGGGGTGCCGTCGTGATCGGTGCAGGAACCGTCGCCGCCGCCAGCGACATGGTGACCGTCGGCGGCGGCGCGCACATCACTGAGAGCGGGAACGTCGCCCTCGGCCGGGGCGCGCTGCCCGACCTGAGCTGGCTCGGCTCGGATCCGTACGTGGCCGTCCTGGGCAAGGCCGTCATCGGCCGGTTCCTCGGCGCCCGCGCCAGCGCGGTACTCGGCGGTCCGCTCAGCACTGTCGGGGCGTTCGGCGCACCCGGGGGGCTGCAGCCCATGCTCAGTACCGCTGGAGTGTCAACCTCGACTCCGGGCCGCGCTGCGTTGCTCTCGCTGATGTCCGCCCTCGACCGGCTCGGCATGGTCTACCTGCTGGACGGGGCGGTCGACGACGAGCTGAGCGACTGGTCGAAGGCCTTCGCGCACGACGCGAACATGGGCCTGGAGACAGGCGACGACGGCTCGAAGGCAGGCGACCTGAACCGGGCCAAGCGCAACGCCATCGGCCCCGGGACCATCACCTACCACCAGACCGAAGGGATCCGCGACTTCCGCATCAGGGCCTTCACCTGGTGGCAGGACTGGAACCCCGACAACCACGTCAACGAAATCACGGCGGCCGTCTCTCCAGACAACGCCGCCTGGACGCCCGTCCCCCTGGCATGGCAGCCGCTCAGCCCGACAGCGGACGACTGGAACCAGGCCTGGGCAGGCAACGCCCGCCCACTGCCTGCCGGAATGCAGTACCTGCGGATCACCCTCGACCTGAACAGCCAGGCGTGGACACCGCAGATCGGCCGGATCGTCGTCCGCCCGGTCGACCCCACGTCCGTCACCGGCTTCGGACAGGGCAGCTTCGGCCAGGGCCCCTTCGGCGGTTAGCACTGTCAGCATTTCGATTCTTTTCTCGACCAAGCGCGAAGTTGATAAATCTCCCAATCCACCTTTCACCCCACGAGTGGCTACGTTGACCTGCATGGATGCGCCCGCCTTCCGCAGCCCGCGCGGGCTCTACCCGTGCCAGCAGGAAGGCACCGCGTTCGCCTACGTGCAGCGCTCCGGACTGCTGGTGGCCGACACCGGCATCGGCAAGAGCGTCATCGCCATGGCCCTCGCCGCCCTGCTCGCCGAGGACGGCGCCGAGGACCTGGTCCTCCTCGTCTGCAAGGCCAACAAGCTCACCGAGTGGCACGAGGACTTCGGCGCCCTTACCACGCTCCCGGCCGCCGTCCACCACGGCCCCTCCCGCATGAAGGCCCGCGAGCGCGACGGCCTGCCCCACGTCCTGATCTCCACGTACGAGACCCTGCGCGCCGACCTCACGCGCTTCGCCATCCCGCCCGGCAAGCGCACCAAGGTCCCCGCCCCCGGGCCGCTCCTGACCGCACTCCTCGACGCCCAGGCCCGGGGCCGCCGCGTCCTCGTGGTCTACGACGAGATGTCCGACAAGCTGCGCAACCGCTCCAGCCAGCTCTACAAGGCCCACCACTACGCCCTCGGCCAGCTGCGCCGCGTCCAGAAGGACCTGCGCGTCATCGGCCTGACCGCCACCCCGATCAGCCGGGACTACGAGGACGGCTTCAACCTGCTGCGCCTCGCGGTCCCGGCCGCCATGCCCACGGTGAAGCAGTTCAACGACACCGTGATCAAGAGCCGGGACGACTACGGCCGCCCGCGCTACCGCGACACCGGCGTCGACTGGTTCATCGGGCTGGCCCGGCCGCACCTGTGGCGCAAGCGCAAGACCGACCCCGACGTCCGCGCCCTGTTCCCCAAGCGCATCGAGGAGTTCCGCACGCTGCGCATGGCGCCCGCCCAGGCCGCCTTCTACGACCAGGTCGCCTCGCTCCAGGGCGGCTCCCCGGAGCCCGTCCCCGGCCTCCACGCGGCCCTGCGGCAGATCGCCGCGCACCCGGCCGCCCTGGTCCACTCAGCCGTCCACGGAGACTCCCGGCTCGCCCGCGAGCTGCTCGGCGCCTTCGGAGAGGACCATCTGCGCTCGCTGCCCTCGGCCAAGACCGACGAACTTGTCGAGTACCTGTCACCCATCGTGCACGACCAGGGCGACAAGGCCGTCGTCTTCTCCGCCTTCGGCCCGTCCGTCCTGCCCCTGCTCGCCGAGGCCCTGCGCAGAAACGGCATCCGCAGCTACCTCTACACCGGCGCCATGGACGGCCCCGAGCGCGAGCGCGCCCGCCGCGAGTTCCGCGCCGACCCCGAGCCCTGCGTCTTCCTCACCTCCGACGCGGGCAAGGACGGCATCAACCTGCCCGAGGCCACCTACCTGGTCGAGTACGAGTCCGCCCTGACCTACGAGACCCGCACCCAGCGCCTGGGCCGCATCGACCGCATCACCTCGACCGCGCCCTCCATCACCTGCACCACGCTCGTCCTGCAGGGCACCGTGGAGGAGGCCATCGTCGACACCATGCTGAAGCGGAACGAGATGACCGAGCGGTTCCTGGGCGACGTCGGCTCGGACGGCTACGTGGCGGCTATGCAGCGGCGCCGGAGCTACCTGGTGGCCTAGTTGATAACGCCCCCGCAACCTTCATCGCCTCTAGCCCAGGCTCAGGTCGACGGGGGCGTCTCTCAGTCGAGCCACTCAGGCAACGCGCAGCATATCCCTGTCTCAGCAACCGAACACCCCCAGGCGGGCGCAGCCTCCCCCCGCCCCTCGAATGTTCCAAAGATGAGACTGTGCAGGTCAGAAGCCCTGTGATCAGTCAGAGTCCTGGTAGCCGGTGTACACCGCCCACCCGTCTCCGTACCGCTTGTAGGTCACTGACTGCCGGTCCGGAGCCTTGGTGAGCCCCAGAGCAGTGAATTCGCGGGCGAGTTTCGTGCACCGGCGCACGGCTTCCTCTTTGGACAGGGCATCGGTCTGTCGGCGGGCATCACGCATGGCCCCTACCCTAGGTACTGGAGGGGCTGAAGAAAACAGGGATGTGCCGTCTGAGCTGGGAAAACAGTCCTACATGAAGGGTTACTGGAAAGTCAGGACGCGCAGGCCAGGGCAGCCCTGTGCACCAACTCGTCGTAGTCCAGCTCGGGTTCGACGACGATCAACCGGCCGTCCGAGGCGACCGCGAAGTCCTCCAGGACCTCACCGGTGACCGGGTCGACGACCATGCTGCCCCGGACGAGGTCGGCGGGAACCTCGTCACCCCGGACAGGCTGGACGTCGGGCATCCGGCGCTCGCGCAGCCGGGGGAGGACCTTCGTCAGCCAGGTGACCCGCTGCACCTTGTGCATGTCCACGCGGCGCTGAGCGGTCCCCTGGGTGCCCATCTCCTCGGCCGCCTGGTCGAACTCCGTCACCTGCCCCGCGAGAGCCGTACGGGCCCGCTGGGACAGGTACCAGGCGCCGTCCAGGCCCTCCAGGAACCCGAAGCCCTCCAGCAGCTTCACGTGGCGGTACGCGGTCGCCCGGCTCATGCACGTGGCGTCGGCCAGGTCGAGCAGGTCCTGCCCGTCCTCCAGGTTCAGAGCCGCGATGATCTTGAGGGAGGAGGAGCCGAGACCCCGGTGCGCGAACGCGTCCAGGCCCATCAGGCGGCCGACGACGGCCGCGTCGATCCCTCCGGCCTCCACCGCGCCCTTCGGCCCGTCAAGGAGCCTCCACGTCGTCCCGTGCTCGTCCGTCCCGGTCTTCACCTGCCGGATCCAGCCGCCCAGCCGCTTCGTGATGGCCTCGTACGCCGTACCGAGGGTGCACCCGGCGATCTCGGCGGCCTCCCGGAACGACAGCGTGTACGTGCGCCCCCCGGCCTTCCGGGCGGCCTCCCAGTGGGCCATCAGCAGCCGCAGAGCCGTGTTGCGGGACACCCCGCGCCAGGACAGGGAACCGATCCGATAGCGCAGCCGCACCAGGTCCTCGATGGCCCCGTGCCGGTCGGCGACAGGGTGCGCCGAGATGAACTGCTGCGCACCCTCCCAGACCCGGTCCAGGTAGGGTTTGGCGCCCTTGTCGTAGCCCTTGCGGTGCGCCTTGTTCCGGACATGGTTGCCGCCCTTGGCGGTCGTCTCCAGCAGCGCCTTCTCGAACTGCAGGCCCGTCCAGCCGTACCGGGACGCGGCAGCGGCCAGCGCCCGGGTGATGGAGTGGCCGTGGACGTCGGAGAGGGACTTGTCGCGCCGCTTGCGTGCCGTGATGCCGTAGACGCCGTCCACGTCGCCCTCGATCAGCAACCTCTCCATGGAGGGTGAGAGAGCGGGGAACTGGCGGATCCAGTGCTGGGGGTGCAGGGCGTCGCGCGAGGCGACAGTCAGTCCTGCAGATGAAGAAATGTGGCTGAGATGTTCACCACGGTTGGCGTGCGGCACGGGGGCGGGACCCGTAGACTGCTCTGGCACGGCTGGCGAGGCCTTTCTATACCGTTCTGAGGTTGGGGCCCAGCCACCGTGAAGGCGATGGTCAGACCGAACAGGTCGCGTTGCCTGGCGGGGAATCTGAGAGTTCCCCAGAGGATCCGTTTCTTGGCGGAGAGGATCCTCGCTACCGCATCACGCGGTGAGGGGCGCCACGGAGTTGATGGACTCCAGGCGCCCCTCCGGCGTTTCCAGGACGTTCTTCACAGCAGCCAGCCCCCTTCGGCGGGTTCGGGCGCACGTGGGCCCGAGGGGAGTTCGTGGTGGTGGTGGACCAGGAGTGGCGGTCTCGGTCCGAAGGCCATTCAACATCATGCGAGGCCGAAACGGGGAGTCGGCACCCGAACGGACTGCGGGCGCTGGCCTGCAGCGGCGTGTCGCTCGACCGGGTCTTGTACACCGGGAGCAGTTTTTGGGTAGGCTGGGTCATGCCAGCGACCTCCGGAGAAGCTGAACTTCGGACTTGGATATGAGGTTGTTGGCCCCACCGACAGAGACCGGCCAAAGTTTCCTGTCGGACGGCCGCCAAGGACCGGGATGGGGATCCCAGTCCGACCAGGCGGCCGTTGGTGTTTCTGGAGCCAGATGAAGCAGACGCGACCCGGGGGCGGGATACCTACGAAGGTCGCGTAGGTCACCCTAGTACCTCTGGTGGACCAAACGCACGGAACCGGTGCAGGAGACACGCGCGCGGGATCATCTGACGTCCTGTCGGCCCGGCCGGGAAATCCGCCGGAGCAAAAACGCGACACTGCCCCTGGCCCTGTGTAGCGTCGCGACCACCGCCAAGGACCTTCACTGCTCACCGCCAAGAGCAGCATCACCACCCTCAAGGGGCCCTTCATGACGTCCGCGCCGCCTGCGACCTTTCTGTCCCTCCAGGAGCTGTTCGCGAAGAACCTCCCGGGTTACCGCCGCCGCCCGCAGCAGGAACAGCTCGCGCAGGCCATCGAGCTGACGTTCAGTCAGGACCTCGAAGAGAACGAGCCCATGCACCTGCTCGCCGAGGCGGGCACCGGCACCGGCAAGAGCTACGCAGCCCTGATCGCCGCGATCCTGGCCAGCCGCGCGGGAGACGAGCCCAAGCGGTACGTGGTCGCCACGGCGACCAACGCCCTCCTGGCGCAGTACGTCAAGAAGGACCTGCCGTGGCTGGAGGGCGTTCTGGGGCAGGCGGGCATCGACTTCACCTGGGCCCCGCTCAAGGGTGTCTCCAACTTCGCCTGCCTGGCCAAGCTCGCTGAGCGCCCGGCGATCGCCAACGTGCAGCAGCTCCTGGACGAGCTGGCCCCGGACAAGGACGGCACCTACCACCACACCGGCGACCGCGACGACGTTCAGACGCCTATCGAGCAGCGCACCGAGTGGCACCTGGTCTCCTCGACCAGCGATGAGTGCCCCGGGCGCTCGAAGTGCTCCTTCGGGGAGCAGTGCTTCGCGATGAAGCACAAGGACGCCGCCATGGAGGCCGACATCGTCGCGACCAACATGGCCATCCTCCTGACCGACACCAAGATTGCCCGCGAGACCGCCGGAGGGGACCCCGAGGCCGAACGCCGCCACCCCCTCCTCGGCCCGTACGACGGCCTGATCGTGGACGAGGCCCACGAGCTGGAGGAGCAGGCCACCAGCCACCTCGGCTTCGACATCAAGCAGGGCGGCCTGCTCAAGTGGGCCGACCAGGCCGCCTCCTTCCTCGCCATCCACGAGGACGTCGATGAGCAGCGGCAGGGCGAGTCCCTCGCCGTGCACGAGCGCGTCACCGCCGCCGTCGAGGCCCTCACCCGGCCCATCGCCGACCACCTGGAGCACGACGACACCGGCGCCATCGACGCCGACTTCATCACCTACTACGCCGACCTGTTCGTCACCCTCTACGACGCGCTGGAGACCCTCCGCACCCGCGTGAGCAAGCGCAAGATCGCCGACAGCTCCCACGTGGAGAAGGAGCAGGCGATCAAGGACCGGCTTCTGACCGTCGGGACCAACTTTCTGAAAGGCGTCAAGGCCGTCCTCCTCGCCGACCCGAACGAGATGGTCCGCTGGGCCGAGATGTACGGCCACGAGCGCATGCGCATCGGCAGGCGCTGGCTGATCAGGGCCGCCCCCATCGACGTCGGCCCCTACCTCCGCGAGGAGCTGTGGAGCCGCTACCCGGCCGTGCTGATGTCCGCCACCCTCAGCGCGGGCACCGGCCCAGGCCGCTTCGACTACCTCGCGCGCCGCCTCGGCCTGAAGGACACCGCCGCCACCCTCGACGTCGGCAGTCCCTTCGACTACCCGAAGCAGGCCCTGTTCTTCCACCCCGACTCCTCGGTGCCCGCCCCGGCCGGGAAGACCCGCAGCGAGTGGGAGACCTGGCTCCACGCCGCCACCCTCGAACTCGTCCGCGCAGCCGGGGGAGGGGCCATGCTCCTCTACACCTCCCGCAAGGCCATGAACGCCGCCCACGACACCCTCGGCAGTCTGCTCCGGGCCGACGGCATCAACTCCTTCGTCCAGGGCGGCGACATGAGCGTCAAGGAGATCGCCGACCGCTTCCGCGAGGACGAGAACAGCGTCCTGTTCGGCCTCCGGAGCTTCATGACCGGCATGGACTTCCCCGGGAACACGAACCGGCTTGTCGTCGTGGACAAGCTGCCCTTCGCCGTCCCCACCGACCCGATCCACAAGGCCCGCTCCGAGGCCATCGAGCGCCAGGGCGGCAGTGCCTTCAGCGACCTGGTCGTGCCGTCCATGACCCTGACGCTCCAGCAGGCGTTCGGCCGCCTCATCCGCAGCACGGAGGACTGGGGTGCCGTCGCGATCATGGACTCCCGCCTCGCCAGCAAGGGGTACGGCCGGAGCATCGTCAAGGCCCTCCCGCCCGCCCGCGCGACCACGTCCCTGGCCGACGTCCGGGACTTCTTCTGGCAGCCCGACGGCAGCGGACTGCTTCCGGCGGCGTGACGACCCCGTTGTCACCTACCCCAAAGTTGGGGTAGGTTGTAACCACGTTCACCGCCAAGAACGACAAACCTCAGAACACAGGAGCACCATCGTGGCTACCGCCAAGACCACCGAGATCGTGCCGACCTTCGACTTCGCCGCCACCGAGGTCGAGCTGAAGGGCGACCCCAACCTCAGCCTCACTGACGTGCTGGCCAAGCTGGCCACCCTCCCCCCCACGGACCCGAAGAACCGGCCGAAGCCCGCCACCGCCGTCGAGCTGGTCACCGACGGCCTGATGAGCGCGATCCAGGCCATCCCCAAGGTCTTCGGCCAGATCAAGCCGCGCGGTCGCCGCCAGCTGACCAAGGCCGAACTGGTCAGCCTGAGGGACGAGAAGATCGAGATCGACACGGCCATCAAGGCGCTGACCAAGCGCAAGGACGAGATCCACAAGATGGTCTCGGTCCACTTCGACGTCCTCGCCGACAAGCAGAAGCGCGTCACGGAGCAGACGCGGCTGGACAAGAACGGCCACTACCTCCTGGCCTCCCCGGGCAACGCCGAGACCGCGCCGGTCGAGGGCAGTGGCCACTACTTCACCCGCGAGAAGGCCAGCGACAAGGCTGTCCTCAACCTGGACAAGCTGCTCGCCCTGTACGAGGCGGGAGAGATCACCCGGGCCGAGCTGCTCGGCTTCACCACGACGACCCGCACCATCGACGAGACGAAGATCCGCCGTCAGCTCCTGAACAAGAACAAGCGCGAGCGCACCCAGGCGATTCTCGACAAGATCACCGAGATCAAGCCGGGCAACCTGAGCATCAACCTGCGCGGCAAGTAGTACCTCCGGCCAGAACATCACCGACAATACGAACGTCACAGCCTCCGCTCGGTATACCGGGCGGAGCTAGTGGCATATGGAAGGACGACCCGTGCCCCCTATCGCCGTGGAGCCGATCATCATGGACGCGCAAGGATCCGAGCGACCACCCACCGAGCCCAACCGTCGACGCAACTACGAGCTGTACGACTACCAGTTCCCCGTCGAGGGCTCACCCAAGTACGCCGTGGCAGACCCGACCAACCCCCTGCGTGTCCCGCATTTCTCCGTCCAGGACGTGGCCTGCTGGGTCTTTGCAGGCAGAGTGAGCTGGCTCCGGCACCAGCTCAAGGGGAAGCCGTGGAAGCCCATCAAGGGCGCCACGCGCACCACGCCCCTGCTGCTGAAGGGGAAGCGCCTGAAGTTCAGGCAGGTCGTCGGAGGACGCGGCGGCGAGCGACGCTTCACCCTGCCCGACATTGAGCGCCTCGCCTGGGCCCTGTACGAACGCAACGACATCGACGGCTACGACCTCCAGCGCATCTGCCGCATCCTCGCCGCCGTCGCCGACCAGTACAAGGCCCACCGCAAGGAAGGCGAGTGATGCGACCGACCCTGCTCATCGACGGCAACAACATCCTGATCCGCGCCGTCGAGGCCACCCGCCGCGCCGCCATGCACAGCGACGACGGCACCGACACCAGCGCCCTGGTCGTCTTCATCAAAACGATCAGCCGCTACATCCGCGAGGAGAAGCCCTACCGCGTCATGGTCCTGTGGGACAGCGGTCCCGGCTGGCGCAACCAGATCTACCCCGCCTACAAGGCCAACCGCCCCCAGGTCGCCGACGAGTACCGCAGCACCACCCGCACCCTCGTGAAGGACTTCCTGGTCCGCTCCCGGATACCCCAGGGCCACCTCGACGGCTTCGAAGCCGACGACCTCATCGCCGCCCACTGGCGCCACGCCCACGAGCCGGTCGTCATCCTCTCCAGCGACAAGGACATGCTCCAGCTCGTCGGCAAGACCCCGACCGGCCACCCCTGCACCCAGATCCGCATCTCCTCCTCCAACACCCCCACCGACCGCTGGGACGAGGAGAAGGTCACCAAGCACTACGGCTGCACCCCCGCCCAGCTCCCCGTCGTCATGTCCCTCACCGGCGACACCTCCGACGGCATCCCGGGCGTACGCGGCATCGGCCCGAAGTTCGCCCTCAAGCACCTCACGGCCGCCGACTGGAAACTCGACGCGATCGAGCACCCCGCCATCGCCGAGGCCCGCGACAAGGGCGAGGTCAACACCTACCGCCAGCTCGTCGACCTCCGCGACGTCCCGTACGAGATGATCCCCACCGGCGTCGGCCCCTTCATGCCCGTCACGCCCGGCCCGGACGCCGCCTGGCACGGCCTGTGGAAGCTGCTCAGCGACCTGCAGCTCCGTGACATCGAGCGCCGCCTGCTGGCCGGAGAACTCTGGTAGAGCGATTCCTTGCTCTGACCTGGCACCGACGGTTAGCGTCAAAACGCCTCCCGCCAGAGGCCCTCCCTCCACGGCAGACCGCCATCCGCCGTACCCAGCCACCGCCAGGTTGGAGACCCCTGTGCTCGACTTCTCCGCTGCCGCCTACGGCAAGGCAGCTGTGCAGACCGTGTCTGTTCCCACGGCCGCTCCCGCCCGCGTTCATCCGATGCCCGGGGCGCCCTACGAGGTCGCCCAGACGCCTCCGGCCCACGTGCGCATCACCATGGCAGCCACCGACCTTCTCGACGCCCCCGCCGACTGGTCCTGGGAGCAGCTGCGCGACTACGTCATGCGCGCCGTCGCCGAACGCCACGGCCCCCAGCCCCGCCACGAGAGCGCCAAGGTCAACTCGATCTTCAAGTCCTTCGCCAGCCGTTGGGCCCGCCAGGCCGGGCCCATTGCCCGCTTCGCCTTCGAGCAGCAGGACGGCTTCTGGCGCTCGGCCCCGGTCGACATCCGCCGCTTCACGAAGGGCAACGACGACTACTTCGCCCGGCCCATCGCGGAGCGCCTCGGTGCCTGAGACCATCTTCGCGGCCGACGCCATCACGCCGCCCCAGAGTGAGCCCACCTGCTGTCCGGACGCCTACCTCTGCCTCACGGCCGAGGTCCCGGAGATCGAGTGCCCCCGCCACGGCGGCTTCGACGTCTGCTGTGCCCGGCCGGAGACCCACGTGCCGCAGGATCGCCAAGCCTGGCACCGGCAGATGTACCGCTGGGAGCAGAGCCTGCTCGACGAGCACATCCGAACAGTGCTGCCGCCTGGAACCAGGTTGCCAGTCGTCGTGGACGTTCCGGTGAGGCTTCTCGTCCCGTCCGAGTACATCACCATCGAGTTCTCCTGAATCTCTCGCCCGGCCGCCACCGGGCCCTCATCAAGGACCGCCACCTTGAAGCGACCCCCGCCCCCTCCGTCCTGCCACCCGCTGGCCGACGCCGACTTCCGGCGCCTCAAGGCCACCAGGCCCCGCCTGTGGACCGACCCCAAGAAGTCGTGCCTGACCTGCCTGAAGCGGGAAGGGCTGCAGGACTCGCAGACCTACCTCTGGTACGCCGACAACGCCACCGGCCGCCGCACCGATGAGATCGTCACCTACGAGTGCAACTGCCAGCAGCAGTGGCTCATGCACCTCTGGTTCCTCAACGCGGGCATCCCGCTGAACTACCAGCGCCTCGGCTGGGACGACGTCAAGTCCGTCCCCCAGCCCGTCGTCGACCAGGTCATGGGCTACGCCCTCCAGGCCGTCCGGAACATCGCCCTCGGGCGCAACCTCGTCCTGTGGTCCAAGAGCCCCGGCACCGGCAAGACGCTCCTGCTCGCCCTGCTCTCGAAGTTCCTCATGGCTAACGGCTTCCAGGTCCACTTCTCCCAGTTCAACGAGGTGATCGACCTCTTCACCTCCAGCTGGCGCGACAAGGACGAGCGCGAGCAGTGGACCCGCCGCGTACGCAACGTGGACGTCCTCGCCATCGACGACTGGGGCAAGGAGAACAAGGGCCGCATCGAGATGGTTGAGTCCATGGTCGACCAGATCGTCCGCTCCCGCGTTGCCGACGCCGCCCCCACGATCTTCACCACCAACCTCACCCCCGACGAGATCCAGCAGGGGTACGGCGTCTACGCGATGAGCCTGCTCACCGAGGCCGCCGACTTCATCGAGGTCACCGGCGCCGACTTCCGGCCCGCACGACGCGAACTCTCACGCCAGGAAGCCGACCTCGGCCTGGCCCGACCCATCACGGCGGTATGACCATGAGCGACCTGTACGACTTCATCCCCGCAAGTGTCCCGCCGAGCGAGCTGCCGCCGTCAGATGACCCTCTGCCCGTCGCCTGGCAGGCCACCGCCGACAACACCGTCGACCGACAGTACGCCAGCGCCGCCGACAAGACGGCCTCCGAAGAGGCTGACAAGCTCCAGACGACCAAGGGAGCCCTACACGCGCTCCATACGCATCTGAGTGCATCTCAGCGCGTACTCAGCGAACTGGACCCGATCGTCCGCGATCTGATCCTTGACCTCCGTGCCCCCGCCAACGAGCTGGCTGTGGCCAGGGACGGTCTTGCGCACCTGCAGCGCCGTAACGCGTCGCTCATCAAGCAGTGCCAGATGTGGAAGCGGCGCACCGAGGAGGCCAAGACGAAGGCCGAGCAGTTTGAGGCCAAGCTGGCTGAGCTGAAGACCACGAAGCCCGAGGACACGGTGGCCGCCGGGACGGCTTCGCACATCCCCGTCGTGTTCACGCGCCGCTCTCCGGGCGACACCATCCGCTACTTCTCTTCAGAGATCATGAAGCACGCGACGGACAACCTGGAGCTGGCTGGTCTTGCAATCGCCCTCCGCATGACCGCCGCCGAGATCGACAACATCCCCCAGGGCGACCATGCACGCTGAGACCGTCCTCTACGCCTCCCTCACCGAGGTCGACGCGCTGGAGGAGCTGGCCGACACCGGCCTCGACCCGGCCTGCATACCCACCACCGGCATGCGCGACGTCGTCACCTGGGCCGTCGACTACTTCTACCGCTCCGGCCGGACCAAGGCGCCCTCGCGCGAGCTGCTCCAGGAGCAGTGGGGCCACCGGCTGGAGCAGTGCAACATCGAACTGCCCGACGAGGACCTGGAGATCGACGACGTCTGGTCGGCGATCGCCTACCTCCGCTCCCAGCACGTCCTCGCCGAGTCCCAGCGCCTCCAACGTGAGATCGCCGTCGCCATGGCCCAGGCCGAGCCCGGCGAACGCGTCGAGGCCGTCCACGAGGCCGCCGCCGCCTTCCACCAGCTGTCCATGTCCGTCCGCGACCGCTCCCAGGAAGTCGAGGGCATCCAGGGCCTCAAGGACTCCCTGGCCCGCTACGAGCAGCGCGCCGCCGCCCCGCAGACCGTCCGGGGCATGTCCGTCGGCATGAAGGAGGTCGACGAGCACACCCAGGGCATCCACGACGGCGAGATCGCCGTCTGGGCCGCCCCGCCCAAGGGCGCCAAGAGCTGGTCCGCCACCCACGTCAGCCACACCGAGTGGAAGCGCGGCCGGGTCACCGTCCTCTACACGCTGGAGAACAGCGTGAAGATGTCCTACGACCGGCTCGCCTGCCAGATCTGCTGCGTCGACTACCGCGAGTACCAGAAGGGCACCTGCAGCCCCGAGGAGATCGAACGCGTCCGCACCTGGCTCGCCCAGAACGAGGCCGAGCTGAAGGACGGCCTGCACATCCTCTCCCCGGAGGTGCGCACCCCGGCCGCCCTGATCCGCCAGGCCCAGTCCTACGGCGCCGACAGCGTGATCATCGACCAGCTCTCCCACATCCACCACCCGGCACCCAACGGCCGCCGACCCAAGCACGAGACGATCGCCGAGATCATGAACGAACTGTCCGAACTCATCACCACCGGCCGCCGCAACCCGCCGCTCTTCCTGAACGTCCAGATCAACCGCGAGGGCGAGGCCGCCGCGCAGAAGGCCGGAAAGCTCGAACTCCGGCACCTCGCCGACTCCTCGGCAATCGAACGCTGGGCCAGCTGGGTCTTCGGCCTGATCCGCTCCGAGACCGAGGTCGCCGCCGGAATGGCCACCCTCCAGATGCTCGCCAGCCGACGCATGGACCTTAAGAACTGGCGAGCCGCCTGGGAGCCCTGGTACGGCACCCAGCAGGTCCTCAGCGAGGTGACCCTGTGACCACCCACGTCTCGTCCGCCCACACGATCGAGCTTCCGCAGCGGCTCATCGACGGGGACCCCAAGGACTTCCTTCGGGTCATGGTCCGGATACACGCCCTGCAGACCCTGGCCCGCGTCTACCCGTGCACCAGCAGGTCGGACTCACAGATCACCGTTGAGACGCGAGAAGAGTCGGACGCCTTCCAGCGCACAGACATCATCGGTACGGCATCGGCCCCCTGCGGCGCCCCCGAGACCTGCCCCGCGACCCGTAAGGCCCGCCCATGACCGCCTACGCCTTCCCCTGCGCAGCCAAGCCCCATCTGTTCGGCTCAGGCAAGGGCCGCAGCGTCAAGGCCGTCCGCGAAGCCCTGCGGATCTGCGCCAACTGCCCCGTCCAGCCCGCCTGCCGCCGCGCTGGCCGCGAGGGACACGAATTCGGCATCTGGGGTGGAGAGACCGAGCCCGAGCGTTTCGCCTACCTCGGCATCACCGAGGAAGACATCCTCCCGCCGGAGTGCGGCACCGAGAAGGCGTCCCGCCGCCACCGGGAGCTGGGTGAGGAGTGCGAGGAGTGCACCCTGGCCGACGAGAAGCGCCAGGAGGCCGAAGACGAAGCCGCTGCTGAGCGGCGCCGGAAGCGGCAAGAATACGAGGAGATCCCCGGCAGCCGGATCAACCCCCACCATGCCCCTCTCCGGACGATCTGCGGCACATTTCGCGGCTACCGAGCCCACGAGAAGCGCACTGAACTACGGCTCGACCCCCACCCCGACTGCACCTGCAGAGAAGCCTGCCGCGCCTACCGCGCGGAACAGCGCGCTACTGACAAGGAAGCGAAGGCAGGCGCATGACCGAGACCGCGCGGGGGCCCTGGCTCAGACGCTTCAGCGGCAGGCCGAAGCCTCGCTGTCCGAAGTGCCTGGCCAAGACGGTCCAGACCGAGCACCACGACACCGCCGTCGTCGGCATGTGCAAGGAACGCCGGGACGCGATCGTCGCCATGACCGAGACCCCGTGGGACGTCCCTGACGAGACGACCGAGCACCTGTGCCGAGGCTGCTTCTCCTGCGGATACACCTGGAGCGAGCGGGTGGCAGGCCCGGAGGACATGGCCCGCGTGATGGAGTCCGGCGACGATGACGACTGACCTCGACGAACTCGCCGCGCTGCCCGACGACCACAAGACCCAGCTCGCCAAGGAGGTCCTCGACGAGCTGGGTATCACGGTCAAGCGACAGATCCGCGACGAGCTGATCATCCCCTGCCCCGTCGGCGCCTTCCACAACGACCAGGAACGCAACCCCACGGCCGCCCTGTCGACCTCGAAGCTGCTGTTCAACTGCCTGGGATGCCAGGCCAGCGGCACCATTCTCTGGCTCATCGCCACGGTGCGCGGCGACACCACCGTCGAGCAGGCCCGCGACTGGCTCCACGGCGAAGCCGGACTCACCCGGGCCATGGAACTCCCGGCCCTCCTCCAGCTCTTCGACGCCCTCTACGCGAAGAAGGACACCCGCCCGCCCATGCCGGTCTACAGCGACCGCATGCTGGAGCGCTGGGCGGAGATTCCGGACTACATCCTCGACGACCGCCAGATCCCCATCACCACGGCCGTGCACATGGGCATCGGCACCGACCCCGACGGATTCGTCGACCGGGTGCGCACCGGCCCGCGCGCCGTCATCCCGCACTGGTGGAAGGGCCAGCTCGTCGGCTGGCAGTCCCGCCGCCTGCCCAGCGCCGACCCTAGCGCGCCGAAGTACCTGTCCACCCCGGCCTTCCCCCGGGACGAGACGATCTTCGACTACCGCCCCTACCGGCGCGAGGTCGTCGTCGTTGAGTCGCCGATGAGCCAGCTCCGTCACCAGCACCACCTGGACATCGAGGCTACCTTCGGCTTCGTCGTCACCGACCTGCAGATCCAGCACCTCGTCAAGGGCCGCCGCAAGCTCATCTGGTTCATGGACAACGACCAGGCCGGATGGCAGGCCGTCGAGGGCCGCACCCACAACGGCCGGTTCTTCCCCGGCGCCCCACAGCGGGCCTCCGCCTACTGCGACAACTGGGTCGTCGAGAACCCCTTCGACGCCGACCCCGCCGACATGCCGGACGAGATGGTCGACATCCTCATCAAGGACCGCGCGGTGCCCTGGCAGGTCTGGCAGCGCCCCAAGGTGCTCTATTGCGTCCGCTGTTTCAGGCCCGCCCACAAGGGGGCATGTCCATGAGCCACGAGACCGTCCCGATTGCCTGGACCTCCAACGTCAGCAACATTCTGCGCTGGCTCTACAGCCACAAGGCCAACTGGGAGCCGATGGCCCTCACCGACCCTCCCTACCGCTGGGGGATCGTCCAGCGCGGCCAGGAGCGCTTCGCCATGCAGCCCGAGGACACCCTGTGCTGGGACGGCAATCGTGTCTGGCTGCACTCCTCTCACCGTCAAGAGGTAGAGACCTGCGAAGCCAAGGAGGCACGTATGCTCAAGAAGTTCGGCACCGGAACGATCACTGAAGCCACGGGCGGCACCGAGGAAGGGCTGACATCCCGCATCGGGAGCGCGCTCACCCCCGAGGAGTGGGCGTCCGTGCTCATCGAGGCCGAGGAGACGGACAGCGAGGAGGAGTAGAGGATGCCGGGACTGCAGCTCGTCGGCCGTCCCGAACGCGCGATCCTCTCCATCAGTACCGCCCTCGTACCGGCCCCGCCCCGACCGGCGCCCGTCGTCCACGACGTCAACGGCTACTACGCCCGGCTCGGCGTGCCACCGACCGCGACCAAGCGGGAGATCCGCGAGGCGTACCAGGCCCGGGACGGCCAGAGCAGCGCCGAGCTGACCCGGATCTTCAAGACGCTCATCAACGCCGACCGGCGGGCCGCATACGACGCCAAGCAACCCGGCACGACCCACTTCGACGCCTCCACCGTCGAGACGATCATGCGCTCCGCCGCCCTGCAGGCCGCCCGCCAGAACGCCGAATACGGCACCGAGACCACGGCCAGAGACATTCTTTCAACTCTCACGGACGCCACCGGAAAACCGCTCCTCGAATTTCTTGCCTCCGACCCGGCGGACGGCTTTCATGATGACGAGACGAGGGACCGCCAACCCTCATCCAGCCCCCCGGACACCTGGGCTTACTCCTACCTTCTCCTGGGCTCTACCTGCGACGACGTCGCCAGGCTCGCCCAGTGGCAGGAAGGACTCGCCCAGGCCCTGCGCGGACGGGAAATCAGCGGATTCACCGTTGGATTCCACGCCGCCGGGGACGCGCCGTTCCTTGTGGCGAAAGACCTCGGAACCCCCGTTTTCTTTCTCCACGAAGACCAGCCGGTGACCGAGGAGCTGATCGCGGCAGCCGCCACTGCCGCTGGCTGACACCCATCAGCATCATCAAGATCATCAGGAGCCATCGTGACCGCCAACACGAGCCCCGCCATCAACTTCCGCCGAGGCGGATCCGCCGCAGCCCAGGCCGAGAAGGAAGACAACGTCTCCTCCTCCGGCCGCCGTGGCCCGGACTTCTTCGGCATCAAGGAGGACGGCGAGTCGCTCGTCGTGCGCCTCCTGACCGACCACGACGAGTGGATCTGGGTCAAGCAGCACTCCTTCGTCCCGACCAAGCCGGGCCCCAAGGACGCCGAGAAGTGGCCCGAGGCCATGACCAGCGTCTGCCGCTACGACGAAGCGTTCGGCGGTCACTACAAGGACTGCTACATCTGCGACGCCAAGATCAAGAGCAAGTGGGGCAAGCTCGCCTCCTCCCGCGTCCGCGTCTGGGCCCTCGTCGTCGAGCGCGAACTGGTGCGCGGCGACGGCAGCGAGGCCCTCGGCGGCCCCGCCAAGCAGGGCGTCGTCATCGGCGTCCGCGACAAGATCGACGAGATCGATGAACTGGACGCCGACGGCAAGCCCACCGGCGTCAAGCTGAACTACCCCCGCATCCTGGTCATCAACCAGCCGATGAAGGGCTTCTTCAGCCACCTCAAGGCCATCCACGGCCTCAACGGCACCGTCGTCGACAGGGACTTCCAGATCACCCGCGACGGCAAGGGCACCGACACCGAGTACAAGTTCGCCGCGATCGACCCGATCCGTGACCCGGCCACCCAGCAGAACCTCATCGCCCCCGGCACCCCCGCCTGGGACAAGTACCTCCAGGCCGTCGCCGAGCGCGAGATCAGCCTGGACTCCATCGTCGCCGACAAGGCCAGCGACGCGTACTACGCGAGGTTCTTCGACCCGTCCAAGACGGTCGACAAGGAAGGCAACGTCGTCGCCGTCGCCGGGGGCGCCGTGGGCATGATCAACGTTCAGAGCACCGACGGCCCGGCCGACATCTCGGACGACCTGCGCGCGAAGATCGCCAACCTCGGCGCGCCCTCCGCCTGATCCAGGCGCACACACGCCGGTCCGCCCCGGGTGGCCGTCAGATACGGCCCCCAGTCGCTCCGCCAAGCGGCTGGATTGTTCGCCCGGGGCGGCCCGGACCACCTTTCGCCACCCTTCACGCGCAAGGACCACCACCGTGCTGCGCCTCATTACCTCCTACGCACCCGCCGACGCTCCTTATGTGCAGGTCGGCGACCTTCGCACCACTGCACCGGCCCTCGTCGAGCATGACGGAGACGGCACCCGCTGGTTCCTGACGCCAGCAACGAACCCACTCGGCGCGAGGCTTCCGCTCTGGAACCGGGCTGAGCGCGATGGAGCGGCAGGCATCCTCATCCACCTGGTCAACGGCGTGCTGGCCGTCCCCGCGCACCTTGTCGAGGAGCACAGCGGAGCCCAGCCCGGACAGATCCTCGACCTCAGCAACGTGCCCACTGCCGCCTTCGAGGACGCGCCGACCTACCACGAGGTCCTGGACCAGCTCGAAGCCGCCCAGGACCCGCCCAAGACGTCCTCCGGGTTCGTGCACCTCCACACGCACAGCGAGTACAGCCCGCTCGACGGCCTGTCCCGCATGGACGAGATCCTCCGCGAGGTCACCCGCCACGGCCAGACCGCCGTCGCCATCACCGACCACGGCACCTGCGCCGGGCACCCCGAGCTGCAGCGCGCGGCCGACAAGGCCGGGGTCAAGCCGGTCTTCGGCATCGAGGCGTACCTGTGCGACGACCGCGTCATCCGCGCCGAGAAGGGCGACAAGGAGTTGCAGGACAAGCTCCGCAACGACTACTGGCACGTCTGCCTCTTCGCCGAGAACGAGACCGGCCTGCGCAACATCTGGGCCGCCAGCACCGAGTCCTTCCGCGACGGCTTCTACTTCCGGCCCCGCATGGACTGGGACACCCTCGGCCGCTTCAGCGAGGGCGTCATTGCCTCCACCGGCTGCCTGCGCGGCCCCGTCGCCGTCGCCATCAAGACCGGAGACATGGAGCTGGCCCGCCAGCGCCTGACCCGGCTCATGGACCTCTACCCGGGCCGCCTGTACGTCGAGCTGCAGCCCAACGACATGCCCGACCAGGTCAACCTCAACCAGGCCCTCGTCTCCCTGGCCGCCGAGTTCGGCCTGCCGCTGCTGGCCACCGTCGACAGCCACTTCCCGACCGCCGACGACGCCCACGCCCACGACGTCTGGATCGCCTGCCAGACCAACAAGGACGTCCAGGACGAAGGCGACCTCTTCGCCGAGGACCTGAACCTCTACGTCATGGGCGAGGCCGAGGTCCGCGCCGGACTCGCCTACCTCGGCGAGCGCGTCGTCGAGGAGGCCATCGCCAACACCACGGCGCTGGCCGACCGCTGCAACGCCCGCATCGAAGGCGACACGACCACGCCCTCCTTCACCGGCGACCCGGCCGAGGACGAACGACGGCTGAACGCCCTGTGCATCGCCAACTGGGACCGGCTGCCCGCCAGCGCCCAGGTCGGCGCATCCGGCTCACAGCGCATCTACCGCGACCGCTACATGCGGGAGATGGACCTGCTGGTCGAGAAGGGCTTCTGCGGCTACTACCTCATGGTCGCAGACTACGTCGGCTGGGCGAAGGACCACGGCATCCTCGTCGGCCCCGGCCGGGGGAGCGGCGGCGGCTCGCTGGTTGCCTACCTCGCCCGCATCACCTCGCTCGACCCGGTCCGCCACGACCTGCTCTTCGAGCGGTTCCTGACCCGGGGCCGCGCGGGCCTGCCGGACTTCGACGTGGACTTCCCCGCCTCGAAGAAGGCCGAGATCCTCGGCTACCTCCGCGAGCGCTGGGGCGAGAAGCAGGTCGTCTCCATCGGCTCCGAGCTGCGCCTGAAGAACAAGGCGGTCATCAACGAGCTGGTCCGCGCGCTCGCCTCCCAGCTCCCCGAGGGCGCCGCCGCCGACCTCCGCCAGGTCTCCACCCTCATCGACGAGGCCGAAGCCGGGACCGCCGGACTCGGCATGTCCTGGGAGGACCTCTGGGCCCAGCACGCCGACCAGCTCCAGCCGTTCGCCGACCGCTACCCCGAGCTGTTCGCCATGGCCGAGCGCCTGGTCGGCCGCCTGAAGTCCTACGGCCGCCACGCCGCCGGAGTCGTCATCTCCACCGGCGCCCCGCTCACCGACTGGCTGCCGATGCGCACCATCGACGGCGAAGAGCAGATGGTGACCCAGTGGGCCATGGGCGACGTCGAGGCCATCGGCCTGGTCAAGTTCGACATCCTCACCCTGCGCACCCTCGACACCATCCAGCAGACCCTCGACCTGGTCCGTGACCAGCGCCACTACGAGATCGACCTGGAGGCCTTCGAGGCCGAGTTCGAGGACCCGCTGGTCTGGGACGAGCTGCAGGGCGCCCACACCCTCGGCGTCTTCCAGGTCGAGACCCACTCCGGGACCCGCCTGTGCGAGCGCATGCGCCCAGGCAACGTCGCCGAGCTGGCCGACATGGTCACCATCGTCCGCCCCGGCCCCATGAACTCGGGCCTGACCGACGCCTACCTCCGCCGCCGCGCGGGCGAGCAGGCCGTCTCCTTCCCCGACGAGCGCCTGCGCCGCGTTCTGGAGCCCACCTGGGGCGCCATGATCTACCAGGAGCAGGTCATGGCCGTCACCCGGCTCCTGGCCGGGTACGACGAGTCCGAGGCCGACTACGTCCGCCGCATCCTCGGCAAGAAGAAGGTCTCCGCGATCGCCGAGGCCGGGCAGACGTTCCTGGAGCGAGTCGACATGCCGCAGGAGGCTGCCGAGCGTCTGTGGAACCAGATGGCCGAGTTCTCCAAGTACGGCTTCAACAAGTCCCACGCCTACGCGTACGCGTTCCTCGCGTACTGGACCGCGTTCCTGAAGGTCAATTACCCGCGAGAGTTCCTCGTCGCCGCCATGAGCACCGTCGACAAGGACCGCGTCCCCGAGTTCGTCAAGGAGGCCCGGCGCCTCGACGTGGACGTCCTCCCACCGGACATCAACCGGTCCGGCGCGGGCTTCCGCCCCGACCCCGACGCCTACGCGGTCCGCTACGGTCTCGATTCGGTAAAGGGCGTGGGGTCGGCCGCCGTCGCCGACCTACAAGCGGGCCAGCCGTATACAACCTGGGACGACTTCACCGAGCGCAAGGGCCCCAAGGCCAACGCAGGAGTCGTCGCCCTCCTCGCCCGCGTCGGCGCCTTCGACACCCTCGTCGACAACCGGCGCGGTCTGGAAGCCAAGCTGCTCGCCGCCAAGACCGGCGACGACGCCCAGTGCGTCCACAAGAGGATAGAGACGGCCCCAGGCGCACTGCAGATCCAGAACGTCTGGTGCACCTTCGACTGGGCCAGCGAGCCCGCGCCGATCAACTCGCGCACCGGCAAGCTGCTCAAGCGCAAGCCGCTGCCCAAGCGCTGCACCAAGGCATGCCGCCAGTACACCGCACCGCCGCCGATGGAGATCCACAGCATCGATCCGTACACGCCGGTCGACGTACGGACCATCGAGCACGAGATGCTCGGCACCTACCTCTCCAGCACCCCGTTCGACGACCTCGGCGAGCAGGACCGCGCCACCCTCCGCGCGCAGGCCGAGCTGCTGGCCACCGGCCCGAACGGCACCTACTACGTCGCCGCGATCGTCGCCGGAGCCCGGCCGCACCGGTCCGGGGAGATGGGCTTCCTGACCCTGGAGACCGAGGTCTCCACTCTCCGCGCCGCCGTGTTCCGCGACGCCTGGACCGTCGAGCAGCGCCGCTTCACCAAGGGCGCCCTGTGCCTGGCCGAACTCCGCAAAACCGACCGGGGCCTGAGCCTCGTCACCTACCAGCCCCTCTGAGGAGCCCCTTCGTGGACAGATCCGACCGCAACCTCCTGATCAAGATCGTCGCCTTGGCATCCTGCGCTGCTGCCGTCATCGCCGTCGTGGCCTTCGGCATCAAGTGGGCCACGGCCGACCTGCGCGGCGCCGCCGACGCCCGGGAGAAGACCGTCGCCAACGGCGACTTCCGCATCGGCACCTACGAGCAGTTCTTCGACCTCTGCTCCTCCGTCCAGTCCGCCGAGGCCGCCATCAAGAACGCCGAGACCGAGCTGGCCACCAAGCCCCCGGCCGACCGCGCGGAGAAGCTCCAGCAGGTCATCACCGCCCAGCGCAACGTCCGGGCGGACTCCATCACCACCTACAACTCCAAGGCCGCCCAGAACCACCGCCAGGCCTTCCAGGACACCGACCTCCCCTACACCCTCGACCTGAACACCCAGGAGACCCAGTGCGCAGCCGCCTGACCCACCGCATCCTCGCCGCCCTCGCGGTCGTCTTCCTCGCCGTCGGCCTCACCGCCTGCGAAGAGGAGTCCAAGCCCTCCTCGCGGTCCAAGGAGAACAAGGCCCGCAACAGCAACTACGACGAGCTGGTCGCCAAGCAGCCCGCCGCGAAGCTCGACTACTCGCCGACCCGCGAGACGAAGAACTTCTGGATCAAGACCTGGGGCAAGCAGGCCAACAAGCTGTCCTACGTCTACATCCAGAACGCCAACGGCCAGTACGGCTACTACGTCCTCAAGGGCCTGCCCGTCACCTACTGCGTCAGCCTTCTCCCGCCGGAGACCAAGACGCGCGGCGACCTCGGCCAGTACGACGGCGACCTGGTCGTCCAGGGCCCCTCCATGGACGGCACCTACTCCAGCCAGTCCAACTGCACCTCGTACTACGGCCAGGACGCCGAGAGCGGCGCCTACGTCGAGTGGAGCGTCGGCGCGAACCAGTCGTACTTCCTCTACTCCGAGCCGATGGACCTGCCGCAGTTCAAGGACGCCGTCCCCCTCGGCAAGACCAAGATCAAGAACTAGCTCGCCCTCTGGAGGCGCCGCCATGGCCCGACTGATCAAGAACACCCGCACCGAAGCCCAGCACGACTGGCCCGACGACGTCTTCATCCAGGGCGGCGAACGCGGCGTCGTGGTCGGCGGGCCGGGCGGCGCCTACCAGACTGCCTTCTTCGAGGCGTTCCCCGGAGGCACCTTCCTGCGCGGCGAGGGCAAGACCCTCGCCGAGGCCGAGGAGAAGTGCTGGAAGCAGTACCAGACCTTCACGGCCTGCGACGGCACCGGCGAGCCCCACGGCCCCTTCGAGCGCCGCCAGTACCGCAACGGCGCCGGATTCTGCACCCGCTGCGGCACCTGGATGAGCAAGGTCTTCGAGCCGCTCCCCGAGGACCCCGACCGCAAGCGCAGCCTCGCGGAACGGGTCTTCGTCGACCAGGACTCCGAGGCCATCATCGAGGCCCTCGACACCGTCGCCAACGCCGCCTCCCTGCCCCACGCCCCCAGCGGCGAGTAACCCCCGAAGGAGCCGTCATGCCCAGCTTCATCCCCTCCATCCGCCACCCGTACTGGGGGCTCCTCGGCGTCAAGGCCCACGAGAGCCGCACCCGCCTCGGCATCTCCCAGGCCAAGGTCGCCCTGCAGGTCGGCCTCTCCGTCCGCGAGTACGCCGCCCTGGAGTCCGGCTTCATCCCGCCCGACGTCGCCGAAGCCCTCGGCCGCCTCGAACTCCTGCAGCTCGACTACGCCCTCGACTGGAGCGAGGGCACCTCACAGGAGACCGTCGCCCAATCCATCAAGGTCATGTCAGCCCCCACCTGGAACCCCTCCACCGAAGGCTTCACCCCGGACCGCTCCGAGTACAGCCAGGGCGCATGGGTCCGACTCGGCAAGGCCATCCAGAACGGCCGCCTCGCTCTGAAGATGACCCGCAACGTCTTCGCCTACGCCATCAAGTCCACCAGCAAGACCGTCATGCGCCTGGAGGAGGGCCGCGTCTACGGCGACCCCCGCACCGCACCGCCCGGCGACTACAACTCCGAGAAGTACATGCTCAAGCGCCTCCCGCTCATCGAGATGGCCCTGGAGTGGGACGCCGGACAAGCCCGCATCATCCTCGACGGCACCACTGTCAGTCGCACGGCGTAAGCTCAATTCAGCCAACCGCCATTGGCCAACAGCTGACCGCCACAGCTGCCACTCCTACCGCCAAGGAGCCCTACATGCCCGACCCATCAGTACCCTCCCCCGACGTTGCTGCCGCCGACGTGGCTCAGCTCCAGCGCGCCGCCGACGCCGAACTCATCGACGGCTACCGGCAGGCGGTGCGATTCCTCGCCAGGGTCGAAGAGGTCAGCAACATCAACGTCAACGACGCCTACGACGGCCTCGCCAGCGCATTCGCGCGGGCCATCACCGCCATCGGCTGACCAGCCTCTCCTCCCGCCAAGGAGCCCCGCATGCCGCCCAAGTCCCGCCTCGCCAAGCTGCGCGCCGACCTCACCAAGGTCTACGGCGACCGCGTCACCCGACGCGACACCATGACCCGCCCCGACTTCATCTCCAGCGGATCCCTCACCCTCGACTACGCCCTCGGCGGCGGCTTCGCCCTCAAGCGCACCCACGAGATCGTCGGCCCCGAGGGCATGGGCAAGACCACCCAGACGATCCTCGCCATGGTCGACGCCCAGAAGAAGTTCCCCGACCGGGGCGTCGCCGTCATCGACATGGAGCAGTCCTTCGACTTCGACTGGGCCGCCAGCCTCGGCCTCGACCTCGACGAGGACCGCTTCATCCACGTCTACCCGGACCACTCCGAGGACGTCTCCGACCAGATCACCATGCTGCTGCGCGACGGAGCGATCTGCCTCGTCACCGTCGACTCCGTCGGCGGCATGGAGTCCAAGGCCGCCTTCGAGAAGCGCGCCGAGGACTCCGCCATGGGCAAGAACTCCCAGGTCATCTCCCGCATGGTCAAGCGCGTCGCGGGCCTGTGCCGCGAGCAGAACGCGGCCGTGATCTTCGTGAACCAGTACCGCGCCGACATCGGCAACCCGCGCGGCGGCCAGAAGTCCGCCGGACCCTCGGCCCTGAAGTACAACACCACCACCAAGATCAAGATGAGCCGCACCGGCGAGCCCACGAAGAAGGTCTCCATCTCGGACGCCGTCTCCAAGGCCCCCGCCGAGCTGGAGGTCGGCCGCCAGATCCGGGCCAGGGTCGAACGGAACAAGCTCGCCCCCCAGGGCCGCGTCGCCGACTACTGGTTCTTCAACAAGGCCAGCAGCAAGTACGGCCCCGTCGGCATCGACCGCGCCGACGAGGCCATCACCCTCGGCATCGCCACCGGCGCCATCAAGCGCCTGTCCACCGTCTCCTACGAGATGCCCGACGGCACCACCGTCAAGGGCGGACGCCCCGGCGTCGAGGCCGCCATCGCCGAGCGGCCCGAGCTGGTCGAGCAGGTCCGCCTCAAGGCCCTGGAGGCCATCTCGGCCGACATCAAGGACGACCACGAGGTCACCTACGACGACGCCCCCGACGGCGTCAACACCACCACCGGCGAGATCACGGAGGCCGCAGCATGAAGAACACCCTGAAGCGCGCGTGGGCCGCCACCGGCACCGAGACCTTCTTCTACGCCAGCGGAGCGATCATCCTGTTCGTCCTCGCCGCCGCCTGGTACGAGCTGCACGACGAATTCGACATCGCCGCCGCCGCCGACACGGAAGGGTTCCGCCTCGCAACCCTGCTCATCGCGACCGCCCTGGGACTCGGCGTCGTGGCCGGGGGCATCGTCTGGCGCATCGTGTCCCGCTACCTCCCCGAAGCCCCCCAGGCGAAGGAACCCCTTCCGATCGACCCCACCTTCCCGCCCTCCCGCATGGTGTACCTCCGAGGAGAGGACGAGCGGGAGAACTGCGTCTGCCACGACAGGCCGATCGAGGACGGCACGGAGATCTGGTACTGGCACCAGCCCGCCAAGCTCGTCTGCGCCGAGGAATACAACGCCGGATGAGCACCGACAAGGGCCTCAACAAGCGCATGGGCGACGCCCATGAGGCGTACGTCGCCAGCGTCCTCGGCCAGCGCCAGACGCGCGGCAGTGGCAACCAGTGGCGCGATCAGATGGACTCCAAGCACGACCGCACCGAGTGTGTCTTCGCCTTCGCCAACGACGGCAAGTCCACCCTCGGCAAGTCCGTCTCCATCACCCGCGCCATGTGGGCCAAGGCCGTCGAACAGGCCGGGGGAGAGCGGCCCATGCTCACCCTCCGGTTCTACGCCGACGCCTCCCTGAAGGTCGACACCGACCTCGCCGCCTGCGACCTCCTCGACTTCGCCGAGATGCGTGAGGACGCCGAACGCTGGCACAAGGCCAAGCCCGTCCTCGAAGCGCTCATCGAGCGCAGCCCCCGCTGCATCCCCGTCCTCGTGGAGCTGGCGCGGCACCTCATCAACGACCATCAGTGAAGTGAGCCCCCCGTGAACCTGCACGTCAACCTCGACGACTCCTGGAACTACATCCTCGGCGGCCTCGACCTCGTCGGCCTCGTCGCCCTGCGCGCCGTCGGCCAGAAGAAGGCCGTCGGCTGGATCTGGGCGATGTTCACCCAGGCCGTCTGGGTCATTTACTCGCTGGCCACCCTGCAGTGGGGATTCCTCGTCCCGGCCGTCATCAAGCTCGCCCTCTACACCTGGAACTACGTCTCCTGGGTCCGCAGCGACAAGGCGGAGGCGGAGGCGGAGGCGAAGACCGTCGAGGACCTGGCGCTGGAGATGGCCAAGCTCGTCCTGCCCGACGCCCACGGCGGCCACCACGTCGCCGCCGCCTCGTTCCTCGTCCGGGCCAGCCGCGTCGCCGCCCTCTACCCCGAGAAGGCAGACGACATGCACCGAGAGAAGGGAGCCCCCGGTGGCCGCCCCCGTCTTCACCCCCAGCTTCCGCCGAGTCGTCGCGGACAGCCAGAAACTGGTCCTCGTACCGCTGATTGAGAACGCCGTCCAGCAGTGCGCGTTCCCCAAGAACTTCGTGGTCCGCCTGGAGTCGTACGCCGCCAAGCGCGAGCCCGACGGCTGGTTCCACCCGAGCACCCATCCGACGATGGACGAGCGGAAGCTGTACTACTACCTCGCCCACCCCGAGAAGTGGAACGAGCCCGAGTGGGACTACGGCCCCCGGATGTCCGTCCTCGTCGGCACGATCATGCACGAGGTCGTCCAGACCGTCATGATCAAGATGGGCCTCCTCGTCGCCCCGAAGGGCACCTGCGTCGCCTGCGGCAAGCCCCACGGCAAGGGCAAGGGGAAGTGCGACGAGTGGGGCGTACGCGACGACCTCCTCGGACGGCGCGGCCACATGGACGGCCTCCTCGACATCCCCGGCTGGTGCGAGCCCGGCGCGGGCATCTTCGACCTCAAGACCGCCGCCCCCTCCTCCCTGCGGGGCATCGAGAGCCACGACCTGGACGCCTTCAGGCTCAAGTGGCCCTACTACTACGGCCAGGCCCAGGAGTACATGGCCCTCACCGGCAAACTCAAGGCCCTGATTCTCTTCCTCGCCATGAGCGACGGATGGAAGATGGTCGAGTTCACCATCCCGCGCGACGACCTGTACATCGCCCGCCTGGAAGCGAAGTACCGTGCCGTCAGGCAGTACGTCGAGATGGGAACTCCGCCACCCGTCGCCTGCTGCACCGCCAAGGCAGCAGCCCGCAAGTGCCCCGCCAGCACCTGCTCCGTCAAGATCGGATTCGCCGCATGAGCAAGCGCACCCGCCTCGCCAAGGCCCCCTACCGCTCCAACGGCAGCCTCATGGACTGGGTCGGCACCGTCGAACCCCACGAGTGGCGCGACAACAAGCCCTTCCCCGCCATGTTGATCCTGCAGGGCACCGAGCGCGGCATGTCGGCCGCCCGGTTCGTCTGGCACAGCGACAAGGGCCACGTCTACAAGATGTTCATGACCGACATGGTCAGCCTCGTCCAGAACGCCACCAACCTCTACAAGGGCACCGCCGACACCTGGTGGGTCGTCCAGAAGCGCGGCAAGAACTACGGCATCCGCCTTGCCGACAACGACGACCTCAAGCACGCCGGGCACGTCGCCGGTCCCAAGGCCGACTGCCCGGCGTGCGAGGGCGTCGCCTACGGCTACGAGTCCTGGTGCCCCCTCCCGCCCACCGCCGACCAGCCGCACCAGGCTCGCCACAACATGGCCATCGTAGGTCGCTGCATCTGCGGTGAGCGGTTCGGCCACCCCATCCACCGCTCCTGCACCTGCGCGCCCGAGGATCGCACCGCCTGCAGCGCCGACAACTGCCCCGGCTGAGCATGACCATCCGCAGCCTGCTCGAACACTTCGGTCTCGACACCGCCGGTCGGGACATCTACGTCGGCGACCGCCTCGTCGACCCCGCCCCTCCGACCGCCAACGGAGCCCCCATGAAGACCGCCCAGCCCTCCATCCCCGGCCTGGACACCGCGATCCGCCACGTGCCGTTCCAGCCGCCGACGCTCGACCAGTTCGCCCACGCCACCGTCCAGGCCTACGACCAGTCCCTGGCCAACACCGGCGTCGTCCTGCTCAAGTCCAACGAGCTGGGCCTGCACCTGCTGTCCACCGCGATGATCCGGCCGCCCGCCGAGATCCTCGACATCCCCTCCACCGACGGCAACTTCGCCCGCGCCGAGTACATCTCCAGCGGCATCATGCAGCACCGCCGGGGCTACGCCTCCTCGGTCGACGCCGTCCTCTACGAGCGCCCGCCCGTTCACGGCCAGCGCATCGAGTCCATCCTGCTCGCCGGGCGCGAGGTCCACCGCGCCACCGGCGGCCGGGCCATCATGGTCGACAACCGCCACGCCAAGAAGCTCCTCATCGGCCGCGCCGGAACGAAGCAGAACCCGGTCAAGAAGGCCCACGTCAAGGAGATGGTCGAGGCCTACCTGACCCCGCCCAAGGACCAGGGCAAGAACATGCCCTGGAACGAGCACATCCGCGACGCCTGCATGCTTGCCCTCGCCTGGCTCCTCGACGAGAAGGAACGCCAGGTCCAGTCCCAGGCCCAGTTCCTGGCCGCCGCCGCGTGACTGCCCGGCACGCCCACGGCATGGACTGCTGCTGGGACTGCTTCTCCGGCCGCCGTACCCACCCCGAGACCGGGGACGGCGAGCCGGACCCCCACTGCGACGAGAACTGCCCACCGCCGGACGAGGACCAGACATGAGCGACATCAACGACAGCGACCTCATCGACGACACCCGGCTGGCCGAGCAGGCCAAGCGCGTCATAGACGAGGTCTCCCGCGAGGCCGACCAGCTGCTCGCCCCCGACATCGCCCCCGACCGGGCCCGCGTCAACACCCCCAACTTCTCCCGCATGCGCCGCGAGTGGCGGCCGGGCGACGAGGCCGAGATCGCCGGAATCGTCGCCGAGGCCAACGGCGTCATCCACCGCGAGTTCCCCGGCATCTTCCTCATCCTCAACGACATCTGGGCCATCGCCCGTGAGCCGATCGTCAACCTGAAGACCAGAGAGATCGCGACCGATGCGTTCGGCTGGCCGCTGTGGAAGCGACTGCCGTCCGGCGCCTACGCCGAGGACTACTCCAAGCTGACCGGACGCGAGAAGGACGACTTCCTGCTCCGCATCACCATGGGCCTGCTGGAGTGGCGCCGCCAGGCCGACCTGGCCCACCGCCTGCCCTCCATGCTCGCCAAGGGCCGCTGGGAGGAGGCCATGGCCACCGGCTTCGTCGCCCCCACCGGCCGCATGACGGTCGAGGAGCGCACCCAGCGCGGCCGCCAGTACTCCGCCCAGGACCGCTACTGGGCCATCTACCTCGCCGAGGTCTCCCGCGCCGCCGACCACCTCGTGTCCGGGATGGAGTTGTTGGGCCAGCGACTGAAGGACTCGTTGACGGCATGAGTGAGAAGAAGCGGCCGGACAGGACCGTCACGCTGACCGAAGCCGACCGGAAGTTCCTCTCCTTCGCCCTCGACGAGGCAGCGGACGAGATGTGCCACCGCGACGGATTCGTCGATGAGGACTGGGCTCTGCTGGAGAGGTGGCGCGGCCTGACAGACCCGCCGACCGCCTGATCCTGTCCCGCCCCAAAGTTCCTGCCACGAAAAGTTGGAGTTGCAGGAGGGACCACACCTATGCTGACAGAAATCCCAGGTGCACTGCCGCCACATGAGCACCAGGTAAGGCGCGACCGCCACGCGTCAGCAAAGGAACCCGCCTGTGACAATTCCCGTACGCCTGCTCCGGGAACTGTTCCGGAACCTCCAGGCATGGAACGCCCTCTACGAGATCGAGGGCAAGGACACCATAACTGGCCCGGACCGGTCCGAGTACTGCATCCACGACATCGTCCACCTCTACCTGACAGCCGTGAACGGACGCGGCGCCAACGGAAAGCACCTGCTTTCCCCGCGCCAGCGCGAAGCAATCCAGCTGTTCCTTATCGAGAACAGGCCCGAGCGGGAAGTTGCCCGCATCATGGGCGTCTCCGAGGACAACCCCGTCGCCTCCTACGCCACCCAGGGCCTGGTCCGGCTCAACCAGCTCATCGAGACCGGCGTCATCCCCGGCGTCGGCGACCGCGAGGACGAGGCGGTGGCCGCATGAGCAACCGCGTACGCCACGGCGTCGACCCCGAGCTGGAAGCCCAGGCCGACGCCCTCCTGCGTCAGTCCTTCCTCGACCAGCCCGACCCCGAGGCCAAGTCGCTGATCCTCACGCAGTACAAGCTGCAGAACCGGCTCAAGCGCGAGGTCTTCGTCCCCGGCGGCACCCCCGACGGCGCCGTCCGCAAGGGCAGCTTCCACCGCAGCATCAACCGCCGCTACCCGCACCTCAACGCCACCGAGGGCGCCGCCCGGCCCCAGCACCGCATCCCCCTGAAGGCCGACGAGTGAGCGACAACCTCCCCGCCCTCGCCGACCCGGACAGCGACGGCCCCACCAGCATGGTCCTGGTCAAGATCGGCGACCGCACGGTCCCCGCCAAGACCGGCCCCCGCTGCCGCGTCTGCCAGTCCCCCCACCGGGCCAAGATCGACTCCTGGATCATCGAGGGCTACACCCGGCCGACCATCCTCGAATGGCTCGCAGACATGGAGGAAGGCCCCGCAGGCCACCCCTCCGAGAAGGCACTGCGCGGCCACACCGACCGCCACCTGCCCCTGGAAGTCCGCGCCCAGACCGCCATCCTCGACCGCCGCGCCGGACAACTCGGCGAGGAGATCGAAAAATATGGCGGCCGTGTCGCCGACCACCTCTCCGCCCTCGATATGGTCGTACTGCAGGGCTTCGACGGCATCCAGAAGGGCACCATCAAGGTCGACGCCGCGACCCTGATGAAAGCCATCGACCTCAAGCACAAAATCGACACCACCGTCAGCGGGGGAGTGGACGCCAACGTCTGGCGAGACGCCCTCATGGAATACATGCGAATCGCCATCGGATTCATCCCGGTCGACCGCCGGAAAGACTTCGCAGCAGCCCTCGACGCAAGCCCCGTTCTCGCCGCCCTCTCGAAGAACGCACAGCAGAACAACATTTAAATTCTTCCGGACCGCCAGCCGGGGACCACCACTCCTTACCGCCAGAGGAGAACACCGCCACCATGCACCTGCGCGAACTGCCCACCAGGACCCTCGCCGACGTCGCCGTCGCCTGGAAGCACCACGACCGCGAATGGACCTCCGACGCCTGCGTCCCCCGCGCCGACTACGCGCGCGCCCCGCAGCAGGAACCCATCCTGATCCTCGGCGACCACGAGATCACCCTGGACGAGCAGGCCAGTGCCCGGCTGTGCGCCTTCTACCAGATCCCCACCGCGTACTTCCGCCGGATCACCCCGGCCGAGCAGCACTTCGTGATGAACGCCCGTATGGACCACGCCGAGGGCGAGATCACGATCACCTACAACGACCTCGGCATCACCGACGTCCGCAAACCCACCAAGCCGCGCGTCGAGGCCGACGAGTTCGTCCGCATCGCCCACCGCATCCTCCCGGCCAGCGCCACCGTCCTCGACGCCTGGGTCACCGCCGACGAACTCCGCCTGGACGTCATCAACCACGACGTCGAGGACGGCATCAGGGGCGGTCTGCGCTTCGGCCAGAACCGCAAGCAGAACCTGGCGCCGACCGTGGCACCGCTCCTCTTCCACGAGGACACCACCACGGTCATCGAGATCCCCGACCCCTCCCTGAAGATCGACGCACGCGGCATCTCCGTCGACAAGATCGCCGAGCGCCTCGCGGCCGAAGCCCTCCGCGCCGCCGCCCGCCTCCACTCCGACGCCCAGCACCTGCTCCGCCTGGCCAACATCTCCATCGCCGGAGACCGCATCACCCGCCTGCACCGCGTCGCCGCCGAGCACGGCCTGCCCGTCCGGCCCCTCTCCGACATCACCATCGCCCTCTCCCGCAGCGACGAGCCCACCATGCTCGACCTCGCCCTCGCGATCGGCAACGCGGCCAACAGCCCCAAGCTCACCCTCGACTCCACCAAGCGCGCCGTCCGCATCAGGCTCCAGACCACCGCCGGAGCCCTCGTCGTGGACGAGGCCGAACGCTGCGCCTCCTGCCACGCCCTCGTCGCCGCCTGACCGTCACAGGAGAACGCCATGCCCGACTCCAGCCTCGACTTCGAGAGCCTCCAGCGCCTGAGCCAGCGCGGGGACAGTCTCCGTCAGCGCTCCGGAGACCAGCCCCTGCCCGCCGAGGGCCAGGAGAACGTCCAGGACAAGCTCATCGACCTGATCAAGGAACGCCGCGACCTCGGCGTCCAGCGCTACGGTCGCCCGCTGCAGACCTTCAACGGCCGCAACGCCGTCCGGGACGCCCTCGAAGAGGCCCTCGACCTCTCCACCTACCTCATGCAGGTCGAGATGGAGAAGAAGGCCACCCAGGCCTGCATCCGAGAGGCCCTCCACCTCCATCGCGCGAACGAGATCGGCGTGTGCGTCACCTGCAGGTGCTACTCGCCCTGCTTCACCCGGCGCATCCTCACCAGCGTCACCCCGCCCGCCACCGAGCCGGACATCACCGTCACCACCGTGCATCCGGTCGAGGAGATCGCGGTCCACCCCGACTCCGTGGACATCCTCAAGAGCCAGCTGAAGCTGCACGGCGCCGAGGAGCGCCTGGGCGCGCCGATCGGTCAGATGTTCGGTTACCCCATCGTCCACGACGACCGGCTCGCGCCCGGCGCCGTCCGCATGCGCCCGCGCGGCTACGACGACCACCCCTCCGCCCGCCCCTGATCCCGCCCCCGCCAAGAGGAGCCTCATGAGCACCGACCACCCTTCCGGCCTGATCCTGCCGCCGGGCGTCCAGTCCCCGGCCGCCGCCGGTCCCGACTACCTCGACCGCGAGTACGGCGGCGTCCACAAGCGCCAGGAGACCGCCCAGGGCGACATCCTCGACTCGGAGATCCTCCAGCTGGAGGCGATCTTCGAGGACATGCTGTACCGCTACAGCGCCAAGGCGTTCGACGTTGACGTCTTCGAGCGCGAGGCCAAGGAGCGCGTCCACTCCCAGCTCGGCCTCGCCATCACCGTCAGCTGGAAGCCCGTCATGGACACCGCCACCGGCAGGATCATCGAAGGCAAGCTCAGCCCGAAGATCGAGATCGCCGGACGCGTGGAGAAGAAGGCCTTCGACCACGACCAGAAGGTCTTCGAGGTGACCCGGGACATCGCGGACCTCGGCACCCAGGGCGTCATCGAATCCGGCGAGGCCGCGCGCGGGGGACACCCGCACTGATGAGCTTCCTGCGCACCTTCCTCGTCCGTCAGCTCACGATCGGGTTCGAGAACCCCGACTGGCACTGGGCGTATTCCACCGCCCAGCTCTGGCGCTGGTACGAGCAGCTTGACCCTGATCGGAGCGGCCGATGAACCGGCTCCTCGACTGGGACGACGACAGCATCACCGTCACCGTCATCCCACACGCCTGCAACTCCTGCGGCGAGCGCAACGACAAGGTCCACCTGAGCCTGGAGGCCGTCGTCTCCGGCACCAGCGACTTCGTCGGCGTCCGGACAGTCGGCAAGACCCTGTGCTGCGGCGGCGAGTACCGCACCGCCTACCCGGCCGTCCGCACCGCCGTCATCCTGGAACGCCTCAAGACCTGCCCCAAACACAAGAAAAGCATCGAAAACCTGAAAGGGGAATAGCGTGACCGCTGCCAGCGAGTGCGTCGGCAAGATCGTGAGTATCGAACGAATCGACGCAGACTACCCCAGCTATCCGGCCTACCCCGAAGGTGAGTACCTGGTCAGTCACGCAACCGACAGCAAGTTCTGCGGGGTTCGCATCAACCGAGGGCACAAGCACGGAGGCTTTACCGCGCTTGCGCTTGCGGGTGCCGCAATCACCCAAGGCGTGCCCCTGACCGGCGACGACGCCTACAGGATCTACCGAGTCAGAGGCGTCGAGTCATGGATGGCGAAGTCCCTGGACGCCCTCTCCGCCGAGATCGCCTTCAACAGAGAGGACCTGCGTCAGCAGCCACCTAGCGACCCCTCCTTCTGGGAGATGGCCGCACAGAGGGTCCTCAAGCTCCGCACCCTGCTGGAACGTGCAGAAATCACCAGCGACCCTGGCGTCAAGCCTTCATGCGCCTACCCCGGCTGCTGCAGGCAGCCCGCCCAGGCCCTGGAGGGGCAGGGCCGGGACGAACTGCCTGTCCTGGACGTCTACCTGCCGCCGGGCGCCGCCGTCCATGCCCGCCCCGGTTACATCCTGCGGGTCCACCACGACGCGGCGGCCTGACGCTGTCCCCGCGCGCCCTCCCCGCCCCAAGAGGCGAGGAGGGCGCCTTCATGAGCACGCCGGAAGACACATCGCCGCTGGCCGGGTTCGACCCCACCGCGATCCACCACCTGTTCCTCGGGCTCGACGTCCCCGACCCGATCACCTTCGTCGTCTCACCGAAGTACCTGAGCAGGCCCAACCTGTACCCCCGACAGGCCACCCTTCTGAAATGCTTTTTTCTCAGAGAGGACCTGTTCACCGAGTACGACTACCGCGTCGTCGCCGAGTGGGACGAGGCCTACCGCACCGCCAAGAGCGCCAACGAGCAGCGCGCCGCCCGCGCCGCCGCCCTCGCCGAAGAGCAGGACCCCGAAGCCGCCCTCGCGGCCGAGGTCGACGACATCATGACCGACGCCCTCGACGAGCTGGCCCAGCAGGTCCTCCTCGAAGGCAACGAAGACGCCCCCAAGATGCCCCTGTCCGGCACCCCGGACATCCTCGGCCGCATGCGCGCCTGCAAGGCGCTCGGCTACAGCTGGTTCAAAGAGATCCTCCTGGTCATGGGCCGCCGCGCCGGGAAGGGCCACATCAGCGCCCTGGCCATGGCGTACGTCCTGTGGTGCTACATGGCCAAGGGCGACCCCCAGGAGCACTACGGCGTCGACCGCGACAAGAAGCTCGCCGCCCTGATCTTCGCGGGCAAGCGCGACCAGGCCAAGCAGAACCTCTGGCGCGACTTCGTCAACGTCGTCACCGGAGCCCCCTGCTTCGCCCCCTACATCGCCAGCTCCCTCGGCGAGAAGCTGTCCGTCTACGCCCCCCACGACTTCGTCCGCATGGAGGAGATGCGCAAGAAGGGCATCAAGACCGCCATGGACATGGCCACCTTCGAGATCCTCCCGAAGGAATCCACCGTCATGGCCGGACGAGGCCCCGCCTCCTTCATCCTCGGCTTCGACGAGATGGCCCACGTCGTCAACGCGGGCGCCAACCGCTCCGCAGGCGAGGTCTACGACGCCTCCACCCCCTCCCTCGACCAGTTCGGCAAGGACGGCTTCATCGTCGAACCCAGCTCGCCGTGGGAAATGAGCGGCAAGTTCTACGACAACTGGCTGCGCGCCACCAGCTTCGAAGACGACGGCACCCCCACCTACCCCGCCGTCATGATGATCCAGCTCCCCAGCTGGGACATCTACCTCGACTGGCAGATCGCCCACGAACTGCCCCTCTTCCCCGAAGGCTTCCAGGGCGACAACGCCGAGTACGAGAACGCCCCCCTCCCCGGCTTCCGCGTCCTCAAGGGCGCCATCCAGACCTACGACGAAGAGATGCGCAAGCTGGAGAAGGCCGACCCCGACACCTTCAAGGTCGAACGCCGCGCCCAGTGGGCCACCGTCCTCGACGCCTACCTCGACCCCGCCAAGGTCGAAGCCGTCTTCTCCCCCTGGTACGCCCGCCCCGAACGCTACGGCAGCCCCCTCATCGTCCCCACCGAGCGCGGCGTCCTCGCCTACGTCTACAAGGGCCACGCCGACCCCAGCTCCGTGAACTGCCGCTTCGGCATCGCCGTCGGCCACACCGAGACCGACGACGAGGGGCGCCCCCACGCCGTCTTCGACAAGATCCACCACTTCGATCCGGCCGACTTCCCGAATCACACCATCGACTACGAAGAGGTCGAGGACTGGATCTGGGAGGAGATCATCAGCGTCTACCAGCCCGAGGACTTCACGTTCGACCAGTATCAGAGTGTCGGCAGCATTCAGAAACTCGTCAAACAGGTCGCCCGCGCCCGCCTGGCCAAGCGGGTCAACATCTGGGAGCGCACCGCCACCAACCAGCTGAACTGGAAGTACGCCGAGACCTTCAAGGCCGCCATCAACCTCGGCCTCGTCCACGCCCCCGCCTACGAGGACGGCGAACTGGAACTCAAGTTCCTGCAGAAACCGCCAGGCATCAACCGCGTCGACCACCCCACCGTCGGACCGGTCCAGACCAAAGACATCGCCGACGCGATCATGATCACCACCTACGCCCTCATCGGCGACTGGATCAGCGGCTACAAGGAGCAGCTCAACGCCGCCAGCGCCCGAGGCGCCATGCAGGGCGGCCTGCACGGATCCAGCCCGCACAGCCCCGAAATGACCTCGGCAGACCACGACCTCCAGGGCCGCCTCGACGCCTTGCGCCAGTTCACCCGCACCCGCACCGGCCGCCCCGGATGGGAACAGGGACTCGGCCGCACCCGGACCGGATATCGCCGTTGACCAGGAAAGGCGTTCTTGCCGAACCCAAAAACGCGTGGCACGATGGCCCTGTCTCGTGGATAGGGCTGCTGCATGCAGCCAGCGGCGTACCTGGGTGACAGACCGCAAGGTCGGCTCAGGCGTGAGGGTCGTTCTTGGCGGGATCACCCCACTTAAAACGTCCCACGATGACCCAGCGGGCCTCCCGGCCAGGATCCACCGGGAGGCCCGCTCATCTGTGTCCACCACCTCACCTCCAGCGCCAAGGACTGGAGGTGCCAGGGATGACGGACATCAGCGCGACCAGCTTCTTCCGCCAGGCGGCGGCCGACCCCCCGGGGCTCGACTTCGAGCACGAAGAGGTCGACACCGGTGGCAGTAAACGCCCTACCAAGATCCACCTGCACGCCGTCGAGCCCGGCACCGGCGACCGCATGGGCACCCTCACCTACCACGTGCCCCGCCGCAAAGCCGACAAGATCCTCATCGAACACCTTGGCACCGAAGAGGCCCACCAGCGCAAGGGCGTCGGCTCCGCCCTCATGGACGAGATGCAGCGCCGCCACCCCGGCACCCCCATCGATCACGGCGACCGGACGGACCAGGGAAAGGCGTGGTGGGACAAGTACACCGACGGCAAGAAGGTCACCCGAGGCCGCACCATCGCCTCGGCCACCAAGCCCTGCCCCTGCTGCGGCGGCACCGGCGAGCACGACACGGGCTTCGAGTGCTTCCACTGCGACGGCGGCCTCACTGTCCCCGCCGACAGCCCCGATGACGCCACCTGTGACGGCCGCCTGCCCGACGGCGGCCAAGGCAAGACGGCCTTCACCACGCCTGTCCCTGACAACCACGAGCCCTACCAGCACGAGCACGACTGGCTGCCCCGCGACCACTTCTTCGCACCGGGGGAGAAGGGTCTGGACCCGCGCCTGTTCGACGAGCACGAGCGCATGCACCCGATCGTCCGCCAGCACCTGCTCAGCCTGCTCAACAGCTTCTGGGCGCCCAAGTACGGCGACTCCTGGCAGTCCTGGGCCCGCGTCTACCTCGCCGGATCCGAGGCCAGCCACTTCTACGGCAACGGCGACCTCGACATCCTCATCGGCATCGACCACGACGCCCTCAACCACCACGTGGACACCTTCACCGGCGAGCCCCCGGCCGCCGTGGACGAGAAGCTCACCGACGAGCTGCGCCACGGCCTCAACGACGAGGCCCGCATGCTCCCCGGCCCGGACGGCAAGGAAACCGGCCCCTGGGAGAATACTTGGTATGTAAACCCGTCAAGCTATGACATACGGGACATCAAGCCCTACGCCGCCTACGACATCACCCGCGACGAATGGGCCGTGAAACCTGTTGAAGTACCAGACGACTTCAGCCCCGAAAAGCTCCCCGAGTCCACCTGGGACGTGTTCGAGGCGCTGCAGAAGCTGATCGGCGCTGTCCGGGAACTTCCCGACGGAGTGCGCGAAAGGGAAGGCGCAGCGTTGTACGATTACCTCCACGCTGACCGCCACAGCGCATTCGGCCCCGAAGGAACGGGCCTCTACGACCCCAGCAACGCCGTCTGGAAAGCCCTCGACAAGGCCCCCGACGCACCGTTGCAGCAGCTGATTGACTGGAAGCACGCCCACGACGGCGTGGCCGCCGCCACGGACCAGGAGAAGGCCGCATGACCGAGCACAGCGCCACGGCGTTCTTCCGCATGACTGGCGCGGTACTGGCCGGTGCCAACGGAGACCTGCCCAGCGGACTGACCTTCTCCCACCGAGAGCATGCAGATGGCCACGTTGTGCTCGCGCATCCAGATGACAGGCGTGACGTCTCCGTCGGGTCGCTTTCGTGGTTCAAGCACAAGCGGCCAGGGCCCGAAGACGGGTGGTGCAAGACGTGCGACGACGAGTACCCCGACGGGCACCACTCCCACCCGGCGGGTGAGGTTGAGGGTGTCCAGGTGCTGCCCAGCTACCGACGCCGTGGTATCGCCTCCGCCTTGTGGAGCTACGCCCACTCGCTGGATGTGACTCCCAAGCCGGTGCATTCTGCAGACCAGACAGACGACGGGGCAGCGTGGGCACAGCACAGCGCCACGGTGCACTTCCGTGCGGCAGCCGCTTCGAACGGCTGGCACCAGGACCCCGGCCACGCGCACGTCTCACGCGGCATGGAGATCGAGCCGGACGGCGGCTGGCACCCCGACGTCGCCCACCGCATCCTGAACGGCACCGCCACCCACGACGACGTCCTCGGCCACGTCGACACCGACCACGTCGGGCACTACTGGTCGACCCACAGCACCACGGACCCGGGCTCCCTCCGCGAGCCCCGCTCCTACGCCGAGCCCCACGAACCGATCTCGAACTGGACCCCGCACGCCGAGCCCGGCGAGAACGTCCTGGGCGCCGCCGGAGTCGTCCTCGTCGGCCACCGCCCCCACGGCTGGAACCCCGACGACAACCCCGATGACGGCCTGATGGGCAACTCCCACCTGCCCGACCACTCGCACATCCCCCTGCACGAGATCCACTACACCGGCGACGGCGAGAACTGGCACACCCTCACCCCGCCCGCCGGAACCACCGTCCACACCGACGGCCAGCACCACACCGCCACCGCGCACGACGGCACCCTCCACATCGGCTACGTCGGCCTGCACGACTACGACAAGGCCATCAACCGGCTCTCCAGCCTCACGGACTTCTTCCGCGAGGCCAGCCTGCAGGAGACTGCCTCCATGGACGACGAGCACCTTGACCTCTACCACCGCACCACGCCGGAGGCCGCCGCCGCGATCTACCGCGACAAGCGCATGACCTCCAAGGAGCGCATCGGCAACGACCGGCCGGTGTTCTTCTCCACCTTCCGAGGCGACGAGGAAGATGCTCAGGGGCGCGGATATGGCGAAGGTGTGGTGCACGTGCGCGTACCGCACGAGATCGCCAACATCGACGACGAGTTCCCCTCCGGCGAGGAGCACTACTGGGTGCACGCCGGTCACCTCAAGCCCGAGCACTTCGTCGAGCCGACCCACCACACCGCTACCCTCCAGGCCACGGCGGCCGAGCAGCAGTTCCTGCAGCGGCAGGCAGCAGCCGTCCTCCACGACAAGGGCGTGATGGTGGCGCTCGTCCCGCCGCGCGAGGTCGCCGAGCAGCTGGCCCGCGAGGACGGCCAGCCCGCCGACCAGCTCCACGTCACCCTCGCCTACCTCGGCAACACCAGCGACTACACCCGCGAGCAGCTCCAGCTGCTCCCGCAGATCGTCGGCGCCTGGGCCGTCCGCCGCAAGCCCGTCCACGTCCGTATCGGCGGCATCGGCACCTTCAACAACGCCTTCAAGGGAGAGCACGTCCTGTGGGCGGCGGCCGACATCCCCGACGGCGCCCAGATGCACTCCAGCCTCGCCCACTACCTCGAAGGCCACGGCTACCGCCTGCCCTCCGAACACGGCTGGACCCCGCACCTCACCCTCGCCTACGTCGACCGGCACCACCGCTTCATGCCGCGCCTGGACGAGCACCACTGGGACGCCGAGGAAGTCGTCACCTTCATCGGCGGCACCCGCCACCCGGCCCGCCTCTTCGGCCGACCCAGCACACCCGCCACCCTGTAACCCACCACCACGCAACAGCAGTCAGGAGAACAGTCGCATGGCCACGGAGACCAAGGCCCGGGAGATCCCGCCCTACGTCGAAAGCATCATGAAGGCCGCCACCGACGCCGGGCTGGAGGTAGTCCGCAACACCAACAGCATCAAGATCAGCGCGGCGAACGGCAAGCGGGGCCAGACCTTCAGCATCCCCCGCAACCCGTACCCCACCGCACCCCAGCTGCGCTCCAGCATGGCCCGCCACGGCTTCCTCGCCAAGGTGAAGTACGACCCCAGCGCCGCCGAGGCCCCGGCCGAGAAGGACGAGCCGAAGAAGACCGCCGAGAAGACGGGCCACGCCTGCCCCGACTGCGACCACCCGCCGTTCGCCCGCCCCCAGGCCCTGGGCCTGCACCGGCGCATGAAGCACGGCGTCGTCGGCATGAGCGACGAGGCGATCCGCAAGCGCGAGATCAAGGCGGCCAAGAACCAGCAGAGCCCCTCGGCAGACCCGGCCACCGGCCCGACTCCTCCCCCCGTCCCGGCCCAGGCCCCCGCCCCGGCCGCCGAGACGGACGCCCGCCCGCAGATCGTGACGCCCGCCACCTCCGGCCTCCCGGACAAGGTGTCGGCCGCCGTCGCCGCCCTCGTCCACGCCGTCGGCAGCGAGACCGCCAACACCGCCACCCTGCACGCCGAGAACGCACGTCTGCGTGCTTTCAAGGACAAGGTGACGGCCGAGGCCACCAACGGAAACCAGACCCCCATCCAGACCGTCGCCAACATCGAAGCCCTCTGCCGCGCCGCCGACCAGCAGTAACACCACCACCACCCCAGGACAGGGCGCGCCACCGGCGCGCCCTTCCTGATCTCTTGCAATGCATACTCATGTGCATTAAGGTGGGGGTCTCCCGTACCCGCCGCCGAGGAGATCTCATGTCCGAGAACAACACCGCCCCGCCACTGCCCGCCCCGGAAACCACTCCCGCCATGGGCGCGCTGGGCCAGCTCGCTGAGATCCAGAACGCCCTGAAGGCCATCGGCGAGCAGATCACAGAACTCACCCTGGACGGCAGCGAACTCGCCCTCACCGAGAGGCAGGCCACCGCAGACGTCCTCCGCGCCCAGGGCAGGCCGATGACCTACCGCTCCACCCTCTACCTGTACCTCAAGGAGCGGCGCGGCATCACCGTCGCCGCCAAGGGCAAGCGCCAGCGCAGCATCGGCGACATCGTCCCCCAGGAAGTCCCCAAGTACCTCTCGCCCGAGAGCCTCCAGGCCATCCGCGCCTCCCTCAGCGCCACCTCCTGGACCATCAGCAAGCTGACAGAGCAGCGCGAGGAGGAGTACCCCGACCTCCACGCCCGCGCCTGCAGCGAGATCATGGGCGTCTGAGCACACAAAACAACGTCCCCGACTGGAACTCCTTGCCCGGATCCCAGCCAGGGACGCTGAACGCCACCTCCACCGCAATCATCCCGCCGAGGAAGACTGAGAAGTGATGACCGCCTCCAAGCGTACCTGGACCGACACGGCCAAGGCCACAATCACCACCACCGACTGGGACAAGACCCTCACCGACGGCGGCATCTACCTCCTCGGCCTCGGAGGCTTCTACGTCGGCTACCAGGTCCTCCACACCCAGGCCCTCGCCGTCGGCTTCCCCCAGGACCAGGCCGTTGTCGTCGCCGCCCTCGCCGACCTCGCCATCCTGCTCTACTCCCGCAAGGCCGTCCGCGAGGTCAGAGCCGGACGCTCCGCCCGGGTCATCCGCACCCTCGTCGCCCTCTTCTCCCTCGCCACCTTCGGCCTCCAGCTCCGCGACGCCTGGCCCGACCCCCTCTCCGTCACCTTCCACGCCCTGCCCCCCGCCGTCTGGATCATCGGCCACGAGATGATGCTGCGCGGCGACCTCCGCGACGCCAAGGCCGCCAAGCGCGACCAGCAGATCGCCGACGGCCTCCGCCCCGCACCCCTCCCGGCCATCCGCCTGACCTGGTGGCTCCTCGACCCGTTCCACACCTTCAAGGTCTGGCGCCGCACCAAGCTGTGGGAGGTCCCCCAGGAGGCCGTCATCCGCCACGAGGCCACCAAGCTGCAGGCGAAGAACAAGGACATCCCCCTCGCCTGGCAGCGCGTCCTCCTGGACACCCCGGCCGACAACGACGAGCCCGAGGCCCGCACTCGCGCACAGCAGGACTCCCAGAAGCAGGCCGCCTTCGCCGTCACGCTCTACCGCCAGTCCTCCCGCGACAAGGTCCCCACCGACGAGATGATGGACTTCCTCGCCGCCCTGCCGCCCGCCCCCGCCGAGGGCCGCCCCCTCGACAAGGCCCGCGACTACGTAACCCTCGTCGAACAGGAGGCTGACACCCGCGACATCAAGGTCACCGGCGTCTTCCTCGGAGCCCTCCTCGGCGTCGACCCCAGCTACATCTCCCGCCTGAAGAAGGCCGCCCCCGTCGGCGCCTGATCCCGATACGATGAACACAGCAGGGCCCCGGCGAGCGTGACGGCTCACCGGGGCCCTGCTGCCGTTCTCAGATGCTGTAGTACGCCCGGTTCAGCGTGTACAGCTCGTCCGCGAGCGGCGCCAGCATGTCGTCCCCCGCCTTCCGGCCGCACAGCGTGTCCAGATCCGACGAGAACTGCTTCAGCGTGCTCGCCGACGGCGCCCGGTCCCCCTCCGCGCCGTCCGCACCCTTCGCGTTCACCAGCAGCTCCTCGGCCGCATCCCACCGCTCGGTGTCATCCATCCGCCCGGCCCAGTCCGAACACGTCCGCGCCCCGTACGGCACCGAACTGCTCTCCCCGCCGTCGCCGGAGCCCCCGCATGCCGACACCAGCACCACCACGGCGGCGGCCGCCACGGCCAGACCCGATCTGCGCATCATCCCCACCCTCCTGCCGGGCCTCCCCAGCCCGCGTGGGGACATTGAAGCACTCGCCTCGGAACTTGCCGAAAACGGCCACTTTCCTGTCCGAGGAAAGTGGCCGTTTCAGGAAACCTTGCCGGATCAGGCAGAGTCGCCGATCCGCTCCACGTCGCCTGTCGCCGCCAGGCTCAGCTCCACGTCGTTGTCGAAGAGCACCCGGTACGGGAACGGGGACACGTACCGGCGCACGAGCGTGATGCGCCCCGGCGCCCCGGCGGGCACGTCGTAGGGGACCCGGCAGTCCTCACCCTCCTGTTCCAGGTCCTCGTCAATGTACGAGCCGCGTAGCCGCCGCACCGCCTGCACCCGGTCACCCTCCCTCAGCGTGAGCGAGCCGACGTGCACGCGCCGGGCCACCTCCAGCTTCTCCTCGAAGGTCAGGGTGTCGAGCTTGGCGTCGAGGGTGCTCATCGCGGCAGTGCTCCATTCGGTCGGTCGGGGAAGTCGGCGATCGGGCTGCAGGGGATCGTCCAGGTGTCCGGCCCGGTCCGCGTCCACCCAGCCGTCGCCACGGCGCTGAGCTTGTCGACCGGGTCGTCGAAACGTTGGGGGTCACCGGCCGACCGATCCGGCATGAACCCCCGCTCGATCAGCCGGTACCCTAGCCCGCCGCCCGGAATGTAGTCCGGGCCGGTGCTGTCCTCAACGACCATCACGTACTCGTCGTCGATGCCGGTGCCCTCGACGGTCAGCCACCACCGGCCCTTCTTGTCGGCCCGCGCCGTGGCGGTGCGGACATCGGCGGCGGTCTCGGTCTCGCTCATCGGTTCCTCCTGGCGGGAAGTGAGCCCCCATCATCTCGCGGAAGCTCCTCCGGCCGCGCGAGATTCTGCTAACTTCGTAGACGTGCTCCCCGCGACAGCGGGGATGGCCCCAGCCTCAGGGGCGTGCACAACTGCTCCCCGCACCTGCGGGGATGGCCCTCGTTAAGGGCAGAGGTGCATTGTTCCCCGCATCTGCGGGGGTGTACCGGTTGACGAGCACGGTGGTTGAGTGCCCGGAGACTCTTCCCCGCCGACGCGGGGGTGGCTCGGCTTGGTACTTCGAGTAGTCCCCGCACTGGCGGGGGTGGCTCCGCTCCGGCGGAGGTGGATCGCAACGGCGCAAGCCACGTGGTCAGCAAGATCGCTCCGCGCACGCGGAGGTGAAGGGCCCCGACCTCTTCCGGGGCCCTTCTTCATGTCCGGCACAGGATCACCACGGCGGCGGCCAGGAGCAGGACGGTGCCCCAGAATCCTCCGATGAGGACCAGGGCGGCGCGGGCGTAGGGGTGCAGCGGTGTGTGGCGGGTCACGGCGCCCAGTGTGCCCGCTACGGCTTGGTTTCTTCCAGTTCGCCGAAGGGACTGGGGGAGAGGGCGACCATGTCGGGCTTGATCCGGGCGGGCAGCTCGGGCACGTCAGGGTCGGGGCAGGCGAGCGCGGCGGCCACGGCCTGGTGCAGCACGGTGCGCGGGGTGGCGTTGGAGTCGAGTCCGTGGCCCCGGTAGCTGACCAGCAGCGGTCCCCGGTCCTGGTAGGAGTGCGGCTCCTTGAAGGTGCGCACCGGCCTGCCGTCGTCGTCCACGTCCAGGTACTGCTTCACGGCCGCGCGGATCTCGTCGGGGAAGGCGAGGCGGCGGGTGCCGCCGCCCTTCTGCCAGACGTCGGCCGTCATGCGGTGCTGCTCGAAGACGAGGTCCTGGACGGTCAGTTCGGTGATCTGCCGTGAGCGCAGGCCGACCAGCAGCAGGTAGACGAGGAGCCGGTCGCGGGCGGGCAGCTGGTCGGCGCCGTAGCGGATGAGTGCCATCTGGCCGTCGGTGAGCTTCTCGGTCCTGGGGGCGTTCCAGGCGCCGGTGCCCATCTTGGGGTGCACTGGCGTGGTCTGCACGCAGTTCTTCTCGCGGGCGTAGGCGTAGAAGGCGCCGACGGCCGACACTCGCAGCGCCCGGGTGCGTGCGCCGCCGCCCTTCATGTCGAGCCAGGTGACGAAGTGGGAGGGCTGGGCGCGCCAGGCGCCGATGTGGACGGTGTCCTCGATGAAGTCGAGCCATGCCTTGGCGTGCTCGGCGTACCGCTCGGGGCTGGTGCCCTGCAGGAGGCGTCCCTGTTTGCCCCGGCGGTCGGGGTTGTGTTCGTCGAGCCAGGTGGCCAGCACGGTGCGCGCGTCCATGGCGCACCATCCTGGCATGCGGCTACGACAGGGGGCGCAGCGTCAGGTGCTGCTGCTGCGGTCGTTGATGGCTGGGGGACGGAAGTTGTAGCGCTGCGGGTTGCGGAATTCGTCGTCGAGCCGTTCTACGAGCCATGCTCGGATGATCTGTGTGACCTTCGGGGCCCACGTCAGTTTGCCGTGGGCCAGCAGTTCGTGCCCTAGGTCCTCGGCCTGCTTCCGCAAGGCGGGGTCCACTCGGATGTTCAGGTTGACCGACTTCGCCCCGTCGCCTCGGGCTGCTCGTACGGGCTGCTTAGGGGTGAACCGTCCGGCGAGGAACTCCTGCAGCGCCTGGTGTGCCTCGCCGTCAAGGCTGGCTCCGGAGATTACTGCAGCGGCCTTGATGTCGTCCCTCAGTGTTTCCGGCAGTCTCAGGGGCAGGTTCGGCTTCTTCTGGATCACCCTCTTTTGGTTGAGGCGGCGGGCGAAGTCTTCCCCCTCTTCGGTGAGCATGGAGGCCACTGCCTCGGCCATCTGTCGGAGCGAGGCGGGAGCCGGGAATGCAGGGGAGGGCAGGGCTGAGTCGATGGTCGTCATGTCTGCCAGCTTGTGCAGAGTGGCAGCGGCCTGCTGAATCTGTTCGGCACGTTGCTGGTCGTGGAGATCTTGCCTCTCGTCCTCAGCAAGGTGCCCCTCGCAGGACGGCTGCGTTCCAGCGGGGTAATAGCACGCGGGTTCCCGACAGAGGACTCCGTCGCTGTAGCGCAGGCACAGCAGCTCGCTGGTGACAGTGGAGTGCATGGACCGCACTCTACTCAGCATCGACTTTATACAAAAGCCGGACCCTCACCCCGATGCCGGGTCGGCTGAGGACAGTGCGGAACGTGCGGGGCGACGCCGCGCGTGTGCGGGTAAGAGGGTGGTGTCCGGCTTTTGTATAAAGTGACCGTATCGAGGGGAAACGCGGGTGCCCCGGGGTGGATCAGGAGGAGAACTCCGGCTGGCGGGCCGGTACGGCGGAGACCCCGATCCTGCCACGGCCGCCACCACGAACGCCAACACCACGGCGCTGACGACCGGTAGGCTCCCCCGCATGAGGAGCACCGAGCCCGACCCGGGAGGGAGACATGAACAAAAAGGGCATGCGCAAACACCGCATCGGCATTGCCTACGTGAAGGAATTCCTTGACCAGCACGGCCACAGCCGCATTCCGCCAAGGACCGTGGTGGACGGCCTGGACGTCAGCGCCTGGTGGTCCTCCGTCCGTACCCACCTGCGTGAGATGCCCGAGATCAAACGCGCCGACATCCTCGCCCTCGGCGCCCTCGGCGCCGACCTGCGCACCGAGAAGCAGATCAAGGCAGAGCGCCTGGCGGCCGAGGCCCAGTGCCGCGCACTGAAGGCCCTCAAGCACGCCGAGCACGAGGCGCAGCAATTCGAGCAGGCACGCCAGAAGGCCCTGCGTCCGCACCAGGCCGTCCTGGACGCCGTCGAGGCCTTCGCCGCCGACCGCCTGCACACCCTCGTCCCCCTGGGCGCCACCACCCCCACCGGCATCGCCTACGGCCGCGTCCTCGACCGCTGGCGGGAGAACCCCCAGGGCCTCGGCAGCCACCTGAAGCAAGCTCTGGAAGACATCCCGTACTGGACCTGGACCCGCACCCCGCCCCCTGTCCGGCCAGCCCCGCGCCCCCGGCCCGCGCCCATCCCGGCCGACATCACCCGCATGAACCGCACCGGCCTGCGCCAGTTCCTGCCCGCAGACTGACACCCGCCACGCCAGCGACCCCGCCGGAAGCGCTGGGGGGGGCGTGCGCTGCGTCGGCGGGGCCTGGAGGGCGTGTACCCGGCGTGCACGGTCCTACACAGCAGGAAGCCCCGCCCGCGCGCCACGGGGGCGACGCACGGACGGGGCGGTCGGGCGGTGCTACTGGGCGGACCTGCAGGCCGAGCACGGCACGGTGATGGGCTGCCTCGTGGTGAGGTCGACCATCATCACGGAGCCGAGGCCGTGGAGGCAGGAGCGGCACGGCCGGGTGACGGGACGCTCCTGGCGCAGCTGGTCGTAGGTCTCGACCAGGTCGGCGTACCGGGGGTCGGTCCATGAGGCGAGGGCCATCGGGTTCCTCCTGGGTGGATGGCACTCACTGTACCGTCGCCCGTACCGTGTGTGAGCGGGTTTGGCGGGATCAGGCAGTGGCGGGGAGGGGCGGGCTGGGGGTGAAGCCCGGGTTGGTGCAGCTGTTGCACTCCACGTTGCACTCGGTGTGGCAGTCGCCGCCCAGGGGTGCATCGCCGACGCCGCCCCACAGGTCCAGGTTGGGCTCGTAGCCCATCTCCCTGATGACCCTGATGCTGTCGTCCTGGGTGACGGCCACCGGGCGGCGGGTCTCGGGGCCCTCGGGAACGTGGTGGACGAAGCGGCCGAGTCCCTGGCACAGCTTGACGTAGATCGTGGTGTGCAGGATGAGGGCGTGCCAGCCCATGTCCACGCGGCGGGAGGGGCGGACCGCCGGGTCGGCCGGGTGCTTTGCGGCGGCGGCGACGAACTTGAGGGCTTCGTCCACGATGCTCAGGGCGAGGGCCAGGTCGGTGATCTCCGGGTTGTCTCGGATGACGAGGGAGGCGACGCTGTTGGCCTCGTCGGGGGTGAGCAGGTCCAGGGCGGAGGACTTCGGCTCGGCCTCGGGCTGGGTGACGGTCACGGATTCCCCTTCGGTCGTGGAGCATGGCGGCACGCGGTGATCGTGGGATCACTGCGTGTGCTCTGACGTGATGAAGGTATGACACATTCTCAGATCGAGAAAAGACCCCCGGGATGGTTGGCATATGCCCGGCCGCCGGACGGCGCGTGTTTCGGCCAGGGTGCGGCCGCTGTCGGCGGGGGCGTCCGGGGCGCCAGGGGGTAGAGAGGAGTCCGCCATGCCGCCACGTGCCAAGAAGTCCCCCGCCCGCACCCAGATCCGCCTCCCCGTCTTCCCGGAGCGGACCTGCCGCGACCAGGTCTCCGGGGAGTTCGCCATCCACTCCTGCGAGGTCGTCGAGGGGCACCGGGGCCCGCACGCCTCGCAGTCCGTGGCGACGTCGATGACGGCCCGCCTCGCGTGGGAGAACCGCAACCCGGACCAGCTGGAGCCGGTGGCCGACGACCCGTTCGTGAGCGGCTGGTGACCGCCCCAGGGGCCTTCCCGGCGCCCCCGGCCCAGGACCCGGCCGCCGCCCTCCACGACGACACCGTGGCGGCCCTGCAGCGCCTGCACAACCACCTCGCCGTCCACCGGCCCCGGGCGCTGGCTTCCTTCAACGGCGCGGCCGTCGACCTCGCCATCCACCTGATGCAGCAGATGACGCCCGAGCGCCCGTGAACGACAAGGCCCCCTCTCCAGGCACAAACGGAGAGGGGGCCTCGCTGGCGGGTACGGTCAGTCGTCGAAGATCGCGCCGGTCTCCTCGGCCTTCATCTGCCGCAGCTCCTCGCGAATCGCCTTCAGCAGCGGGGGTACCACCGGCCGGACCGGAACACCCGTCTCCCGGGCCTCCGCGCGGGCGGCCTCCACGGCCGCGTGCTCCTCGCGCATCAGCACCCGCATCATCGCCCGCATCGTCTTCTGGAAGATCCGCAGGTCCGGGTTGCGCACCCTGAACATCTGCCAGTGCGCGTCGAGCGCATAGTCGACCACGAGCGGCTTCTGCTTGTCCGCCGCGTACACGCCCTCCGGGAGCAGCAGGTCGCCCGGCGGCACCATGAAGTTCAACTCCTCGGCCTCCGGCTCCGGCTTGTGACGTCGTGCACGCGCGCTGCCGTGCTGCTCCCGCCGGTGCCGCTCCATGGCCTGCGGCTGGGGAGACGTAGTCACCACCCCCTCCCGGGCGCAGTCAGGACAGTGCAGTTCCTCCGGCTCGGGCTCCGGCACGGCCGCCAGGACGGGCTGTACGGGCTTCGGAGCGGCAGGGGCCTGCTCCTTCTGCTGGGCGGCCTTCTCGGCGGCGCGACGGGCCTTGCGGGCTGCACTGCTGGCCATGAGTGGCGGTCTCCTCGGCGTGTGGTGGGCAGATCACCATTCTAGCGGCTCAGACGTTCAATTCTTTTTCATTGCCGGTGTCCGGCCCTCGCGAGCCATACCAAGCCGTGTGGCCATGTCCAGCAGCATGCTGGGAGGAAGATCGTCGTACTCGCCCATCCTCCTCACCCGCTGACCGATCCGGCTGGCCAGGCCATCGGCGAAGTCCAGTGACGCTGTCGTGCGTCGGTACATGAACACCGGCGGCTTCACCCGGTGAATCTCGCGCCCCAGGGACTCGACCACCTCGGCGAGGAACGGCAACGCTCTCGTCCGCTGTGCCGTGCGACCGTACTGGTAGTCCCGCAGCAGCCCCTGGGTGCCCCTGCAGTCGCTGAGCACGACCGGAGACCGCTCCCCGGCGGAGCGCGCCATGATGTGGCAGGCGATGACGCCGAGCAGCTCCGCCTGCGCCGACGCCGGAGACGGCACGGGCACCCGTATGAGGTGTGCGGGGCCGTCCACCTCTCCCCAGCGGTTCGTCGGGACGATGGCCACCCTCGCCATGTCTTTCTCGGCATGCATGGAGGCGTCGCACGCCCACAGCGTGCTGCCCTCTGGCACCGTACCGACGTCCACCGAGAGGTAGCGGCTGCCAGGCTTCCTTCCTCGTCGAGACATGGCTTCCTCCTACGCCTTCGCGAGGTATCCGGCGAGGTCGTACACCGGAGAGCCGTCCAGGTCGTGCCGGGCCAGGTCGTAGCGGTTCGTGGTGCGGGGATCGGCGTGACCGAGGAAGCGCTGCACCTTCCGCAGCGGCACACCTGCGTCGAGCATCAGCGTGGCGCAGGTGTGGCGCAGGCCGTGCGGGGAGAGCGCCTTGTCGATGCGGGCAGCCCTGCAGCAGCGCTGGACGATGCCCGCGATACGCCGGTTGGTCAGCCGCTTGCCGTCGGCGCACAGCACGAGAGCGTCGCCGTCACGGCGACCGGGCCGCCGCGCGAGGTGCTCGTCCAGCGCGCGGGCGGCGTCCGGCGGCACCACCAGGGTCTGCTTCTTGGTGCGCTTGCGGACGATCTGCAGAGTCCGGTGGCCGCGCGCCCCGCCGTAGCTGGCCACGTTCGCGGCCTCCAGCTCGGCCGACCGCAGGCCCATCCCCAGCAGGATCTCGATGACGGCCGCGTCGGCCGCCCCGTACTCCCAGCTCATCGCCCGCAGCCGCTGGGCCTCCTCCTTGTCCAGCCCGAGCGTCTGCGACTCGTCAGAGGTCTCGACCCGGTGCTTCTTCCGCCACGGCGTGTGCTCGATCTCGAACGCCTGCGGGTACTCGTCCAGGCCGTACTCGTACCAGGAGTTCATGGCCGACAGGGCCTGGTTCACCGCCGAGGCGCCGAGCACCTCCTGCAGGTCCGCCGACCACTGCGCGGAGTGCTGGCGCCGGGCAGCCAGCGGCGAGACCCCGTTGTCCAGCGTCCAGTCGAACCAGTTGCCGACGCACCGTCGGTAGGCCCGCTTGGTATGGGCGTTCTTCAGCTCCAGCGCCCACTGCCGCTCGATCTCCTCGCACACCCGGCGGACGTACGCCTCGTCCTCGTCGCGGACCAGTGTGCCCGCCGGGGCGACGACAAGGTCTGTGGTCACTGTGCTGATGGGCCTCGGGCTCACATGGTCTCCGCTGTATAGCGGCTGAAGTCGCCGACTGCGAGGGCGGCCCACTGCGGAGCATGCCGTCGGACGACGTCCCCCTTGACCTTGCCCGTGCTGTATCGCAAGCCGAGTTTGGCGAGCGAGTCGGCGGTCTCATTGAGCGGATGACCGGTGTGGCCCGGGACGAGGCGGAAGCTGAGTTCCTGGAGGCGGCGCACCTTGCGTTGCAGGGCGACCAGGGTGGCGACCCCGCCCTGGGACCGTGAGCGCAGCGAGTATCCGGGCGGCATGTCCTCCGCCCCTTCCTTCCACTTGGTCAGGTAGCTCAGCGCGTCTTCGCTGTCGGTCAGTACACGGATCGGCTTGCGGTCGCTCTCATCCACGAGGTTCTCCAGAGCGTCCATGACCGCGCGCAGCTCGTTGACGGTCGATCGGTGCCTGCCGCCCATGAGATGCAGGGAGTAGGGGTGAGCGCGCATGCCATAGTGGCCCTGGCTGCTGACATAGGCGATTGCCACGTGAGTGTCGTTGACTGATGCGTCAGTAGCTACGACCAGGCGCTCCGCGCACTGGTACCCCTCTACCAGGCCGTATTCCTTGATCTGTCCGGTCACGGCAGCTTTCCGTACCTCTCCTCGATCTCGGCCTTGCAGGGCTTGCAGGTGCTGTGCCCGAGCGTCCAGGCGCCGACGGCGAGCTGGTCAGGGTCGACCCAGAGGAAGCAGGAGCCGCACAGCTCCTGGTCCTTCGACGTCGGCGGCCCGCAGCGCAGGCGGAAACCGGTCCGCCGCTCCTTGCCGTGGGCGGTGGTGCCGCTCTCGTGCAGGTTGCGGCGCGCCACCCACCGAGAGCCGCCCATGCGCTGGCCGCCGGTGGGATCCCACACCTCGACCTTGTCGCCGTCCACGGCCGTCACGACGAACGGCTTGCCGGGATAGGCATAGCTCGGTGGGCGGCACGGCACGTACGTCTGCCACAGCTTCACCTCGAAGGTCACGACTCAACTCCTGCAATGCGCTCCAGGTTCTTGACACAGTCGGCGCGGAGTTCGTACCCCTCCTGGTACGGATCGGGGTCGCAGGCCCAGTAGACCTCGCGGTAGTCACGCACCCTCGGCTCGGGCCGCCCCGACTTCCAGGTCATCACCGTCTTGTGGGCGGGCCTGTCGTACTTCGTGATGGTGCCGAGCACCTTGCCGTCACGGCTGGCCTCGTAGGTGACTACGGCGAAGTCCTCGTCGACCGTGTCGATCTTGCGGAGCCGAGTCTTGCTGGCGGGGGTCGTCACGAGCGCTCCTCTGGAGTACTGAGCAGGTCGTCGCCGTACGTCTCCAACTCCTGCTGGGTGGGAGGCCGTCCGGCGCGAGTCTCGAATGCGACGGGGAACCATTCTCGGATGACGTCGAGCTGGTCGCGCCGCCCGCCAGGGGTGAGCGAGCTGCGGTCCAGCTCGAACTCGCCCTGTCGCCCAGACGTAGCGAGGGCCTTGCCGATCCATGCCAGCGTCGGCCTGGGTCGGCCGACTCCCCTGAACGGGTTCGTGGGGGTCACAGCCATTCGTCTTCCCCTCCGAAAAAGTCACGCTGGTACTCGCGAGCCAACTGCAGGCCGAGCCGAGTCAGTCTCCGTTTGGGGCTGATGAGGGAGGCGGCGCGCAGCTCTGCCTCAGCTTCCTCACTGCCGATGCCGACCTTGCCTCCGATCCGAGGCTCGGCGTTGGTGAGCATGTCCTTGGCCTGTTCGCTGAGCGCTGTCACGGTCCTGCTCCCGCGTGCCTGGCAGTGGTGGTCATGCGAGAGATTTTTACATACCCCCCGTGGGTTCGCGTCAATAATGCCAGTTATCGACGCGCCGACAGGGGGTTGACGGTACCCAAAACATCGGCCAGGATTCTGGGTACCTTAAACCGACGGGAAGAGGGGGCTCCGCCATGGGGCGCATCAACGTCTACCGCTACGACGAGATCGAGGGCAGGCAGTACGCCGGACACTTCGATGACACCTCCGCCGAGAAGTTCCTGAACGCGGCCGACAACGACATGTGGGAGGACACCCGCCTGCACGAGGAGCTGTACCGCACCAAGGGCGGCCGGTGGGTGCGCTGCGACTGGGACCAGTGGCAGGGCAGCGTCGCCAAGTACTGGTTCGTCACCCCTGACGAGGCCCGGCAGTGGCTCCTGACGGAGAAGCACCACGACGTCGTCGAGAAGTACTTCGACGAGCTGGAGGAGGAGGCCGGACCTGCCGTCGGCGGCCGACCGGCGATCGGCCCGAAGCGCAAGGTCAACCTCAGCGAACAGACCCTGGCCCGCGTGGCGGCCTACCGCGAGCAGAACTCCAAGGGCGACAAGCTCATGACGGAGGCCGAGGCCCTGCGTCTGCTGATCGAGGCCGGACTGGACCTGTGGGAGAAGTCCGCCTGATGACACGTACGTGGGGTGTGGAGGTCACGTCGGTGCACGGGATGATCGGCTTCGGCCGTGTCACCGGCGAGACTCCCGGGGAGGCGCTGCGCCGGACGAAGGAGCGAGTCCGGGACGCGATGCTCGCACAGATGCCGGACGGTGCCAGCGAGTACACGGTGTCGGTCTACGCGCCAGGGCATCGCATGGGAGACGCCTCGGTTGCTGCAGAGCGGGTGACACTGGTGAAGCTCCGCCCCGGCCCAGAATCGCTGTGATGGGCGGGCTTCCTGCGGGCAGTGGCACGGACCGTCGGATCCCTCACGTCACACACGGCCGTGGTCGCGTGCTGCTTCACCCGGGGTGCTGGCCGCAGCCCCTGCAGACCAGGGCGCGGTTACTCCGTTCCTCACCTCCCGGCCGTGACCGGGTCCGTGCGTACTTCGGAGCAGGAGCACGACCAACGTAGCACCCTGCAGAGTTAGTTACCTCCTGGGCGTAACTAACTCTGCGTCGGAGACGCGTACGGCCCTCTCCGTCGAGACCGGTGAGGGCCGTACTGCTCGCGCCGTCGTGGGGAGTTGTGAGGGCTCGGCTCCCAGCACCGGCGCCCGGCGAGCGCAGGCGTCAGCGTGGAACCCTCCCCACGGTGGTGGCCTCACGGTAGTGGCTCCTTGCCGTCCTCACGTCTCTTTCACGGAACGGTCACGCCACCCGGCGTGACCTTGTTCGAGGTCTGTTCGTTGACCAGGGCGACGACACGCCACCGTTTCACTCGCGTGTTCGAATAGGTGTTCGATACGGTGGCGGGGAACCGGAGGGAGGTGCGCGGTCGTCCGGAGCGGAGAATCGTTCTGACAGAACTGTGTCGACATGAAGATGTTGAAGTGGTGAACGGACGGATGATCGTCAAGGCCGTGGCCAGAGCGTTGCGGCCACCCCAGAGATGGGGTAGGTTCCATTTGCCTGCATATTCAACCACCGATCTCGATGCACTCTGCAGTCGTTCGGCCACCCGCCACCGGACGAATTCTCCATCGAGTGAATGAAGGCGATATTCACGCACGTGCCGACAGGGAAAAGGCTGGTTCATGAATGGGGAATCCACCGAGGTCGACGGCGACTCGGACTCCCGTACAGAGCGACCCAGGAGAATGCCGCCCCGGGCCTACGTGCTAGGGGCGACTCTGCTTGTTGTCGGGATATTCGCCGGTTTCTCCATAGCGTCGAAGTCAATCCCTCCGGCACCGACCCCCAGCGTCACACACGTGGGCGCACCGACGGAGACGACGATCCCCGGCGACGGAACGTTCCTCGTCGGCAGGACCGACCACACCGACGTCCGCCCGGGGCTCTACCACTCGACGGGCAACACCCGCCCCTGCACCTGGACGCGCGCCGAGGACGCCAGCGGCGAGGTCCGGTCCGTCATCGCGCAGAACACGTCCCGTGGCGACGCGTATGTCGAGCTGCACGCGGGCGAGTTCTTCGACAGCAGCAACTGCCTGGTCTGGGAGCGGGTGGAAACCCCGCAGGGACCCCGTACCGGCGGGGTTGAGTAACCGCCTCCGCTGGCCGATCCTGATACAGGAGAAGCCCCCGGCCAACTCATCTGGCCGGGGGCTTCCTATGTGAGGTGGTACGTCAGGCGCGGACGCTGTTCACGAACGCGGTCCAGGCGGCCGGGGCGACGCCGATGATGACGCGCTCCTTGCCCTGCTGCTTGCTGTCGTAGAACCCGACCTTGGCAAGGGTCCCGTCGGTGTCGCGGGCCTCGCCCTTGAAGAGGCAGTTTTCACCCACTCCGCTGCGGGTCGACTTGTGGAAATTGGTGAACTTCACGGTGTTCCTTTCTCTGTCCTCGGCTCACAGTCGTCCGAGGAAGTTGTGGAGGTACTGACGGGACTCCTGGACGCTCAGAGCTTCGCTCAGGAGCCGGTCGTACCGGGCCCGGTACATGGCGACCTGACTCCCATTCTCCACGAAGATGCCGTCACCGTAGCCTTCGCGGTAGGCCAACTCCACGTCAACGACGGTCATCAGGACAAATGACCCCGATGTTCCCGCGTGCATGCCGGAGCTGAAGGGGAGGACCTGGATGCTGGCCTTCGTCTCGCCCATGTTGAGCAGGTGCTGGATCTGCTCGCGGTGGGCGTCGATGTCGCCCTTCGCGGGAGGCGTCATGATGGCCGCCTCTCCGATGATGGCCCATACCTGCGGACGTACGTCCGCATCCAGGAGCTGCTTGCGCGACTCGCGCAGGGCCATGTGCCCTGCGACAACGTCAGGACTCACGAGGGGCTGGCCGGGCTGGGCAAGCAAGCCTCGGTTGATGGTCTCCTCAGAAGTCCGCGCGGTCTGGAGCAGGCCGGGGATCACGTAGGGCTCCCACGTCCGCAGTGCTGTCGACAGGACCTCTGCTTCCGCGTAGTCGGTGTAGGTCGGACCGACGTTGCTGGCCGCGCCGAGCGGGGTGCGCTTCTTCGCGCGGTCGGCCCACTCCTCCAGACGCCGGATCCGCATCTCCTTGTCGATCCCGTAGAGGTCGCACAGGGGCCAGATCAGCGCCTTCCTCGGGGTGGTGTGGCCAGACTCGTAGCGGTAGAGGGTCGGCTTGGAGATGCCCAGCTTCTCCTGCACCTCGGCGGCGGTCATCCCCGCCTCTTCGCGAGCGGCCTTGAGCATCTTGCCGAGGATCTGGGTTCGGATGTTCGGCTGCGAGCCGTATGCCATGCCTCTCCTCCCCTTGTCGGCCAGGGCGTTGGTGGCCTGGGTAGGGATCAGTCTGCACCCCGGGCGGGTGATCAGGCCAGCCACACGTTCGTGCACATTCTCATCATGAGGACTTGCAGAATGCGAGATCTTCCGGAACGGTAGGTGCCAACCTGCTTACGCTGGGTACCGCAACGGTGTGAGCCGGACTCATCCGCCACTCCTGCCTGGGAGTTACCTCATGCACTCCCCGCACCACCAGGCGCCCAGACCGCCACTGGGATCGCTCCGCAACCTTATCTACCGGCGCATCTACCTCACCGACGGACACAGTATCGCCGCCGTCCGGGACGACTTTGGCCAACGGGCCAAACGCAGCGGGCTCGACCGGGACATCGCCGACGCCGCCCTGCTGTGCTTATCGGAACTGTCCACCAACGTCGTCCGGCACGCCTGCGACGTCCGCGACCGGCCACGCTTCCAGGTCACCAGCGCCATCGTCGGCGCCCGGCAGCGCTGGCTGCGCATCGGCGTCCACGACCGCGACCGCGACCACATCCCCCGCCTCCCCGACCGGGACAAGGCCATGAGCCTGCTCATGGACCTCGACGAGGACCGGGAGGACGGCCGGGGTCTGCTCATGGTCGCCACGTGCGCCCCGGACGCCGGAGTCGACTACGGCCCGTTCTTCAACGGCAAGATCATATGGTGCCGCTGGCCCCTGGACGGCCAGGAGGCCACGCCGGGGCACTCTCTCCGCCCCCGCGTGGCCTCCTGGGCCTCGTCGGCTACACCTTCGCCATGACGCTGTGCAGGTACTGGAGAGCCGTCTCCAGGTCGTAGACGGCCTCCGTGCCGCCCTCGATCTCCAGGGGGTCCGGCGCCCCCTTGTACTTCATCAGATTCCGTACGTGGTTCGGGGTGCGGCCGACCCGGTTCGCGAGCCCCTTGACCGTGATGAGCCGCCGAGAGGCTCGCTCGTCAGTCATGACACCTCCTCAGCAGGCTCGGCCTTGGTGTCGGTGTCCTTGCCGCAGGAGGCGATGACGGTGTCGACGTGCCACCAGCCCTTGCCGATGGGGCCGTTGCTGAGCAGGATGCGGCCCGAGCAGTGCTTACAGTGGGTGACGGGCTGCTCGGCGAGGAGCGCGGAGATACCGGCCGTCAGGATCGACTGCAGGACGGCCACGTTCTCGTCTCCCCAGGCGTGGATGGTCACGCTCACGTCGCGCTCCTCGGCGGCCACCTTCTCCTTGTGCCGCTCGGGGTCTTCGAGGTAGACGCTGGTGCCCATGGAGGCGAAGCGGTCCTGGTGCTCACGGACGTCCGTGCTGAGCATACGGAGCGTGCGCAGGGACCGCTGGAGGCCGGGGAAGCGGCGGCTGATCTCCTGGCGTTCGATCTTCTTCTCGTCCTGGCGTGCCTGCCGCTCGGCCTCCTCCTTGGCCTTCTTCTCGTCGACCAGCTGCTGGACGTACTCGCGGATCTGCTCGGGGTCGGTCACGTACGTGGTATTGCCGGGGCCGTAGGAGCTGGGGCGCATCTTGGAGTCGTCGGTGGTGATCACCTTGCGGTGCTCGCGGCCGGTGCCCGTCCACTCCTGGGCGATGTAGAACGGGCCGAGACCGGCGGCCTCCGTGCCGGGCAGCTTGATGATGAACTTCCGCGACCAGGGGGTGAGTTCGAGGATGTCGCCCTCCTCGACGGCGGCGCGCAGCCACTTGCGGGTGGTGCCGGTAGTGACGTCGGCGTGGGAAGCGACCCTCTCGGCGGCCTGAGTCAGGGTGAGCAGCGCGGGGTGGGCGTCGCGGATCGCCTCCAGGGCGACAGCGGCGGCCTCTTTGGCCTTCGGGTTACTCATGGGTCAGTTCTCCTTCGCTGCCTGGCACTGCGCCTGGCGCCACGTCTTCAGGTCGGCCGTCATGCGGTCCTTGGCGTCCTTGGGCATCCACGAGTTCGGCAGGCCCGTCGGCGCCCACTCGCCCGCGTAGTCGAGGTGGTCGGCGACCCAGCGCTGGGCCAGCTCCAGGTTCGCCACGCGCTTCTCCGTCAGGCCGACGCCCGTGTGCGCGCGCAGGGTCTTGCGACGCCACCTGTCGTCACGCCACACGTTCACCTCGGCCCGGTAGTCCCAGTGGCCCTGCGCGTGCGCGTGGGCGGTCCGGAAGCTGATCACCGGGCAGTCGTACCTGCGGGCGATCTCAACCACGTTGTGGAGGCCAAGGCCCTTCGCGAGGTCGTCGGTGTACCTGCTCACGTCTCCATCTCCCTCAGGTACTTGTACAGCGCGTCACCGGCGTCCGCCCGACTGGCGAACTGCTTGCTGAGGTAGCTGTCCGGGGCGGCGAAGTACCAGCGGCGCGGGCCGATGGTGAACGTCACGCCCCTCACGCCGGTGGGCGGGGCCATCTCGAACCGGTCGGCCTGCGGCCACACGGCCCACACGAAGTCCTGCAGCTCACCCGGCTCCCTCGGCTCCGGCGTCCAGTCCGGCTTGCCGTGCACGCGGCGCACGTCCTCGATGGCCTCGGCGAGGCCGTACAGGCGCACGTACTGCGGGAAGGCGGGGCGGAAGGGGCTGAACCCCGCGCCGGGGCAGGCGCCCCCGACGTTCTCCCGGCCCGCGTGCCCGGCCTTGTGCGGGCGCAGGCCGCCCCGGTGGGTGCCCTCGGTGTACACCGTCACGTGGCGGTGGCACATCGGACAGGAGAACCGGTCGCCGGGCTTCAGCGTGTCCAGGGTTGGCATGGTCACCATCCGATCTGGGGCGGTCGGGGCTTCTTGGCCTTCTTGGGCTTGCGGACGGTCACGGTGCGGCCGTCGAGGCTGACCGTGTACTTCTTGCGGCGTAGGGCCTCGGTGACGCCCGTCAGGACCTCGTCTGCGGCGTCGTCGGCCACGAGGACGGTCACGGTTGTGGGGCCCGTCTGCTCCACGGTCACGCCGTCGCGTCTCCAGTAGCCCGCGATCATGAGGTTGGCCTGAACAGCGTCGGCCTGGAGCCGGGTCCACTCCGGGTCCGGCTCGGCCGGTGCCGTCTTGCGGCGCTCGGCGGGCGGGGGCGGGGCGGGGTGGCGGAAGCGCACATGCGCCGTCAGGATGCCGTCCTTGTGCGTCATCTCGCTGATCTCGGGGGCAAGGCCCCATGACGTCACGATGCGAGCGATTTCCTGAGCGGCTTCCCTGACGGCGTCCTCGCCGCCGAGGTCGACGTAAACCGAGATGTACTCGCCCCGGGCGGAGACGAAGATGCCGTACCGCGTGTGCTTCGCGGCGTTCGGGGAGACGTTGACCCCGGCCGCCTTCAGCCGTCGGGTCACGCCGGGGCCGAGGCGGAGTTCCTTCTTGTTGCCCCGGTTCTGGGGTCGGTAGCCGGACATCGTCAGCGCCCTTCCTTTCCGCCGAAGCAGCGGGACTTGCGGCACAGCGGCCAGTACGAGCGGGGCTCGTCGGCCTCGGTGTAGTTGGCGTTGGCCAAGTCGAGGCGGGCACCGCAGGCGGGCACCGGCTCAGTGTCGTCGGGGCCGCTGGCCTGGTAGTGCGACGACTCGTTCACCGGGATGCCTCGGTGGTAGACGGCGTTGTGCGCGAAGCGCGAGTTGATGAACTGCACCGTCACCACCGCTCCTGGGAGATCTCGTCGAGGACCTTGCTCATGGAGTCGAGGGGGAGGATCACGTACGGCTCGTCGTGGAAGCCGTCGGCGTCGTGGATGGCGAACGGGCCTCGGTCGGAGGCCGCGTGGCCGGTGAGGATGAAGCTCAGGGCACCCGCAACGTCCGTGGGGGTGGCCGATCGCTTCACCACGTCGGCCGGGGATTCCTGGGTCGGCTCCTCAGCCGCAGGGCGCTCGTCGCCCTGGAGGCTGGCGATGTACGCCTTCGCGGCCTCCTGGACGGCAGGGATAGTGCCGTCGGTCGCCTCGATGGCCTCGCGCAGGCCCGCCACCTCGGGGCTCTGCCAGTCAGCCCAGGGGTCGACGTCCGGCCGCAGGACGGCGTCGGGGTCGAACCCATAGTTGATGGGGCTCGGGTCGCCGAGCGGAGAAACGATGGCGCGGGCGCGCTCCACGCCTGCTCGGACGTGTGCCTCCCACTGGCGCTTTGCGCTGATCTCGATGCGCAGGCCCTCGGCGGCGAGCAGCTTGTCCATGTAGTGGCGCAGGCGGTGGCCGACGGGGCTGTCGAACAGCTCCCCGTCGGTCATGTCGTCGGCGGGTACCGGGGTGAGGTAGGGGGCGCACTGCTCGTTGGCGAAGTCGAGGAGCCAGGAGGGCGTGTCGTCACGGTGCGGCGCGCCCGGGTCGAACCAGAGGTTGCCGGGCGCGTTGGCGGGGGTGCCGTCCTTCTTCGCCTGCGTACCTCGCAGCTGAATCCGCCCCACGTAGCGGGAGCCGTCCTTGCGGGTGTACAGGGTGACTTCCATGATCTGGGCGATCACGGGCTTGAAGTCCTTGGCCTCGACAACGGGAAAGCCCGTGACGTCGAAGTGCAGTTCAATCTTGCGGGGGGTGGAGGTCGGCGTCGGCTGCGCCTGGTCCTGCTCAGGCATCGTCGTCTCCTCGGTGGCGGGCGGTCGGCGGAAGCCGTCCAGTGGCGGCGCGTCGGTCTCGTCGTCCTGCGGGTACTGGAGGGGCACCACGTTGTCCGTCGGCGTGCCCGTCGGCGTGGGGCGCTTCTTCGTGCGGAGGTTGCGGGCGGTGATGCCCTCCAGCAGCTCGGGGGCGCCGTGGTGCTTGCGGTACCAGCGGATGATGTCTTCGTTCCGGTAGAGCCCGACGCGCTCGGCGTCCTCGCCGAACGCGGCGACGTTGTCCGGGGTGTAGACGAACAGGCGGTAGAACGTGCCGTTCTCGTGCACCCAGAGCACCTCGCAGGTGCCGCCGTGGCGGGCGTTCTCCTGGGCCTGGTGGTCGATGGCGCTCAGGTTCGCCGACGAGGCGGAGAAGATCCGGCCCTTCGGCAGGTGTTCGTTGGGCGGGGTGATCGTGAGGGCTCGGTAGGGCTGGCGCTGGCCTCGGCCAGAGTTTCCCATGGGGTGTCTCCTCGGCGGGTGGTGGTGACAGAGACGACTTTGGCACAGCACTTGCGTGTGCACAAGTGCTGTGCCAAAGTCGTCCTCGTCGAGTTGCTTTCATCTCGCCCTCCGGCCGCCAATCGGAAGGTGCGTAGCGTGAACAGCCCGCCGCGTAAGGATCCCGCCACATCCTCACCGTCAGGAGTCCCCTTTATGGACCCCGTGAATTTCTCCCGGCTCATGGACGAATTGCGTTCCGTGGACGCGGAAACGGAATTGTCGCTCGTCGAGGACCTGGCGCCCGGCCACGTCCTGGCGTCTGACACCTGGGACCGCCACATCGTCACCGGCCTGCCGACGTCCCGCCGTGAGCACGGCGCCGAGCTGATGACCGTGCCCGTGCGCCACCTCCACGGCGGCCACGCCCTGAGCCTGCCGTTCCACGCCGGTCGGCCGGTGCAGGTCTACGCCGCCCGCGCCAGCAGGGCCGCCCTGCACCAGGTGCCGGTCATCCCGCGCTGTGTCATCCCCGAGGCCCCCGCCGTCGGGGACCGCGTCGTCCTCCAGCCCTACACGGCCGACAGGCTCGGCGTCGGCTCCAGCGCCTTCCAGTTCAACGGCTCCAGGTGGCAGCAGGCCGTGACGGCCGCCAGTGGCCACACCGAGATCCGCACCTTCCCCACGCGCAGCATCGAGACCATCGTCAGGCCGACGGCGTACGCCAGTTCCGTCGGCTGGCACGTCTACCTGCCCGCCGGACACGTCCCGCACCTGTACGCCGACGGCCGCCCGGTCCCCGCCCGCACCGCCGATCAGCTCACGGACCGGGACGTCATCCTCATGCCCGGCGGCGGGCGGCTCCAGGTCGACTCCGTCACCCGGCACGCCGACGGCCGCACCCTGCGTCTGACCGTCCTCACCGCGTCCGCGCACACCGGCCTCCACCTGACGTGGGCCAGCCGCGAGGGCGACCGCATCGAGGTCGAGGACTCCGGCCGTCAGGGCCTGCTCTACGCCACCGAGCCCCGCGCGGTCGAACTCCGGTCGGCCGCCGAACTCGTCGTCGGCGACACCGTCATCGCCGCCTGGGGCACCCCGTACAGCAACGTCGCCACCGTCGAGGAGATCTGGCAGCAGCAGCCGGGCGTGCTGGACCCCCAGCGCACCAGCATGCACGTCCACTCAACCACGGTCGACGGCCGCCCCGTCCGCACCCAGACCGGTTTCGACAACCGGTACCTTCTCCTTCACCGCCCCTCCGTCGACCACGCCTCCGCGCCCGGCGTCGCGGCCCTCGCCAGGAGTCACGTATGACCATCTACAAGCGGCATCACGACGGAGTCATGATGGTCCCCGTCCGGACCGAGCACCGCATGGACCTGCGGGCGCTGACACTGGCGCTGTACCACTCGAACGAGGAGCTGGGGGCGGAGCTGTCCGTACGTGCTGTCCGCAAGGCTGTCGCCGACGAGCTGGCCTGCCACGGAAGCGAACTGATCACGAGGGTCGCCGACTACATCCACGAGGCCGAGGAGTACGACGAGGGCAGCCTTGTCGGCCGTGCCGTCGTCGCCCGTCTGGAGTGGGCGCGCCGGATGGTCGTCAAGGCGTACGGGCCGGAGTTCGAGCGGTACCCCGAGGCACTCGCCGCCCTCCACGCGTTCGAGGCCCTCACGCCGAAGGCGATCGTGTGAGCGCCGAGACCTGCGGCGCCGAGCACCCCGACACGCCCGGCACTGTGTGCGACCGGAAGCCGCACCAGAACGCCGGATACCACCGCGAGCGGGCCACGGGGACCGTGTGGGCCGCCGACCCGCTGCCCGTCGTCCAGGGCACCGGCCGGGGCGCCCTGGCCGCCATCGCCGCCCGCACCACCCGCCACCACCACACCGGCCCCGCCGCCGAAGCCGTCACCGCCTGGAGACGGTACGACGGCTGACCGCCCCGGCGCCGCCCCCTCTCCCAGGGGGCGGCGCCGTCTTCACTCACGGCTAGACAATGCATATCCATGTGCATTAGGTTGGTCGCATCATCCCGCCAAGGAGGAGAGAACGACCATGCACGAGACCCAGACAATCCACCTTCAGGCCGTCGGCCGGGTCCCGGCCGTCCCGGCCGATGACCTGAAGCCCGGCGACCAGATCATGTACAACTACGGCAGTGTCTCCCAGGTCGTGAAGATCGTGGACGCCTCGCCGAAGTTCTTCAAGATCCACGAGGTGAGCGCCGAGACCGGTACGGAGTCCGTCCTCCGCGTCAAGAAGACCACCATGGTCGCCCGCGTGCCCGAGAAGCACCGCCGCCCCCTCGGTCACACCGACGTCCCGGCCAACCACTACCGCGCCCAGGTCCAGGCACCCACAGCGAGCGGTCTGGGATGGATCACCGTGAGCCACGGCGAGACCGTCGAGGCTGCCACGAACGGCATCACCGCATCGGGTGCGACGCGGTCCTACTTCGGTACGGTGATGCTGGACGATCACGGCCTCGGCTACGCCGCTGATTCCCCGGAGGGGCGCGCCAACAGCGTCAAGGCCATGGCCGAGGGCGCCGTTCTCACCGCCGCCGACGGCCACAGCTTCCGTATCCTGCGGCCCAGCCAGCCCGACCCGACCGTCGCGCCCACCCTCACCGAGGCGCTCACCATCCGGCCCAAGCAGCTCACGAACCTCACGCCCGTCGAAGTCGACCGGTACAACGCCGTCGTTGCCGACGAGCTGTCCCGGCTCGCCGGTGAGGCGGACAAGGCGGCCGACGGCGTTCACCGCGCGCTCCTCCAGCGCAAGGTGAGCAAGCGCCAGGGGCGCGGTTACTCCGAGGTCTGGCCGACGACGCTCGCCGAGGCCGAGCGCATCGCCCGTCAGCACCTCGACAGCGGCTACACCCCTGACCAGATGGCCCGTGTACAGGCGGGCCTCACCGCGCCCGGGGCCTACACGAAGCGGCTCCGCGCGGCCGTCGGGCACCTGGAATCGACCCGCATGCAGACGCGCATCATCATGGACGGCCCCCTCGTCATCCTCGACGAGGAGTTCCGCCGCCGGGGTGGCTGGTCGCGCATGTACCTGTGCACGTCCGACGGCGGGCACGTCCACACCGGCCGCGACTGCCCGAGCATCGGCCTCCGCACCCCGCTGAAGTGGATCCCGGAGGTTTCCGGGATGGAGTGGCGCGAGGCGTACCGGCTGGTGATCAAGGGCGCCACGGCGGGCACCGAGGCGATCATGTGCACGAAGTGCTACCCCGACGCGCCCACCGAGTGGACCGAGCGGCAGGTGCCCGAGACGGAGTGTCCCGGCTCGCGCACGAACGCGTACGACTACATGACGGAGAAGGAGCGCCGCCTGTACAGCAAGCGCGGCACCTGCCCCGAGTGCGGGCAGGGCGTCTCCGTCACCTCCGCCTGGAAGTTCCGCAAGCACGACCGCCCCCAGTAGGGCCGCCCCGGGCGCGCCCCACGACCGGGGCGCGCCCGCCCGGGAGGAATCCCGGAACCGGCTAGACAATGCACATCGATATGCATTAGATTCCTTCTTGAGCCCGCCAGGGAAGAACGACCGAGGAGACCAGCATGTCCGCCTTCACCTACACCCCCGAGTACCGCACCGGCCTCACCTTCACGTGGGAGGGCGGCGAGTACGTCAACACCAACACCGGCGCCGTGGTCAACGTCTGGCACATCAGCGACGACGGCAAGTACGAGGGGCCCGCGATCGAGCGCACGCAGGAGGCGTTCGAGGCCGCGTGCGACGAGTGGACCCGCGAGCAGGACCCGAACGACGGCGAGATCGGCGGCAAGGTCTCCGACCTGCCCCTGTCCCTCCTGCTGCGCCGCGACGGCGTCACGATCTCCTCCGAGCACATCGCCACGGGCGCCGACGCCGAGGGCTGGGTGCACCGCGAGTACCGCGTCACGCTCGCTTACGACGGCCGCACCTACACCCAGACCGTCAAGCACGGCGGCGAGGAGGGCGACGCGCCGGAGCTGGTGGAGACCGTGGGCATGCTGGTCCGCCAGTCGGCGACCGCCTACTACGCCGACAACTACGAGGAGTGGGCGAGCGACTTCAGCAGCGACCCCGCCAAGTGGATGCCCCGCGAGACCTATGACGAAAACGTCAAGATGGCCGAGGACCTGCGCGCGCTGTTCGGCGCCGACCGCTTCGACGAGTACGCCATGGCCGACCACGACGACTGACCAACGGCCCCGGCCCCGCCCACCACGGGCGGGGCGGCCCGAGCCGGGTTCGATGCCCGGTCGGGGCACTCCACCATCATCCCGCCTACCGAGGAGAACAGATCATGCGCATCACCGCCCGCACCGTAGAGCAGGTCTCCGACTACGTGAAGGAGGTCACCGAGGGAAGGTTCGCCCTCGGCTACCACAACAACCCCGGCGACGGTCGCACCTACGTGGACGGTCACAGGATGGCCCTGTCCTGGAAGGGGCGTAACGCGGCCATCATGGCTATCGCGTACTACCTCGGCGCGGCCCGCGCCTACCTGGGCCCGGAAAAGCCCTTCCCGGCGGAGATCCAGGCCATCCGCGAGGAGATCCACACCGGGGGAAACGCGGCGGCCTCCAGCTTCGTGGACGGCCAGAAGGAGGGGCGCGCGTCCATCGAGGCGAACAAGTCCAAGATCAAGGACGAGTCCCTTCCGGTCGAGGAGCGGCGCGCGGCCTTCCGCGCCCACAACCGGCGCCAGGCCAACAGCTAGCACCGCAGCCCCGGCCCGCCCCCGCGAGGGGGCGTGACGGTTCGGGTCCGGTTCGACTCCGGCCCGGGGCGCTCCACACCATCCCACCTGCCGAGGAGAAGATCATGGGTCTGACCATCACCGCCGACCACGTCAAGGAACTTGCCACTCTCTTCGGCGATAACGTCCTTGTTCCCATGCCGAGCAAGCACGGACCCGCCGGTGACCTGTGGGTGATCTCCACCAAGAATAAGCACTATGACGGCTGGCACACGGTCTACGCCACCGTCGAGCAGGTCAATGACATGGCGCTCGACACCGATTACGACGTGGACGGCCAGATGACCGAGGCCGCCGCCGAGCGTATCGCCCGCAAGCTCAACGAGACGCCGCGCGAGGAGGCCCGGGGGTACGCGCGCAGCGCGGGCAACCCGGAAGGTTTCTCTGCCCGTGCCATGGACGAGTTGCACAACAACTGACCAGCCCACCATCCCACCACCACCAAGGGGAACCCATGCCGGACATCGATCTGAGCAGTCAGCCGCATTGGACCGAGCAAGACCGCACCATCATGCCGACCGTCGAGCCCAGCTTGTTGGGCGTCCGCCGGGTCACGGTTGGACGGATCGGCCGCCTGAGGGCCGATGTTGAGCTGTACGCCCCCGTTCCTGACATCAACCAGGGCGGCACGCTGGAGCTGGGCCAGGCCCAGGTGCGCCACCTCTACGCCGAGTTCGGCAAGATGATCGAGCAGTGGGACACCGAGCCCCGCGACCTGGCCGCCGAGGCAGACACGATCTTGCGCGACGCCAAGAACCTCGGCCGCAGCCGGGCAAGCAGCGGATACGAGATCGAGACCGACGGCACCGCCGTGTACGTCTACCACAACGACGGGCGCGAGCGGTCCCCTCACCTGCGCGCGCTCTACCCGTACTCAGACGTCCTCAGGGACTCCGGATATACCGGCGTGAAGCTGGAGGAGCAGACCGACGACCACGCCGCCCGCGTCGTCGCCACCCCGCCCGCCGCCGAGGACTTCTAGCACCACCGCCCCGGCCCCGGCATCCAGCCGGGGCGACGGTCCGAGACAGGTTCGATGCCTGCCCGGGGCACTCCACCACCCGCCAAGAACACCATGGGGAGTCATGAGCGAGCACAACAGCACCATCGTGAAGAGGTTCGAGGAGGCGGCCCGTGCCGCCGTCGCCAACGCGCAGGCGACGCGGGAGAAGGCACAGGCGGCCATCGGCGTGGACGGCCGGACCGACGAGCACGCCGACGCCGAGCGCATGTTCGCCGAGGGCATCCTGTGTCACTACGTCGAGCGCAGCATCAACGAGGACGGCACCCTTGTGCGCGAGCTGGACGAGAGCGACGACGACATGGTCAAGCACCTGCGCCGGGGGCGGCGGAACCTGATCAAGCGCCTGTTGTTCACGCCCGAGCAGCAGCGCGAGGGGATCGCCGGGCTTCAGCAGCACTACCGGCGCGAGGGTGCCAAGCGCTTCCTTGGCGAAACGACGTTCGTGCGCGTCGAGGGCGAGCTGTGACCGCCCAGACTTTCGATCTCTGGTTCGATACGGAGCCGCTAAACACGATGATCCGCGACCCCGAGGGACGTCTGTCCCGGGCCGTGGAGGCGTGGGAGGGCGGCGACCCCGAGGGGGCCGCCAGGATCGCCCGGGGGCTCGCCGGGGACATCAAGGGACTGCACCCGCGCATGCCCTGGCGGGCCGCCTACGCCCTCGCCCGGTTCATGGTGGAGAACACCGCCGACGCCCGCCGCGAAATCCGCGAGGAGGCCGAGAGGTTCAGGGGCGCCGACCACATCAGCGACTCGGGGAGGTGATCGGATGAGCCACCCGCGCCGACCGCGCCGACCGAAGAGGCCCGGACGCCCGCACTAGGGCCGACGGCCAAGACAGGAGAGGAGTCGCCTAGACGGCAGCCATGGCGGGGAAGAACGGGGCAGGAGACAGGGCTACGCGCCCGCTCCTGCCCCGTTCGCGTGCCCGGAAAAGATCTTCAGCGAATCGCTTCCTATGCACATCGATATGCATTACGTTGGTGTCGTTCCCGCCAAGGACACCCACCACAAGGAGCGCCACCATGGGCAAGAAGCTCAGTGAGCCGATGATCCGCACCATCCGCACGGCCTACGAGACCGGCGCCGACGCCGAGGGCCGGTTCGAGGTCGCCCCCGGTTCGGCCAACCCCCGCACCGTCGAGGCGCTGAAGTCGCGCGGCATGGCCGAACTGGGGGAGGTCGTCACCGTCCGCGATTACGAGACGCGCAAGCCCGTGCGCACCGTCACCCGCACCTACCTCACCGCCGACGCCGTCGCCCTGGTCCGCGAGATGAACGGCGAGACGGCCGAGGAGTCCCCGGCTGTCGTCGACCGGGTTAAGGCGGCGGAGGCTCACGCGGCCACCCTGATCACCGACGACGGCGAGCGTTTCCGCCCCGTGGAGCACATCGCGCCGGGATGGCAGATCCGGCAGGCCGACGGCTCATGGAAGACCGTAGAGAAGACGAACGTTAGGAATGGCCCGAACTGCGTGGTGCGTGTCGACTTCACCGACGGTGCTACCGATGATCTGCCCACTCACACCGAGGCGTACAGCCGCATGCACGCGCCCGCCGACGTCTCGCCGATCGAGCTGGAGCCGGTCATGTACACCCGTATGACGGGGGCGTACGGGATTGGTTGGGCGCTGCGGGTGTGCGACGACAACCGCGCTTCCGTCCGCGACGCGATCGCCCGCGCCCGGAAGCGTGGCAACGACGTCACCGTGTGGGACAACGGCGTGATCCAAGTCAACGGCGCCGGAAAGATCCATCACAGCTACAACGACGCGGGCAAGCCGTGCCCGGTCTGGTTCCTTCCGCAGCGCCCGGCCGCCGAGGAGCCCCCGGCCGCCGGTAACGAGTGCGACGAGTGCGGCGAGGCCATCCCGGACACGGCCGCCAGCATGGCCAACCCCCACCACGCCCAGACGTGCTCCCTGTACGAGGAGTCCCCGGCCGCCGACGGGCACCGTGCACTTATGGAGGCGGGGCACGCCCAGCTCGGCGCGCTGGCAAAGAAGTGGAGCGCGGCCGTGGACGCCGCCACGGCCCCGGCCGCCGACAAGGGCATGCCGTCGGGTGCGCACCGCATCACGAACACGGGCGAGAGCATCGAGGGCGGCACCGCGTACGCCTTCACCTGCTCGCGCTGCGACCAGCGGGCCACCCTGGTCGGGTTCGACTCGCTCAAGTGCACGCCGACGGCGGAGCGCGACCACGCCCGAGAGCGCGCCGATGGCCTGCTGAGCGACGTCACGTTCGAGGGCGCAACCGCCTACGCGCTCACGTCGCCGGACCGCTTCAGCGGTGAGCCGTCCACGCGCACCGTGCTCCGTGGTGAGGCGCGCGAGGCGCTCGCCCTGTGGCTGGACGCCGGAGCGCCGCACACCTGGGGGCGCGGCGAGTTGCGGGTGCGGTGCTTCCAGGGCGATCACACGATTCAGCCCGTCGTCACCGCCGGTGCGGTGATCCGCACCGGCGCCGATGTGGTGGAGCTGTCCCGCGAGCCGTGGCGCGGCGGTCAGGTCTGCGGCCATCAGACCCAGTACGGCATGGGCGCGTACAGCGAGCGCTACTGCGGCAAGCGCAAGGCGCCGGGTCTGGTGGAGTGCCGCGAGCACTACGACGACACCCTTTCGAACTACGGTCCCCGTGCGCTGCGTCAGGCCATCGCGTCGGGTGTCGCCGTCGGTGACCCGTCCGCGCCCGTGGTGCTGCTGTGGGAGCCGTACGAGGGTGACGTGCCCGAGGAGCCGACCGAGGAGGAGCGGGCCGCGTACGCCGCCGCCACGGGCGCCCCGGCCGCCGTCGAGGACCCGGCCACGCCCGCCGACGCGCCCGCGTCCGCGAGCATCCTGGACGTGTCCGAGCATGCCGCCGGGGCGCTTGCCGAGGACGTCACGCCTCACCGTGACCGACTCACGGTGCGGGTGGTGCGCGGGATGGACGACAACGTGACCACGGAAGAGCGGGCGTTCGTGGTGGGCATGGTGGCGTGCCTGATGCGGGCGGGCGCCCGCTACACCCGTACCGATGAGTCCCTGGTGCTGCGCCACGACGACGAGACGGTGACGGTGTCCCTGGCGGCATAGAGCGGGAGCGCCCGGGGGCGGGAGTCGTCGGCCCGCCCCCGGGCGCTCGTCCTCCGAAGATCCTTCCCCGGACGACTTTCAATGCACATCCATATGCATTAGTCTGGCGGTCCCGCCGAGGACGACAGCACGAGGAGCACACCATGACCGACACCACCGTAAAGATCCATTTCGAGGAGGAGCCCTGCGGCCGTTGCAACGGCACCGGGCGGTACTCCTACAACCAGCGTGACGGTCACGTGTGCTGGGGATGCTCCGGCAAGAAGGTGCGCCTTTCCCGCCGGGGGAAGACCGCGTTCGAGGCGTACGAAAAGGCGCTCGCCGACTCGGCCGCGACCGTGGCCGTCCGCGACGTCAAGCCCGGTATGCGCATCATGTCCCAGGCGCACGGCGGCGTGGCGGGCAACAAGCCGTGGGACTACAAGGCGGCATGGCGCACGGTGGCCACGGTGGAGGTGACCGAGTACACCGGGCGAGGCGTCGAGAACGACAGGTATGTCGACGTGCCGTGTGTGCGCGCCGAGATCGCGTTCGAGGACGGGAAGTCGTGGACGGCGGAGTCGTCCGACCACCCCGCCTACTGGAACAAGGGCGCTTTCCACACCATCTACACCACCCTCGCACTCACCGTTGGCGGTCCCGAAGCACAGGCCGCCCGCGAGGAGGCACGCCGCGCAATCGCCCGCCGTTTCAAGGGCGCGTGGCTGGACGGCGAGGAGCCCCCGGTGCCGCCCGCGCCGCGCAAGCCCAAGAGCAAGGCGCGCAAGCCCCTGCCTGCCAACCTGTACCCCGGGCAGTGCTGGCTCTGCGAGACCCTCGTGCCCACCGGTGAGGGTGAGCGGTTCAAGCCGGAGGGGGACACTCAGTGGAAGGTTCAGCACAAGCCGGGTGAGTGCCCCCAGGAGCGCCAGGAGCCGAAGGAGGCACCCGCGCCCGCCCCGAAGGCGCCGCAGCGCGAGGAGCGCCCGGCCATGCCGAACAAGTACGCGGGAGAGTGCGCGCTCTGCGGAGTCCTGGTCGAGGCGGAGAAGGGGGAGCGCATCCGCGTCGAGGGCACGTGGGCCGCCCGGCACCCCAAGGGTGAGTGCCCGCCGCCCCCCGGCCCGGCCGCCGACGGCACGCCTGCCGTCCTGATCACCCGGCACAAGCTGTACCCGGAAGTCGCCCGGCGTGGTCCGGCGTGGCGGTGGACCTACGACTACGCCGTGAACGGCGCCGCCGCGATCGGGTACGGCACGGGTCTCGAATCGCTGCGCGACATGCTGCGCAGTAAGTACGGCCGCCGGGTGCGCATCGTGGAGGGGTGGAAGACGGCGGTGCCCGCCGACTGACCTTGTCCCTGCGCCCGGCCCGCCCGCCGGGCGCCGTGGGACGGATTCCTGACACCCGCTAGACAATGCATATCGATATGCATTAGCTTGGTCCCCGTACCCGCCGAGAACGACCACAGGAGCACACGATGACGAACACCACGATGCGCCTGCCCGCTGACACCCCGGACAACGCGGCGGCCGTCTCCGCCCGGTTCGCCGCCGTTCAGTCTGGCCAGAACCCCCAGAAGGACAAGATCATGACCGACCAGGAAAGCGCCTCCCACTCTTCCGCGACGTTCGCCGCCGCCCAGCGCCCCGCCCCGGCCGCCGACAGCAACCCCGAGCACTACGTGACCGTGAACGACGGCACCCGCATGGCGAACGCCCTGGGCCCGTACCTCACCGACGACGACGCCCGCGCCAACCTCCCCCGCGTCCGTGCCTTCCTGAACGCCAACGACACGAACGCCGACGCGTACGAGTACGGCACCTTCCGCGTCCGCAGCTACGGCCGCACCCTGGGACCGGGCAGGCTCAACGACCGCATCGGACTGCACGCCGCCGAGGAACCCACCTACACCATCGAGGTCACCACGCGCGTGGTGAGCACCGAAGCCGAGGAGTGCGCCTACGCGGCCGAGGACGACCACGACTGCACGGGCGATTGCCTGTCGCTGGACGGGGACGTGCGAGAGCTGGAGGAGCCCAGCACCGAGGAGATCGCCGCCGACGCGGACGACCTGGAGGCGCACGACGGGGACCCGGTCGCCTGGGCCGCCGACTACATCCGCTCCAAGACCGACGCGACCGAGGTGTCTTCCAGCCCCATCGGAGACACGGCGCGCGAACACGAGTGGCTGTCCGGCACCTACACCGACCCGCACAACAACGCCAAGGAGACGCACACCACCGTGCGCCTCACGGGCGACTGGACCGAGGAGCAGCGCGCCCGGGTGTTCACCGCCGCCACCACGTTCTAGCCAACCCCCACGGGGCGCCGGGCCACCACATCCGCCCGGCGCCCCCGCCGACCGCCCAGGAGCGCCCCCATGGACATCACCCCCGACAACGACCTGATTACCTATCTCGCCCGGGGTGCCATTACGGGGGAGCGCCCGGAGTTCACCATCACGTTCGGCGCCGGGGGCACGTACGTCGCCACCCGGTATGAGTGCCGGTTCACGTACAGCGGCGGCAAGTGGCTCGCCAACAGCATCAGCATCACCGGCGCCGCCAGGAAGGCGGACGGCACCGTCGGCCGCCGCACGCGAGACGTGCTCTTCGTCCTCTCCGCCGACGACACCCCCGACTGGGCGGGACCGCTCGTCGACCGCATCCGCGCCACCATCGCCCTCTGACCGCCGACCCCGCCGAGGAGCAGCAGTGAGCACCGCAGACAAGCCCAAGAGCTACACCTTCACCGCCCAGACCTACGGGGAGAACGGCGGGTACGTGGAGAAGACGTTCACGGTCGAGGGCCCGCTGTACCACGGGGGCGGCCGACGGCTCCGTGAGGGCGCACAACTCACCGCCGGGCGCCGCACCAACCCGTGGGGCGACGAGGGGCCCAGGAGCCGCTACGTCCACTTCACCACGCGCTTGGACGTCGCCGCCGCCTACGCCAGACAGAGCGGCGGCCACGTGTACGTCGTGGAGCCCACGGGGGACTTCACCATCGGCTACAGCGGCGAGGAGTACAAGAGCGTTCACCCGCTCACTGTCGTGAGGCGGCTTGCCCCCGCCGACTGGCAGTAGGCCCGCTGTCAGACCCGTCCGCTAGACCAGTCACCACCACACCGCATCATCATCCCGCCGAGGAGACACAGACCATGAACATCACTACCGGCTACGGCTCGTGGGTCAACCACGGTGACCGAGACAACGTGAGCGTGGAAGCCAGCATCGCCGACGCCGTGTCCGGCGGCCCGCGCGATTGGCTGGAGCGCATGGAGGAGTCGGGCGCGTTCGACCGGATCGCCGCCGACTACCGCACTGCCATCGATGAGGCGCTCCCCCGGGGGATCTCCATCTCTGGGAACGAGTTCATCGGACTCCACCAGACGGACCCCGACTACACCGACGCGATCGGCGACTTCGACATCGCTCACGCGATTTGCGGTATCGACTTGCAGGAGATCATCGAGCGCCACGACGTGGACGCCACGCCCGGCAACAAGCAGCGCCACATGCGCGACAGCGCCATGACTGCTCTGTACCGGGCACTGGCCGCCGCCGGACTGAACCCCCTGACCAGTGTGGATCACGTCGTCACGCCGGGGTGGACGGTTGTCTACCGGACCGACGCCACCACGCCCGCCGTGTGGGACGCGTACACCGACCGCCAGGCCCCCGCGCCCGGCCGGTACCGCGAGCAGGTCTCCGAACGTCTCATGACCACGGATGAGGTGGTGTCCATGCTCGCGCCCGCCGACGACGCCACGCCCCTGGGCGAAATGGGGACCGACGACCTCTTGGAGGTGCTCCGCGCCCACGTGGGGGAGCTGCCCGAGGGGAGCACGTTCGCCGCCGCGTGGAATCTCATGGACCGCATCCTGACCGACGGGGGTATCGAGTGCCTGCCCGCCCCGTGGGACGGCTACGGCGACCACGCGCCCGAGGGGGCCGACGACGAGACCCGCGCCAACCTCAACGCGCGCTTCCTCCCGCAGGATCCCCACGACGAGAACACTCGCCCGGCCGTGGAGATTGGCACGGCGCACGTGTACACCTACCGCGACGCCGGGAAGCTGATCGTGAGCGTGGAGACCGTCGAGGACGACACGATGCCGGTGGAGTTCAGCGTGAACGGGAAGACGGTGCACGAGGGATGAGCGCTCCAGACGCGGGGGCCACCTTCGAACACGAGGGGCACACGTACCGCGTGGACGGATGGCTGAAGCGTATGGCGCCGCCGGAGCCGCCAGGGGGCCAGCGCTCCCCGTTCGCAGACATCCTCGGAGAGCTGCTCTACGAGACTCAGCAGCGCACCGGCCCGGACAGGGAGCGGCTCGTGTTCTGCACCCAGGATGAGGCGGAGTACGTGAGCGGCTACGGGGTCGCCGGGTGCATCGTGCGCGTGAGGGACGTGAGGGTGACGGGGATGGTGGCCTGGAGTCCTGAGGAGATCAGGAAGCATCAGGAACGGGCCGTGCGCATGGCGGGTCTCACGGTGGGATAACCCAGGGGCAGCAGAGCAGTGGAGGCAGGGGCAGGACAGCGATCCCGCCCCTGCCTTTATGTAGTGGTTGGTACAGATATCGGGTGAGTCCACCACCCTGGAGACGGGTGCGAATGCGGGCCGGGCCTGCGCTGCCTCGCGTGCGTGCACGAGGGGGCGGCCGACGGGGCGCAGCGGCGGGGGTGTGGCGGGGGCCGGGGGAAGGATCTTGGCCGTTCGGCTTCCAATGCATATCGATATGCATTAGGGTCGCGGGAGTACCCGCCAAGAACGACAGCAGCAACGAGGAGCACCGAATGATCGAGATCAAGCGCAAGCCGACCCCCCGCCAGGTCGAAGCGCTGCGTACCGCCCTGGACAACGAGGACGGCATCGTGGAGGTGAGCGCCGACAAGCGCACTCACGAGGGTCTGGTGGGCCGTGGGCTGGCCGACTGGAAGCACGGGAGCGAGCTGGGGCGTAGCGTCCATGCGCTGACGTACTGCGTGATCACGGACGCGGGCCGGGCGTACCTGGCCAAGCTGGACGGCACCGTGCACGAGACCGCGCACGACGTGATGTTTCTGGACGCTGAGCGTCAGTTCCGTCACGCCGACCGTTCCCACGGTGCCTACATGAGCGCTGGGGACAACGCGGACGAGACCGCCCGTGAGGAAGGGTTCGGGCGGTACACGGAACGCTGGTACCAGGTGGTCATGTCGTCGTACGCGTCGCTGATCGATGACGGGGCGTGGGTGGAGCCGACCCCGGCGGCCGTGGAGGCGCAGCCGACCGAGGAGCGCCCGGCGGTCGGTGTGGGGCGCATCGTTGCGGAGTTGGACGCGCTGAACCGTGAGGTGGAGGCGGGCAGGCGTGAGCGGGAGATCATCACCGATCGGAACGGCGTGCGATGGTACGAGGGTTGGGACGGGATCTTTCGTGACGGCTACGGTGCTGCGGTGCCGCGCGCCCTTGTCTCCGTGAACGCGGCTGAGGCGCAGCAGCGCGAGGGGCGTCCGAGCGTGGCGCAGTGCGATGTGCACGCGTGTGGTGGGTGCTCGTACGACTGCTGTGCGCCGGTGGAGACGTTCACGGCGGTGCGGGAGGGGTCGGGTACTCAGGTGAACGCGTGCCGTGCGTGCATCCGTGTGCATGGTCTGGCGGTTGTGGACGGGTGGACGGGTGAGCGGGTGGCGCTTCCGGCCGTGGGGGCGCAGCAGGAGTCCGTGAGCGCCCCGGCGGTCGTGGAGGGTGAGGGGCAGCAGTACGGCGGGATCACGCGTGAGGACGTGGCGAACGGCAACGGTCCGGCGGAGGCGTTGTGGCGTGCGGGACAGTTCTTCCGTATGTACGACGCGCGGCAGCAGCGGGAGGCGTCCCAGGGGGCCGTGGAGCGCCCGGGAGCGTCGTCGGTGGCCGTGGAGTCGCAGGAGTGCCGGGAGGGCGCTGAGGGGGGCGTGTGGGCGCTGCACACGGCGGGGACGCCGGACCGTAGTGAGGCGGACGGGCAGGCTGTTGCGTGGGCGCTGGTGGGCGGTGGCGCCCGGGGGTATGCGGAGACGCTCACTACGGTGTGGGACGACGTGGAGCCGGGGCCGACGGGGTACGTGGCGGGCGTGGAGGAGGTGCGGGCGGCCGTGGCGGCTTTCGTGTGTGGGTTTGGTCGCCGTGTGGAGACGGACGGGCGTGGCGGTATTCGTCTGGTGGGGCGTGGGGGTGGGGTGCGGGTGCTGCGCCCGGCGTGGGTGTAGGTGCGGATTTAGTTGTCTGCCCGTAGGGGGCGTGCCACGGATTTCGTTGTGGTGCGCCCCTGTGGCTGCGGATTCCGTCGACTTGATTTGTTTGGGCCCTTCCCGCCCCCATGCATATCCATATGCATTAGGCTGGGGCCCTGCCCCGCCGAGAACGCACCGAGGAGCCCACGATGACCACCACCACCCGCCGCCCCCTCCGCAAGAGCGACGTATCCCGCATGATCGGCCGCATCCTCGGCAAGCAGCACCGCAGCGCCGCCCACGGCTGGGACGTCATCGACGAGGGCACCGGCCCGGTCATCACCCTCAACTACGGCGACAACGACCGCGACCTCGACGCATACCGCAAGATCGCAACCGCCCTCGACGGCCGCTACACCCTCACCTACACGGCCACCTGCGCCGACTACAGCTACCTGCCCGACGACTACGCCTACTGCGCCATGGCCGACATCCGCCGCACCCCCGCCCCCGCCGCCCAGGAAGAGACCCCCGTGCCCGACACCACGCCCACCGTGTCCATCACCCTCCCCGCCCCCTTCTGCGCCTGGTTCGACGGCACCAGCCTCGCCCTCGGGCACGACGACGCCGACCCCGACTGCAAGGCGCTGCGCCTCGCCTACGAAGCAGCCGCCACCCGCAAGACCGCCCAGGGCCGGTCCGCCAAGATCATCACCAGCAACCCCGACATCCTGAAAACGATCACTGAGTACGCCGAGACCCTTGCCGACGCCGCCTACGACGACGCCAACGACGAAACCGCAGGCGCCGACCAGACCGCCGCCGCGCAGCGCGACCTTGACGCCGCCCACACCGTCAAGCAGCGCGCCACCACCGCCCGCCGCGAACTCCGCGCCGCCCTCACCGCCCACCAGGCGCAGCAGGCCCCCCAGCAGCCCGCCACGGCCGCCCAGGAGACCGAGGAGCCCGCCGACGACGACACCCACACCCCCCGCACCATCACCGCCCCCGTCGTCGCCCACGTCGAGTGGTCCGAGACGGTAGCGGGCCACCACAACGGCACGATGACCTTCCCCAACGGCGCCACCTACAAGGTCACCCACATTGAGCACGCCACGCCCGCCCGGGGCGCCCTCGCCGACCACGTCGCCCACGACCCCACCGCCGACGCGGGCCCCGCCCGCCGCGTCGCCCGCACCTGGGGCCTGGACGCCCTGGCCGCCGACTGCGCCCGCCACGCCGGATACACCGGCCCCGTCACCATCGAGCAGACCGGCGCGCACCGCCTCACCCGCCGCTAGGCAGCCCCACACGGGCCCGGCCGGACCGTCACCCCGGCCGGGCCCCCACAACCCGCCACACACCCACCCAGACCCCCTGGAGCGCCCCGCATGATGACCTGCCGCCGCCACCCCACCGCCGGACGCTTCATGCGCACCTGCCCCGGCTGCGCCCAGGAGCTGTACGACATCGAAGCCCGCAACCGCGCCCACGCCGCCGCCCGCACCGCCCTTACCCTCATCGGCACCCCCCACGCCGAAATCACCGACGTCCACGCCACCGACACCACCCTGATCGTCGCCAGCCGCCAGCCCGGCGAGCACTACGCGTACGCGGTCGACGTCTTCCGCCTCCCCACCCCCGCCGAGACCGACCCCGACCTGACCGACGACTACCGCCTCACCCCCGGACAGTGGCTCCTCGACTGGCAGGCCGGAGACCACGACCCCGCCACCATCCCCGACATGATCACCGCCGCCCGCCGCCACCTCACCCGCCACACCGCCTGACAGCCCCGCTGCGCCCCTCCCACGCCGACGGAGGGGCGCGGCGCCACCCACCACCCGCCAGCCCGCACACACCCCAGGGAGCGCCCCATGAGCATGTTCCAGCCGAACGGATGGACCGAGGAAATGCGCTACCACACCGACGCCGCCCTGATCAGCCAGCGCCGCAGCATCGCATCCGCCCTCCGGTTTGAACTCAGCATGAGCCCCGCCCAGGACGTCAACCGCTCCGGCAAGATCCGCGCCGCCGCCGACCGCTCCGACCGCGCCGCCGACATGCTCGCCCTGCGCGCCGAGGGCATGCGGGACGACGTGACCCCGCCGCGCCGCCCCCGCTTCCGCGTCAACGCCTGACAGCCCCCAGGAGCGCCGGGGCCGACCCCACCGGCCCCGGCGCCCACCGACCGCCCGCCAGCCCGCCCTAGACGCCCTGGAGCCCGCCGTGACCGTCACCGCCGACACCATCCCCGCGCCCGTCCGCGTGGAGATCGTCTGGACCCGCCGCGACGGCACCCGCCTCACCGGGCTCATGAACGTCATCACCCCCGCCGACCGCGCCCCCTCCAACGACCGCGAACCCCAGTGGCACATCACCGGCGGCACCCGCCGCGCCACCCTCGACGCGGTCAACGACTACGACCCCGCCGACAGTCACACGGTCCTCCGCGCCACCCCCGACCAAGCAGCACGCGCCGCCGCCGCGTGGCTTGGCCACACCGACCGCCCCGTGCACGTCACCACCGTGCACGAGTGGCGCGACAACGCCTGACCCGACCGCCCGCCACACGACCACTGGAGCGCCCGCCATGAGCACGCCGACCACCACCGAGACCGACGCCCGCGCCGCATCCCGCGAGCGCCTGCGCACCGTCGTCGCCGCCACCCTTGCCGACGTCCACGACCGCACCCTCAACCTCACCGACGCCGAGGAAACGATCATGGCCGCCGCTCAGCAGTGGGCCATGGAGGGATACATGATCAGCACCGCCCCCGCCGCCAAGCCGTGCCCCAAGAGCGGCGGCACCGTGGACCGATGGCACGAGGGAACCAACCTCCTCTTCGCCCCCGACGACGACAAGCCCGACCCCGGCCCGTACACCGAGGGCGAGCACGTCACCTGTCCCGGCTGCGGCGCCGACGTCCCCGTGACGCCGGTCGCCAACAACCTGCGCAGCGCCGGACGTCAGTACGTCGCCCGCCTCCCCCAGCACACCATCCCGACCCCCTGACAGCCCCCAGGAACGCCCGGCGGCATCCCGCCGACCGCCGGGCGCTCCCCGACCCCGCCAGCCCGCCACACGACCACGGAGCGCCCACCATGGCCCTGATCAACGACATTGAGTTCTACGGCCGCGCCGTGGACGCCGAGGAGCTGTCCCCCGAGGAGGCGGCCCGACAGTTGGCCGACTCCAGCCGGGGCGGACTCACCCCGCGCGGCGCTGCTCAGATCCTCGCCGACTGGCGCGGCGCACTGGAACGGTACGAACGCGGCCACGCCGACACCACGACCGTGCTGCGCGCACTGCGCAACGGCCGCCCCGCCCCCGAGTTCATCACCCGCCGCTGGAACGAGGAGCAGCGCGCAGCCGCGCGCCGCCTCGCCCACCGACCCCAGGAGCGCCCCTGATGACCAACACCAGCCCGTACCGCCCCCTCGGCGACTCGCCCGGCTACGGCAACCCCATCGACCCCGCCGACATCCCGCCCCCCTTCGAGACCCCCACCGGCGCCCGCTACACCCCGGCCGCCGCCGACCGCGCCGACTACGCCCCGCGCACCGCCGACGACGTCACCACCGAACTGGTCAACATGACCGTGAGCATCGTGGACGGCTGGTACGCCGACACCCGCATTGACTGGGA